CGGTAGCACTCGTGTCCGGTAGGGTGCTCGCCGGTCCCGCCACAGCAGCTGCACCCGCCGCAGTGCGCGTCGGCTGAGCCATCCAGGCCGCAGGCCAGGCATGACCCGTCCGTGGCTTCAGCGAAATCATGGGGGGCGTCCTGGGCGTCGCCCATCGTGCCGTCAATCCCGGCCTGCTGCCGCAACGCCTCGCCGGCCTCCTGCGGGTCCTCCCCGGTGGTCGAGGGCAGCGCGGCCTCCGGCTCCTCGTGCAGCTCCGCGAGCGCCCCGCCCAGCTCGGGAATGCGCGGGTCCGACGGCACCGGCGTCCCGGAGCAGGTGACCGGCCAGGTGAGCGACTCCTCCATCCGGATGCCCTGCGGGTCGCGAGGGGTGATGGACGTCGAGGGGCCTCCGGCGAGCACCTGGCCGCCATAGGGGAACGGCTCCTGCCACTCCTGGCCGCTCATGTCGTCGAGGGCGGCGACGTTGGACAGCGGCATCTGGAACACGCTGTCGTCGATCTGGCCCCAGTTGTCCGGGTCGGGGGCGGCCAGCGGGCCGTAGGAGCCGGGGTCGGTGTCCTTGTCGGGCGGCGAGGTGGCCCCGTACGGCTTCTGCGGCGGGTGCCTGCTGACGTTCTCGCTTCCCCACGGGGCGTTCGCCTGGTCAGCGGTAACCCTGCGGCCGTAGGCGTGCATGCCCTCCTCGTCGAAGGCCTGCGCGCGGGACCATGCTCCCGGGCGGGGGGAGGCCGGCTGCCAGTGCGGGGAGCTGGCGTCGGGCGGCGGCGGGTTCGACTTGTCCAGCCCGTGGTTGACGTCCATGTCCCACCGGACGTCATGCGGGTTGAAGTACCGGTTCCACCCGGCGGAGGGGTGGACATTGTGGATGTTCAGGTGCGGGGCCGCGTCCTTGCCGGCGAATCCCGCCCACCACCGGGCGCCCTGCCGGGTGCGCACCCCGTGGTTGACCCAGGCGTCATTGGATGCCGCGTGCCTGGTCAGCTCTCCCATCATCCTGGTGGCGACCCCCTGGCCGCGCGCCGCCCTGGCGGTGTGCAGCATGGAGACCCTGATGGCCCGCGCGTCGTCGGACTGCTGGAAGTGCAGGCTGCCCAGGGCGCGGCCGTCCTCGCCGGTGGCGATCACCGCGTGGGTCGGGGTGCTCATGGCGGGATTCGCGCGGGCGAGCCTGGCGCGCTCCTCGTGGGCGAGCTCGCTGACGCGCACGCTGTAGTCCCCGACTGGCCGCCGGGACCAGAGCCAGGCGGTGACCTGGCCGTCGCCGGGGAAATGGCAGTCCCCGGGGTGGCTGAAGGCGCATAGCCCGCCCTCGCCGTCGTCCCCCTCGTCGTCCTGGCCCGGGATGCCGGACGTCTTGCTGATGCTGGCGGACGGGGCCAGCCACTCCTGGCGCCACCGGCCCGCGTGGGGCTCGCCCTCGTACGGCGGCCAGGATTTCACTACCACCTGGTGCGGAGCCTCAGTCGGCCCGGGGGTGACCTGCTGGCCGAACATGCCCCGCGACTGGGCCTCCAGCCGCACCGCGCACACGTGGGAGCACATCCGGCCCGCGTACCTCGTGCTTCCCTTCCGCTCGTTCTGGTGGTAGCTGGCCCACGGGCAGCCGCAAATCCAGGCCATCACGTTGCGGTGGCCTGGGTAGGACTGGAAGCCGGACTCGTAGGTGGCGTGGTCGCCGCGCACCTCGCCGATCACCGTGCCCGATGCCACGTGGGTGATCCGCACCGCGCCCTCGGCGCGCAGCCGCTTGGCCTTGTCCATCACGTCCCGCCAGGTGGCGGTCAGGTGGAACCGCACCTCGGGATGGGCGGCGGCCACCTTGCGGCTGCGCCTGCCGTCCTGCGATCCCTGTGTGAAGGCCGGGCCGCCCTCGGTGACGGGGGCCTGCGCCATCGGCCAGGCGCGCGGCTCGCCCGCCTCGAGTGAGTCGCCCTCGTCGTCGTGCTCGTGCTGCCCTAGCCCGGCCACCGCGTTGTCGACCTGGTCCCGGAAGCCGCTGACCTCCTCCGGCGGGGCGTCCGGCCCCGGCACCCGGCCGGTGCCGTCCTTGGAGGAGGCGCGCAGCTGCTGGCCGTGCATCTCGTCCCACGGCCCCTCCTGCGACGGCACTTCCGCCACGTACGCGGGAACCTCCGGGGCGGCCTTCCCGGCGGCGGCGGCCAGCAGCCTCGCGATGGCCCGGTGGTGGCCGTCCCCGATCACCTTGCGGCCGTCGGGCAGCGCGACGACCAGCGCCGGCTTGCCGTTGCCCTCCTCCATGAACGCGGTGACGCGGCGGGGCTGGGAGCTGGCCGTCCAGTGCGCGCGGTCGCCCCAGTCGATCTCGTGCAGCGGCACCATCTGCGGGCCGGTGACGGCGGCGGCGCGGATCCACTCCAGCGCGGCGGGCGGGTAGTCGTCGGCCAGCTGGGCGACCAGCGCCTCCCGGGCGCCGCGCGAGGACAGGGTGTGGTGCACCCAGCGGTGCCTGCCCTGCTGGTGGTCCAGCAGCCCGGCGACGTCGGTCCACTCGCCGTTGGCGTATTCCTCCCGGGTGTCCTCCGGCTTCCCGGTCCGGTCCGGCCGGGTGGACAGCAGGTCGGCGGCCGGCATCTCGGGCCACCGCTCCTCCGGGTCCTCGGCCGCCTGCGCCTGGAACCCGGGCGGATCGCGGTCCTCGTCGGTGAAGCCCGGGGACGGCACGAAGTCCCCCCAGGTCATGGTTGGCACGTCGTGCCAGGAGTGCAGGGTACCGCGCTCGGCGGGCGTCCACGGCACGCGGGCGGTGAACGGGCCGATCGGCAGGCCGGGACCGCTGCCGGACGAGATGCCCTCCGGGTACATGCCGACGGTGGCCCCGTTGGCGTCCTCCTTGTCCTCCCCGTGCACCGGCTGGCTCCACCTGGGGTCGCCCTCCCCCTCGGTGGACCTCTCGTCGTAGGAGTCCGGCCCGGCCGCGCGGGGCACGGTGCCGTGCTGCGGGGCGTCGCCGTGGCCGTCCACGTGGGTGCCGTTGATGTCGGTGGCATGGTGCCGCATTCCCATGAGGGCGGCGGCCTCCTCGATCTGCGCGAGCCGGGCCATCGCCGGCGGCATCTCCCACGGCGGCGGCGGGGCCTCCTCCTGCGGGCCGATGTTCTCGTGCACCCACTCCTGCTGGCCCGGCTCGGCCCAGTACACTCCGGCATCGCCCTCGCCGCCGTTATAGTTCTCGTCGCGGAGGTCCTCCGGCCGTCCCCAGGTGCTGTCGGCGGTCCTGCGGGACCCGATCACGGTGATGATCCCTCCCGGGTCGGGCCGGTCATGCAGGATGGTGCCCATCTCCGGGTACCAGTAAGAGGCCATTCGCGTGTCCAGCGAGTCATCTACCTCGTCCAGCGCGGCCGTCACCCCGGAGGGCAGCAGGCCCGGCGGGACGCCCGCGTAGGGGGAGCGCACGGCGTCGGGCAGCGGGCGCAGCTGGCTGGCGGTGTAGGCGCCCTGGCCCATGCCGCCGTCGAGGACCACCTGGTACTCCTCGACGCCCGGCGCGAATGATCCCGACACGAACAGGACGCGGCCGGGGATGTTGTCGATCGTCATCACCCGCTGTCCGACCCTGAAGTCCATGCCGCCTCCTCTCCCCTTCCGCGCAGGGCTGGCGGATAGCAGCTTTCCTTGCTATCGTGCAAGCATGACAAGCATGGCTGGGACTTTCCCGGTGACTAGCCTCATCACGATCGCCGCCATCTTCCTGCTGGCCGTCGCCGGGGCCATGGCGGGCCTGGTGATGGCGGGCAGCCGGTCCGTAACCAAGTGGCCGCCGAAGCCCCCGGCGCGGCCGGAGGACCGGCTGCCCGCCATCCGGGGGCCACAGGAGCTGCAGGCACTGCCCGCGCCCCGCCCGGTCCTCGCGCTGCCGGCCGCCCCGGCCGGGTGCTCGCTAGCATCCTGCGGCGGCCCCCGCCAGGAGTGGCTGCTGACCGTGATGGTCGGCGGCGTCGCCCGGCGGGACCTCGGCTTCTGCTCGTGGGAGTGCATGGAGAAGTGGAAGCGGGCCGACATGGCCAGCCGCGCGCTGGCCGCCAGGTAAGGGGAAAGGCAGTGCCAGCGATCGACATGCCAGTCAGCCCTGACGGCAGCCGCCTGCTCATCGGTGGCAACGACAACCACGGCAAGCCGCGCCAGGAGTTCGCCGACCAGCTCGCCGCAGCGGACGAGGGCCAGTACCTCGAGCTGGCCGAGCGCTATGTCTGGCTGTCCGCGTACGCGGCCAATAACCGGCGAAGCGACTACCACTGGAAGTGCGACGCGGCTTACGCGGAGGCGAAGAGGCGCGGCAAGCCAGGCCTGTACGACAGGGCGCACCGCCATGCGTCCGGTTCCGAGTGACAGTGCTCAGCTGCGAGTTCCACGGCCCGCTCCGGCACCGCCCGGAGCGGGCCGCGTGGGTGTGCCCCGGGTGGGACGGCGAGGGCTGCAGGAACGGACTCCTCGGCACCGATGGCATCTCTGAGGAGGCATACGCCAGGGTGGACGCGGGCCTGACGTACTGGCCAGGGGCTGACGTGGACGGGGTGCCCTGGCGCGAGGCGCGCGAGAGGCTCAGGGCTACCCGGTCGCCCCGGGGAACGTAGCCGCCTGGCCCCGCCGCCACGCCTCGTAGGCCTGGTCGGCCGCCTGCTGGGCGCGGTAGGCGGCACCGTACAGGAACCCGGCCGTCCCGTCGGTGCCGCCCGCCTGGCGCATCATGCGGTACTCGGCCCAGGCCTTGCCCGCTGCCTCCGAGGCTGCCGTGAAGGCCGTCCACAGGCTGGCCGCGCTCACCACCGTCATGCCGGACGCCACGGCGGCGAGGCTCCCCGGGGCGGCCATCGACGCGGCGCCCCGGACGGTGGCCAGCGGCGCGGCGCCGATGGCGCCTAGGCCTGACAGCACTGGCCTCGCGCTGAGCGCGGATGAGGACGCCAGCGCGCCGGATCCGGACATGGCGGCGGCTTCCGGCAGCCGGGGCGCGGCGCCCATCGTCCCGGCTCCCGACAGGACGGCGGTCCCCGCTGGCGGCGCGGCGGACAGCGTCCCGGAACCGGACAGGGACGCCGCGATGCCCTCGGCCGGCGCGGAGGACAGGGACCCTGCCCCGGAAAGCGCGGCGGCGGCCATGGAGCCCTGGAGGGCGCTGAGCGTCCCGGACCCCGACAGGACGGCCGGGAGGGCCTCGCTGCCGGCGAGGGACCCGGACCCGGACAGGGGGACGGCGAGGCCCTCGGCGACGGCGAGGGACCCGGATCCCGCCATCGCGCTGCCGCCGGGCAGCACCGGGGCGGCACCGAGCGTCCCGGACCCCGACAGGGACGCGGTCCCCGGGAGCTGCGGGAGCGCCGTCACGGACCCTGAACCCGACATGGAGGGAGCGGCCTGCTGGCCAGGGGCGGCGCCGAGCGCCCCGGAGCCGTCCAGGGCGGCTGCCCCGCTGAGCTGGGAGGACGCCGCCAGTGCCCCGGAGCCGGACATCGCGGCCGATGGCGCCTGCTGCGGGGACGCGCTGAGGGACCCGTTCCCGTCCAGGGGGGCGGCGGCCCCCAGGGCGGGGGAGGCCGCCAGGGATCCGGCCCCGTCCAGGGGGGCGGCAGCTGCCTGGACGGGGGCCATCCCGGGGTCCAGCCGCAGCGACGCCAGGTCAAGCATGCTCTCCAGCAGCGGGTGCGGCACCTGCTGCGGCAGCATGGTCGTCGCCTGCGCGTAGCTGGAGGGGATGATCGCGCTCAGCGCCGCCTGGACCCAGTCGGGCTGCCACGCATGCGACTCGGACGTGTTGGCGAAGGTGTACGTGTGCGGGATCCCGGCGCTGGTAAGCGCCGAGTCGTAAGCCGGGACGTCGGCCCCGAAGGCGGGGCCGAGGCCGATCCAGATCCTGTTGACGCCGTACTGCCCGGTCGCCGCCCGGACGGGCAGCTGCGGCGGCAGCTCCCAGGTCGACGTGAAGTTGCCGCTCGTGCCGTAGAACAGCGCCGGCGAGCCGCCGACGGCACCCCCGTTCGTGGGGTCCGTGCCGTCGTAATCGGTCATCATCGCGGGAAAATCCCAGGATGCCGCCGCCGCGAAGGCGTCCTGATGCCGGAACAGCAGTCCCTGGGCGCCCAGCCCGGAGCGGCTGAACCCGATCAGGTAGACCTTCTCGCTGCCGGTGACGGCGAGGTTCGCCTGGATCCACGCCACCACCAGCATCGTGTACCGCTCATAGCTGATCGTGGGATCCAGCGGGTTGTCCGCGTACCACGGGCCGTTGAAGCTAACGCCGGGGTACCCCGGCTGGATGCAGGTCAGGTTGAAGGCGTTGTGCGCCCCCAGTCCCTGGGCCACGCCGATGCTGTCGCCGAATGTCGTGTCCTGGTTCGCGTCGACCGGCAGCATGACGAGGAAGGCGTGCGGGTAGCTCGCTGACGGCGCGGCCGGGGCCAGCACCCGCATGGTCGTCGAGCCGCCGGCCCACGGGCTCGTCACGTTCCACGTGTCGATGCCGCCGGACGACGACCCGTACGAAACGGTCAGGTCCGCGACGCCCTGGGCCTGCCAGTCGGCCCGCTGCCACGCCTCCTCGAGCAGCATGGCGGTGAAGTGGGGGTGCGGCGGGATCAGCGGCGGCGCCACCGGGGCGGACACAACGGCAGGGCCGCCCGCCGCGACGGTGGCAAGCTCTATCGTCCACTCGGTCCACCAGTTGTCGGTGGCGTTGGACGTGGTGAACGACCCGCCGCCGATGGCCGCCCCTACAGCGCCCGCGCTGCCCGCCGAGTCGGCGCTGGCGTTGCAGACGCCCGAGTTGCCGTTGGACAGCTGCCGCTGCGTCATCCCGGAGGGGACCCCGGTGATGCTGCCGCCCGAGTCCGGGGTGATCGGACCGAGCTGGACGACCCACGACCCGGCCCGCAGCGCCGTCCCTGACGGGGTGGTGCCGACGGCGGTCTCCGCGCCGAACGCCGGGGTGATGGACTGCGCGATCGGGTCGGCGACCCAGAAGCCGCTGTAGGAGTCATGGGTGGCGGTCCACCAGAAGCCATCGGTGGAGCCGATGCCGCCGGTCCAGGAGATGGTGAACGTGCTGTTCGGGTCAGACGCGGTGGCGACCCGCCACCAGGCCGTGGCGAAGGTCCCGGCGGTGCCGTTCTCGGCGGCCACCAGGGGGCCTATCGGCGTCCACGCGCCGCCGCCCGATGTCGGCGTGCTCGTGGCCGGCCCGGACAACGGGAACGAGAACGTGTTGATCCCGACGATCATCACGTCGCCGACGGCCACGCCCGCCGGGATGGTGAACGTGAACGGGGTGGTGTGGGCGCTCTCCCCGAGGGTCGCCGTGGTGCCCGTGTTGTGCGTCGCCATGGGCGCCCCCTCCTGCTAGGAGGTCAGCTGGCTGCCCACGCCATCAGGTTGTACGTGGTGATGCTGTTGCTCGCCGAGCTGGTGCCCCACGCGGCGCCGACGCCGATGGCGCGGTTGGCGGTGGTGTCCACGGTCACCGTCCGCAGCGCCTGCGTGGCCGGCATCGGGATGGGGGCGGCCATCGCGGTCAGGGACGTCCCCAGGTGCAGGACGCCCTGGCCCTTGAAGGAGCCGGAAGCGCCGATCGAGCGCAGCCGGCCCCGCCACCAGGCCTCCCACGGCCACGCCGCCGCGCCCGATCCGGTCGTGGTGGCGGTCGTCTGCGCCAGGATGCTGGTCGGGGCCGCTCCCGCCGAGCCGTTGAACCAGAAGCCGAGCGCCAGGGTCGGCGTGCCGGTCGTGGAGAACTCGCCGTGTGCGTACAGGTACAGCTCCAGCCCGACGTCCATCATCTGCTGCGGGAGGACCAGCTGCGGGGTTGGCGAGATGTCCTGGAATGTCGTGAATGTCGTGAATGCGCTGCCGTCCGCGACGTTCAGCGGGGTCAGCGGGCCGACGATGGGCAGTCTCACGTGCTGGCTCCCCTCACCAGGCCGAGGCGTCGGCGGTGACCGAGGACGCGGCGAAGCTGACCGTGTTCCCGTTGGACAGGGTGAAGCTGGTGACCGCCCCCTGCAGGTACCGCAGCGGGGTCGCGGCCGAGTCCCAGACCTCGATCGCGGTGACGGCGGACCAGGCGGCGCCGGCCGTCCAGGAGACGGCGTTGGAATTGGTGATCACCCCGCCGGACGGGGTGCCGAAGGCGGGGGACCCGAGCGTTGACCCGCCGGCGGTGTACCCGGTGGCCGACAGCTCGGTCCCGTTGGCGGTGTCCGACCCGGCGGTGGTCATCAGCCGCATCTTGAACGGCGGCGTGACAGTGAAGGCCGACCCGCCGCCGGCCCCCGGGGTGTAGGTGGTGGTGGCCGTCAGGCAGTAGAGCGCCTGCATCAGCTTGTTGACCAGGTTGCAGCCGCCCGTGTTGCGGTCCGTCATGCTAGGCACGGGCCGCCTCCCCGGCGAGCACGCCCAGGTCCAGGACGGTCACGGTGAGGGGGCGGCACGCCGTGCAGCCGTCGACTCCCTTGCCGCAGTGGCCTCCCGGGCACGGCTCGCCCGGCGGCGTGACCGCCTGGCACGCGGCCGGGTTGACGTCGGGGCACGGCGCCCCCCTGTGGTTCAGCCCGGCGCCGGGGCAGCTGTTGGCGGCCTGCCCGTGGTGGTGCGGCAGCGCGCAGCACCCCGCTCCGGGGGTGCACTGCAGCGCGGCGTCCAGGTCGGCCACGCGGCAGCCGTCCGCGTGGCCCGCCTCCGGGCTGCACCCGGCCGTGCACGAGACCGTGGTGCTGGCCCGGCAGCCGTTGCATGTCAGGATCAGCCGCATCGGCGACTCCCGTCGTCAGGGGGACTGCGTCACCCCTTCCGGGCCGCTGGTCAGCCTCCCTGGGCCGGGGCGTAGCGCTCGTAGTCGCACAGCGCGTCCCCGTCTTCCGGGCGCACCCCCAGCCGGGCGCGGATGCCCACGTGCGGCGGGTCGGCATAGGCGCGGATCGGGTCGCCGGACGTCCAGGACCCCTTCCCGTCCCGGGCCAGGGCCTCGGACTCGGGCAGGTGCTCGACCGGTCCCGGGACGGGAAGGCCGGCGGCGCTCGCGGTGACCCGCAGCCCCTCGGCCTCCGCCTCGTCGACCGCCCGCGCCAGCCTGGCCACCTGTCGCACCCGGGCGGACCGGCGGAACAGCGCCCCGGGCTGCGGCATGCCCCTGCGGGCGGCGCGGGGCATCCCGTCGCGCTCCTCGTCGGACTCCGGCGGGCGCTGCGGCTCGTCGCCGGGCGGCCCTTCCCCCTCCGGCGGCGGCCCCTCCGGGGGCGCGTTCGGGTCCATGCCCTCCTCCTGCGCCTGCTGGGCCTCCTCCATGTCGGCCGGGACCGGCGCGAGGTCGGGCAGCGGCAGCGGCTGCGCGCCCATCCGGTCGATCATCAGCTGCTGCGCCGCCATCGCGGGCGGCACCCCCTCGACCTGCGCCATGGGGGCGAAGTCGGCCATCAGGTCGGCGGGGACGGGCAGCCCGGCGTCGCGCAGCGCGATGAACGCGGCCTTCCGGGTCTCCTGCTGGGCGATGATGTCGGCGACCGCCTCGTCCTGGCACGCCTGCCGCTCCTCGTCCAGGTCAATGCCCAGTCCCCGGGTGCGGGTGCGGGCCGAGATCGGGAGGCCGGACGCCCGCAGCGCCTCGGTGAACTGCCGGACGACGTCCTCGTCCCGGAAGTTGAGGACCTTGTACTCCGGCTCGGGGACCAGCAGCCTGGGCTGCTCGGTGATCCGCTGCTCGCCGGTCTCCTCGTCGGCCTCCAGGACCTCCTCCATGACCACGTACCGGCGGCCGTTGCGCTCCTCATAGTCGTAGTGCTCCTGGGCCTCGGCGACCACCAGTGCCCGCTGCCGGAAGTGCCGCGAGATGTAGCGCTGGTAGTGCGTCATCAGCTGCTCGACCAGCTGCTTGTTCAGGGCGTCGGCGGCGTACGTCTCGCCCTCTCCCGCGCCCTGCAGGAAGGTGCGGGAGAGGCCGAACACCTGCAGGATCCTGTCCTCGATCCGCTCGAAGTCGGCGGACAGGTCCGGCATGTTCTCCCGGCCGAACACCGGCTCGATGTCGACCGCGAAGTTGTGGATCAGGGCGCGGAAGTCGCCTGCCAGGGCCGCGTCGAGGGCCAATTCGAAGTTTTCGAGGTCATCGTCGGTGGGGATCCAGGGGACCTCGGTCCCGAGGTCGGTGGCGGAGGCGCCCAGCTTGCAGAGGATGAGGGGGGTGTACAGCCGGTCGGCGATCGAGTCCATCGCCGTGTTGAGCATCTCCTGCTGCAGCATGCTCCTCATGGCCCTGGTGAGCAGCGGCAGCCCCCGCAGGTTGAAGGTGTCGCCCTTGAACTTCAGCTGCCGCAGCAGGATGTTGCTCACCGGCATGAAGGCGTTCTCGGCGGTGTAGGCGGCCAGCTCCGGGTACTCCTGGACCAGCTTGTTGTACTCCCAGGCGGGCTGGCGGGTGGTGAGGACCTGTCGGATCGTCCACGGCAGCCGGATGAAGTAGCGCGGCTCCTTCAGGAACGGCGACCGCTCCACCTTCACGTCGTCGGGGTTGAGCAGCTCCTCATCGTCCCATATGCCCAGGTCCTCATTGAATGTCGCGAATGGCCACGCCTCCCCAGCGGTGTAGTACTCCCTCCCCATGTCCACCGTGAACTCGTGGTAGTCGAGGTTGTCCTCGCCGAAGAAGTGGTCGGTGTAGAAGTCGGCGAGCCGGGAGTCCTTGCACTTCAGGCTCATCCCGAGGACCGGGAACTTGGAGAAGATGTCGACGCAGGAGCCGACGATGGGGTCGGTCTGGTAGAGCAGCCGGCAGAAGGCCCTGACCTTAGCGAGCTCCTCGTTCTGGCTGAAGTCATAGGGGAGGTTGTTCTGCCGCCAGTAGAACAGCGGGTCTCGCGGGCGCCCTGTGGCGAACTGGATGTCGGACCCGCCACCGCCGGAGGCCCCCGCCCCGCCGGCCAGCGCGGTGCGCCGGGCCAGCATCGCCGAGCGGGCGTTGGCCCGGCGGTTCTTTATCGCCTCCCGCACGTCGTCGGTCATCTTCGGCTGGCCGTCGGCGCCCATCCCGATGCCGATGGTGGCCCCCAGCTGCCCCGCTACCGATGCCTGCCGGGCGCCCGGCACGTACGCCACCCTCATGCGGTTGCCTCCCGCACCTTCCGGGGGTTGCAATCAATGCGGGATTTATTGCTATACTTCAGTCATGCACGGCTGGGAGCCGACAAGGCAAGGAGGCTTCCGCCGTACCCGACCGGGGGTAGCTCAGAGTCCTAAGAGCGCTGCGCGGATCACGCAGAGGACGGTTCCTGGCAAGGGCCTCCCCGGACTAATCTTCACCTGGCGCGAGCCGCTCGGGCTGCCGGGCTGCCCCTACGTCCTCCGCTGGAGGGCGGAGGCGCCCTTCGGGTCAGTGCGGGTCCACCACTGGCTGAAGGCCGACGATGACCGCGCCTTCCACGACCACCCCTGGTGGTTCCTCACCGTCGTGCTCCGGGGCGGCTACGCTGACCGGTCGCCGGCCGGGGACGACGTCCTGCGGGCCGGGTCCGTCCGGTTCCGTCGCGCCCTGCACCGGCACACGGTCGTCCCCGGCGGGGATGGCGCCTGGACCCTGGTCATCACCGGCCCCAGGGCCAGGCCATGGGGATTCTGGCGGAACGGCAGGTTCATCAAGGCGAACAAGTGGTTCGCCAGCTTCGGGCACCACCCGTGCGGGTAAGAACCGTTCCCAGCCCCTGGTCAGGCACCATTCTTCCCAGTTGCTGGGCTGGACGGTGCGCTCGCGGCCCGGTGGCCGGGGAAGCCCCGCCTTGTCGTGACCGTAGGCGGCCAGCGCCGAGCACACCGTCTCCCCGCGCACCAGGCCGTGATCGGGCAGCCACAATTCCCCCAGGTGCAGGTCCTCGGCGGCGTCGGCGGCGATGGCCTCCCAGTCGTACCGGTCGCCCAGCATGCCGCGCATGGTGACGGTCACAAGGCGGCGCTGCTCATCCGTCTTCGGCTGCGCCGCGTTCGACGTGGTCCAGGAGGAGGCCAGGTAGGCCGCCAGGTCTACCCAGCCCACCCCGCCGGGACGGCCCTCGACGCCCCACAGGGTACCGTTCGCGTCCGCGTGGTCCGCGACGGCGACGTGGTTGGCGACGTTCGGCTTGTCCTCCAGCGCCTCGCCGAGGCGGATCATCTCCGCCGCCCATCCCGTGGTCCGCACTACCAGGACGTCACCGGGCTGCACCGCGAGGGCGGTCACGGAGACCCGCTGCCCTGGCCCGGCTGCCCGGTGCCCCCGGGCAGCGCCTTCAGGTCAGTGACGTTCCGGCACCCGTCGCACCTGACCCAGGCGCACTGGGGGTTCTGGCAATGGTCAGTGACCTTCCTGGACCCGCAGGTGCCGCACTGCCTGTCCATCGCCCCTCCTCTCGTGCTTCCCTGGCGGGAGCCAGATGGCAATGTTCCCTGTAATGATCATAGCGGCAGGGCGCCTCAGCCGTAGTGCCGGAAGTGGACGCTGTTCTTCTGGACGTCGCTCCACTGCGTGGCATAAACAGGGCCGAGGCCGTAGGGGTCGCCGCTCTCGGCGGCGCGCTGCATCTGGCCGCCCATGAACCTCACCACGTCGGGGTGCCGCAGTTCCCGCAGCGCCCTGTCCCCCACCTTCTCGTCGTCGTCTCCCAGGTCGGACCATCCCGTGGCGCCGGTGGGATCGCCCCCGTGATGCGCCATCATCGTCCAGCGGTTTCGCTCCGGGTCCAGGTGGAAGCCGAGCTTGTGCCCTGACTCCAGGTGCGCGTGATCGTCCGGCCAGTGCTCCTCGCCCGGGTACAGCCCCCGGCTCCGCAGGTCCTCCTGCACCCGGTGCGTGCGCGCCTGCAGCTCGCTGAACGGGATCGCCCAGTTCCCCCGGTGGCCCCGGTAGTGCGCCGGGTATGCGTTGTCGCGGTAGATCATCGGCGTCCCTTAACCGTAGTGCCGGAAGGCGTGCGAGGGGTCCTGCTGCCACCTCTGGTCCATCGGGCTGGTGAGGCCATGCGGGTCCCCGGCCTCGGTCGCCCGCCGCCACTGGTCGCCCATGGCCTTCACCACGTCGCGGTGCCGCAGCTCAGCCTTCAGCCGCTCGGCGAACTGGCTGTCGTCAGCGCCGAGGTCAGACCTTATCCACGACCCGGTGGGGTCGCCGCCGTGACGGATTGAGAGGCTCCACCGCCTCTCGCCGGACTCCGGGTCCTGGTCGAGGGAGTAGTGGACATAGTGGCCGGACTCCAGCGGCCCGACCATCGGCCACCCGTCGCGCTCGGCCTCGGGGCTGAGGAGCCGGTGCCGGGCCAGCTGCCGCTTCACGTCGCTATAGCGCCCGGGGATTCCCGTCACCGTTCCTCCCCGCTGCCCCGCAGCGCGACGCCCTCGGCGTCGTGGTGCACGTACTGCATGGTCCCCCGTCGCCTGCGCGGCCCCTGCTCACCCGTGCCCCGCATCTGCCCCGCCATCTCGCGGGTCACGTGACGGCAGCCCAGCTCCCGCTGCACCAGCCTGGGCACCTCCTCATCGCGGGTGCCCAGGTTCACGTGCACCATAACCGGCGTGGCACGGTCGTCGCCGGGGTGCCAGACGTTCATCACCCACCCCTGGTCCTGGCGGGACAGCCCGACGCCCACGTGGTGCCCGGTCTCAAGATCGAAGCTCGGGGCGTCCACGGCGTAGCCATGGGAATCCCTGAAGTGCACCGGGAACCCGGCGGCGTGCATCTGGTCGCGGACGGACCGCAGCCGCCTGACCTGGTCGCGCTGGGTCAGGGAATCGCCGGGGAACAGCTTGTCGCTGCCCCGGAACCCGCCGTCATCGGACGCGAAGTGCCGGATCAGGTCATTCACCAGTCATCCTCATGAGAGCGGCGCTGGCCCCAGGGGTCATCGTCGGTGGCCAGGGGGCCACTCGACCTGCGCACGTAGTCGAGGAACTCCGGGCTGCGGTAGCCTTCCGCGAGGCGGCGCGGGACGTCGGAGTCGACGGGGCCGAGGGGCATCCGGTACTCCATGCTGTCATCGCCGTTCACCCACCGGTCCTCCATGGGCCCGCGCGGCGGGGTGACGGCCGCCGCCCACTGGCCGAGGGCGTGATGCCAGGAAATGCCCGCCAGGTGGCCGCTCTCCATCGTCTGGCGGCGGGACAGCAGCCGCTGCCGCTTGACCTCGGCCAGGATCGCGTCCCGGCGCTCCTGGTGCTCGCGCATGCTTCCCGGTCGCCCGGACGCGGACGCGAAGTGCCGGATGAGGTCATCGCCGCGCGCCATTAGCCGTCCCTGAAGTCATGGAAGAAGTGACTGACGCCATGCCACTTCGACCGGGAGTGCAGGCGCTTGTCCCCTCGCGGGTCTCCCGCCCCGGCGGCGCGCTGCCATTGGTCCCCGAGGGCCCTCACGAAGGCGGGGCGGCGCAACTGGTCCGCGACGCGGTCCGCCACCCCCTCGTCTTCCCGGCCGAGGTCCGCGATCACGGCGGACCCGCTGGGGTCGCCGGGATGCCAGGCCTGCATCTCCCAGCCGCCGCCCCACTTGCCGATGCCGTAGTTGTGGCCGGACTCCAGCTGGTTCAGGTCCGGGTCAGACGGGTGCTGGCGCCCGATCCCCTGGCCGCGCAGGTGCTGCAGGATCATGGCCTCCCTCGCCGGCTCGTCGCCCATTAGCCGAACCTCCTCGGCCAGGAGGGGTCGTCATCACGGGGATGCGCCATCTGCTCGCGCATCGCCCGCATGACGTCCCCGTGGCCGAGCCACTTCCTGGCCATGGCCCCGATGGCGTCCGGGTCACCGCCGAGGTCGGCCAGTATCACCCGGGGATTCCGGAATCGTGAAGGCCCCTCGCCTGTCCGCCCTATCGTGGGGTCCGGCTCGCGGGTCACCCACATGCGCCAGGTGCCGCGCTCGTGGTTGTAGGGGACGATGATGTGGTGGCCGGTCTCGGTGCGCATCTCGTCCGACAGCCCGGCCGCGCGCAGCGAGGCGGCAGCCCGCTCGCGCCGGGCGTCCTCGCCGCCGGCGGCGAAGTGCCGGATGAGGTTCTCGCCGAACCACCCGTCGTCGGGAGGAACGCGTCCCCGTCCCATCAGCGCTCCCCGTAGTGCGGGCCTGTCAGCCGCCTGCTGTGCAGCGCCGCGCCGCCATGGTCCACGACGCGCCCGTCCGGCTCGTCGCCGGACGGGTCGCCGTTGCCGAGCGCCCGCTTCCACTGGGCGGCTAGCCGCCCGACGACATTCGGGTGGGTCATGAAGTGCCGGAACCGGTCCGGCACCCGGGCGTCGTCCTCGCCCAGGTCGGAGGTGATCACCTCATTCGTCGGGTCTCCGGCGTGCGCAATGCTCACTTGCCAGCGGCGGGTATGCGAGTGCAGCCAAACGGAGAAGTTATGCCCCAACTCAGTACGGAACCCCTCAAGTCCTTCAGGGTAACCGCTGATGAGCCGCTGCCCGCGCAGGGCATCGTATACAGCGCTCTCGCGAGCAGCTCGCTCTCGGTTCGGGACACGGCCGGACGATCCAGAGAGCCTGTGCCTTTCCTCCTCGGGGGAGATATCCCACTCGCTCACCAGTCGCCCCGTACTCGCGTCAGCCCGCGTAGTAGGACGGGCTGCGCTTCCAGTCGCTGCGCGCCATGGTGCTCGCGTGGGCGGCGTCGCGGTGCCCGTCGTGGGCGGGCACGGTAATCACGTGGTTAGCCTGCTGCACCGTGACCATCGCCTCCTGGCCCGGCTCGATCGGCTCCCCGCATCCCGCGCAGGCGTGCTGGCTCTGGTTCCTGGCTGCTTCCATGGTCTTCATCTTAGCAAGGAAAGCTGTATCTTCGCGACCCGCCTCGCGGCGCAGCGCCGACAGCACCCGGGGATCATGACCGGAGGCGTGCGCGGCGAGGTGGCGGATGAGCTGGCCCTCGGTCAGCGGCTGGCCCTGCAGGCCCCGGTAGAGGGCGCCCTCCTTCTTGCCCTTCGGCGGCGGCTTCTTCTCGCCTTTGCCCTTCGGGAAGGGGGAGCCCTCGCTATCGTCATCGTCACCCGGCGACGGGGGCGCGCCCTCGCCGCCGGGACCAGCCTCCTCATCATCGCCAGGGGGCATGCCGCCTTCCTCGCCGCCTTCCTCCGGGGGCATGCCGCCGCCCACGGGCATCCCGTCCGGGCCGATCATGCCCGGATCCATGAGGCCGCCGTCGGGGCCGACGTCAGAAGGAGCGCCTGGGCCGCCGGGCATCTGGGGGGCGCCCGGGAAGGCCGGCTGGACGCGGACGATGTAGTTCTGTCCGCAGAAGGAGCACGCGATCGTCCCGTCACTCCTGCCCACCACTTGCCCTGAGCCGCAAAACGGACAATGAGACGTGATCAGGGGATCGCCTGGGTCGTGGGCCAACCTGGTGCCGATGCCACGTGCCGCCATGATGCCTCCTGGTCCTTCCGGGGATCATGGCATCATGTCGCGCAGGCGCCGCATGATCCCCGGCTCGCACAGCTTCCGGCCTAGCACCCTCGCAACCGCGTCATCGTCATGGCCCAGGTGCAGGTGCACGACAAGGTCGCGGCCAGGCCAGGTGATGTTGGCCCACCACCACTCGTGCCGGGGATCCCTGCGGCCATGACCCATCCCGACCTGCACGTGGTGGCCGGACTCCAGCTTCTGCCGCTGGCTGGTGATCCCGGCCGCCAGGATCGAGTCCCACACGCGCACTAGCCGGGCCATGTCGCCGTCCCTGGTCACGCCATCAGCCTCCGCATCGCCCTCATCGTGCCCGGCTCGGACAGCAGCCGGGCCAGCTCGGCGGCCACCTGCCCGTCATCACGGCCCAGGAACAGGGTGACCACCCCCTCGCGGTCCTGGTGGGTGACGTTCACCCACCAGGACCATGCCTGGGGGCCGTCCGGCCCGGGGCTGAGGAAGACCTGCAGGTGGTGGCCGGACTCGGTGCGCATCGACGGGCCGCACAGCCCGGCGGCCACGACCGAGCCCCAGACAGCCCAGACCCTGAGCAGCGTGCGCGCGTAGAAGGCGTGGTCGCTCCAGCTCATGACCCGAAGCCTCCCAGGGCCTCGCCGACCAGTGCATGGAGCAGGCGCAGGTGCTTCTGCGCCAGCTGGCCGACCGCCTGCGCCCGCTCCAGGCCGGGCCGGATGTCTGCCTGCGGGTCGGCCGCCAGCCGGTCGCGGGCCGTCCGGATGAGCGCCGCAGCCTCGTCCAGCCCGGCAGCGGGGCCGCTGACGTACGGCGCGAGGCCGGGGACGGCCAGGGCCAGCTCGCGGGCGGCTGCCGAGCTGCGGGCGAGAAGGGCCGCTGACCTGTCCAGGCCCTCCGGCGTGAACTCGCTCACGGCTCGTCCCTCGCCAGCATCATGCCGGGCCACGCCTGCGCCATGGGCACCAGCCGGTAGCCGGGAGCGCACCAGTCGCCTTGCGGGCACGGCCTGCCGAAGCCGTCCTCGGCGGGCCCTTCCGGGCAGTGCGAGGCGACCAGCTCGCCCAGCAGGATGCCCGTCTCCCCTCTCGGCAGGTACACGAACACGTTGCCCGGCCCGCTGCTAGTGGTGATGACGTCCACTCCGCTCCCCTCGCTCAATGCAGCTTTCCTTGCTATCATAGCGGACGAGGAAGGGAGCCATCCAGTGGCGACGATAGCGGAGCAGATCGCGGCCAAGCAGGCCGAGATCGCGGCGGTGGCCGAGCGGACGCGGGCCGCGTACCACGCCTGGCAGGACCTGGACCAGGCGCATAACGCGCTGTGCGAAGAGCTGCGGGAGCTGAAGAGGCGCCAGCGGGAAGGCGGGCAGTGATGGCCCGCGAGCAGATGATGCTCCCCGACGCGGTCGCCGCTTACCTGGACGACTGCGCGGTGGCGCACGCGGCCGGGTGGCGCGCCGAGCCGCACGCCACGGTGGAGGAGCTCTGCCAGGTCTTCAGCATGGTGCCATCGGCGATGATGGCGGACTGCCTCGCTGGCCTGGCGGCCAGCGGGGACGCGGAGGTCGGCCTGGTGGCCGGGGAGTGGAGGTCACGGTGAGCGAGGAGCGGCACCTGGCCGTGCGCGTGCGCGACCCGGGGAGCAGCCGGTGGGAGTGGGTGGGCCATCACGGCCAGGGGCTGACCCGGCGCGTGGACGAGACATTCACCTACCCGGACGACTGCAGGCGGGTGGCCGATGAGGTCGCCAGTCTGGCCCGCGCGCATGGCCTGATCGCTGAGGTCGTAGACCTGGACCAGGCAACGGCGGCCGGACCCCGGGGCAAATGGCGAAACTGGAGGTCGCGGTGAGCGAGAGGCAGGCGCAGGTGCCCCCGGGGACGGACATCACGCAGCCGATGGCGCAGCACGTCGCGCTGGTCATCACCGGGATCCTGGTCGGCATCAGCGAGGCCGACCCGGCGGGGGCGGGCCAGGAGCTGCTGGAGACGCTCGGCCTCAAGGCGGTCAGGCGCAGGATCCGCTCGCGCTACGCCCATGGCGGGGACAGGACGGGATCGTGATGGGCGGCCTGAAGGGCGTCCAGCCGGGCGACGAGCTCATCGTCAGCGACCCGCGCTCTCCCCGGCGCAGGCCGAACAGGGCCACGGTCGCCTCAGTCGGCCGGACCTGGGTGACCGCGAGGGGCGGCCTCCGCTACCGGATCGACGACGGGCGCGACGAGTGCGGGGCCACCGTAGCAGAGGTCCCGGCGGACTACGAGGAGCGGATGGCCTGCCACGCGCTCCGCGAGGACCTCCGGGAGGCGGGAATCCTGACGGGCGGCGCCGAGCTGTCCCGCCCGCAGCTGGAGGCGATCCTCGCGATCGTCAAGGAAGGAGCGCGATGACCACCAGGCAGCACCAGAAGGACCTTGTCAGCCAGGCCAGCGCGGCGCTGGACATCGCGCTCTCGCGGAACATGGGGCTGGAGCGCGTCACGCCCGTCATGACGCTGGCCGAGGTCGCGGAGGCGGTGCGCCGTGCCCGGGGCCGCTACGCGTCGTTCCCGGACGTGCGGGCCGCCCTTGACGAGGCGGTCGCCGCCGGGCTGGCGACTAAGTGCGCTTACGGCTGGATGGCCCGTTTCGAGAAGGGAGCGCGGTGACCGCGCGGCCGATCAACTACTCCACCGTCATCGACCCGATGAAGACGGTGACGGAGTGCACCGAGCTGCTGGCCCGGCACGGGGCGCGGAAGATCCTGACCGAGTACGGCCCGGACCGGCAGCCGACTGGCCTGTCATTCCAGGTGGACGCCCCGTGGGGGCCGCAGCAGTTCCGGATGGAGGTCAACCCCGAGGGGACCTACCGGGTGCTGGCCATGGCGAGGAAGCGGGGCGAGATCGCGCCGCGCTTCGCCACCAGGGAGCAGGCCGCCCGGGTCGCCTGGCGGGTGCTGAAGACGTGGGTGGAGGTGTGCCTGGCCCTGTCGGAGACGGGGATCGTCAACCTCACCCAGGCGATGCTCTCGTTCGCCATGACCGGGCCGGACACGACCCAGTGGGACGACTTCGCGACCGCGAGGGCGATCACGGCGGGAGGCGGCGATGACCAGGCCTGAGTTCCTCGCCCCGCCCGGCGGGTCGCTCGTGGCGGATACGCGCATGGCACTTGCCCTTATCGGGGTGGAAATTCCCGAGGACGACGTCCGGGGGTGGACCAAGTACGAGCTGATGCTCGCCTACGACTGGGCGATGCGGGAGCACCTGAGCGCGTCCGACAACACGGTGCGCAGGCGGCCGAAGCCGTCGTTCGTGACGGCGGCAGAGCGGGAAGGGGAAGGGTAATGGGCAGGACAGGGCAGGTGGCGGCCGGGGACCTGCGGCGGGAGATCGCCAGGGCAGTCAGCCTCGAAGGCCTGAGCGACGGGCTCACGCCCATCCTGCGGGCGCACGGCCGGGATTTCGGCGTGATCGGCATGGGCGTGATGATGCACGAGGGACTGTTCGTGCTCGTCATCCACGGCGAGCGCGGAGGCCGCAAGGACCCCTTCTGGACTATCGCCGACCTGCGGACGGCACTCGTGTCCATTATGGAGGAGGGCATCTTCCCGGGATCAATGACCCTGGGCGAGGGCAAAAAGGTGCTGCTGATGATCTACGGCCAGCTGTTGGGGGTCTCCTCGGCCGCGCCGGACAGGCGCCGGGAGCGCTTCGTCCTCCAGGGGGAAACGCTGTGAGCCCCGGGCCGGAGGGCATCCTGGACCGCCATCCCGAGCTGCTGCTGCTGCATGTCGCGGTGCCCGTCGCCATCCAGGACACCGTGCGGTACCTGGCAGAGGACAGGCGGCTGGCGCTGGCCGCCGAATGCGGGCAGTACATCGCGGAGCACGGCGACGACCTGATGTTCCGGGGCCGGAAGGGCGCGGCGGCCAAGGCGTTCACGATGCTGGCCCACGGGCTGGCGTGCGCGGCGTTCCAGCCGGGCGGCATCGACTTCGCCGGGATGCACTTCTGCGCTGACCACGGCGCGTGCACCGGCGCGGACGGCGGCCCCCCGCAGCCTGCGCCGGTGTGCAAGAGGCTAACGGACACGATCAGGGCACGGGAGGAGTTGCTGTGAACGTTAAGGCACTGATGGAGACGGCCCGGGAGTGGAGGCGGCGCATGGCCGGGCACGTCTACCTTGACTGGAATGACCAGTGGGTGGGGCGCTACCGGAGCGACACCCACAACTACGTCTGCCCGCTGCCCTGCCTGGTGATCAGGTGGCGGCGGTCATGACGGCCAAGGGACAGCCCGACGAGTACTTCGTGAGCATACCGATGGAGGACGCCCTCCAGCTGGCCAGGTGGATCGCCAGTGCGCAACCCGGTGACGTGACGCGAACGGGCGACCATGAGCGGATCTCCTTCGAGCGCATCGGGGACAAGGGGTTCCTGGTCCGGGCCAGGCCGTGGAAGCCGGGGTCGCGGTGAGCCGCCCGGCCCTGCAGTGGGGGTGGGTGCTGTCATGGGCGGACGCCAATGAGGTGCCAGGAGAGGCCCGGCTGCTGTGCCTGGAGAGCGGCCGTGAGGTCGTCGCGGTCAGCCCCTACGGCGAGGACCTCATCCTGGAGACGGCCAGCATGTCCGGCCATCGCCCGGGGCTCACCTGGGGCCAGGCACGGGAGATGGCGGGCGAGTGCGATGAGGGGCTGCGGGTCAGGTTCCAGGACGGGTCCCCCGCGCTCGACCTGTCCCAGTACGGGCAGTGCGAGTCCGGCGGCGAGTACGGGCAGGACGGCGAGCCGGCCGGGCCGGAGCTCTACGTCCAGCGGAGGTGGGGATGACCGCGCGCAACGCGCCCCGGAGGTTCATCCGCCTCCGCAACGGGCGGGCCATGGGCTGGAACGGCGAGCCGCACTGGGCGCTTGCGATGGCCGAGCGGGCGGCCATCGCGCAGATGAGCCATCCCGTCGAGTGCTGCAAGTGCGGTGCCGTCTACGACCTGGGCAAGATCGAGGTGACCGGGCACTACCTGGACTGCACCATGTGGCGCACCCCGTGCTGCCGGGCGACAGTCGACGACCGGGGCAACTTCGGCGGCTTCGGCCAGCCGGCCTACCAGGACATCCCGAGGCCGCCGCGCCGGGGAGATGGCCCGGGTGAGTAACGGCCACGGGGACGCGACCCTGGTGACCAGGACCGAGACGGTCATCGAGGGACTGCCCGCCATAGGCGGCTGGCTCGACCATGACTCTCCCGGTCCGGTCATACACTTCCACCGCATGTTCAGCGAGCTGCCGCGCGAGGGCCTGGCCGGGCGGCGGATGGAGCTGCGCGCCGGCGGCAGGACATGGGTGTACGTGATCACGGACTATGACCCGGCTACCGGGGAGTTCACGGCGCAATGGCCGGACTGATGCCCGAGCCGTGGGAGGTGAGGCTCCACGTCGGCGGAGGGCGCGGGTACACGATCATCGCGGACGAGCCATTCGACGGCAGGCTCCCCAACCCGTCGGCGACGATAGTGATCCGGCCCTCCCAGCTGCAGCCAGAGCACAGGGACATGACCGTGTTCGCCGGCCAGCCGCTGGAGGTCACGTACCAGGGGAAGCGCTGGGTGTACGTCGTGCACGCGGTTGACCCGGAGGCCGGGCTGGTGCACGCCCGGTGGCCAGACTAGCGAGGAGGACGGCATGACGGAAGACGAGGAGGCGCGGTCGGTCGCCATCGGCGGCCGGGACGGCAACGGGCGGCTGTTCCTCGACATCGAGAACGGCTGGCCATTTGCGATGGAGCCGGAGATCCAGGTAGACGGCTTCATCGACGCGCTGATCGCCTACAGCCCGGAATGCTACGCGGGTGACCCGGCGGCGCTGGTCGGCGAGCCACTCGTCCTGACGGTGAACGGGCGCCGCAGCGTGTACGAGCTGACGGCCTGGGACCCGGCCGGGAGGTCCTTCACGGCGCGGTGGCCAGACTAGCCACAATTACAGCTTTCCTTGCTATGCTGGGCACGTAGCAGCCCTCCTGAAAGGACTTGAGCATGTTCGGCAAGAAGAGCAACGGCGTGGCCAACCACGGCGGGGAACTCCGCATCGAAGACGTCGTGATCGACGGGGAAGACCCGCAGTCGGGAGACGTTCCCGTCGAGGACCTCCCGGACGGCGGCACCATCCGGAACACCGGGATCGCCAGCTACGGGGGGAGGACCATCATCAGGGGCTCCGCGATCGGCAACGGCGCCCGGATAGACAACGACGAGTAAGGCGCGCGCAGGGGCAGGCGGGAGATGCCGCCTGCCCCTGCGGCTATCCGGATGTCCTCCACTATTACAGCTTTCCTTGCTATAGTGAGGGCATGGGAAAGAACAGGCAGGTCACCGTCCTGATCGACATGCCGCCATGGGTCGGCTGGTCGTTCGTGGTGGACCCTAACGGCTTCATCGAAATCCGCAACGCCGACGGCGAGCTCGTGCAGGGCATGTACCTCGGCAGCATCCTGCAGGGCAAGGTCGGGCTGCTATGAGGGCCGCGCCGCAGCAGGACGAGGACAGGCAGCGGGCGGCGGCGGCCCTGAAGGGCCTGCCGTGACCGGCGCGGTCACCCTCGCCGACAGGTGCCGCCTTGCCTGGTCCATTGAGGGCGAGGCCTGGTACGCGGGGTCCCTGGACCGGGAGCGCCGCCGGCAGGTCATCATCATGTCCGCCTGCGAGGACGGCGGCATTGACTGGGACGTCTTCGTCAGCCCGGCGGGGACAGGGCTGCGGCGAAGCCTTAGCATCGCCTACCGCCCGTCCAGGGACGCGATGAGGGACATTCCCGGCATCATCAAGGCCATCCAGTCGGGCGAGGTCAGGACCGTGCGCGGCCTCATCGCCATGCTGCGGGAGGCCGGCGCCCTCGACGAGACGGAAAGGGACAGGCCATGAGGCTCGGGGGCGGATTCCACCTCGCCTACAGCGCCTGCTGGGAGGCCTGGTACGCGAGGTCCATCGGCGAGGAATCGGCTTCGCTGATCGTCTGGTCCCAGTCTGATGATCATCACGGCTGCGACTGGGAGCTGGTCGTCCTGGGCAGCAGCCGGGGCGAGTTGCAGCCGGGCGCGGGCGGGATCGACCCGCTCATCCGCCGCCAGGCATCAGAGGTGCTGGCGGCGATGCGGGAGGCGAGGACCCTCCCGGAGATGAGGCACGCGCTCGACAAGATGGGCGCGGCCGACGAGACGATGAGGGAGAGGCGCTGGTGAACGCCAGGACGGGAACGGGGACGCTGGGCGAGTACCTGCGGGAGGCGTTCCGCGACTACCTCGCCGCGCTGCCTGAGCCGGAGCCGGTCGACGGGCACGCTGCCCTGGAGCTGCTGCGGCAGGCCGGGATGAGCAGGCGCGAGGCGCGGAACGCCGTGCGGGACCTGTACGGGACGGCCGGGTCGAGCATCGAGGGGCGCGGCTGGCGGATCGCCAGCGCCGGGGGATCGCTGTGGCTGCTGACGGCCACGAGCGAGGGGAAGGGACGATGACATTCTGGATCGAGCTGCCCGCCGGGCCAGGCGAGTGCCTGAGCCTGCCGCCGGCCGTGGCCGAGGGCGAGATGGTGCGGGGTGCCCCTGAGCATCACCCGTTCACCAACCCACGGCGGCAGGCCATCATCTTCTCGGCTCCGCCCGAGATGGCCCGGCATGAAGGGCAGTACGCCGACGACTCCGGCGGCTGGGCGCAGGTGCCGGGCCCTGCCCGGATGCTCACCCGCGAGGAGCACAGCGCGCTCGTCGTCTCGGTCCGTCCGGACCTGGCCGTTCCGGCTGCCGAGGGGCATGATGCGCATCGCTGACCTGAGGACCGGGGACCTGGTCAAGCTGCCGGGCGCCGGCTCCGCGCTGTTCATCACCGACCTGGAGCACCCGCTGTACCCGATGCTGCGGCTGGTCATCTGGCGGACTCCGGACGGCGTGACCTTCATGGACGCCCTGTCCGCGAGGCAGGACCTCGGGGAGGTGGCGCCGTCCACGCTCGCCGAGCGCCAGGCGCGGCTGCGGGCGGCCCTGAACGGGGCGCCATGAGGCTGTCGGCGGCAGACAGGGCCGCTGCCGCCTTCCTCGCCGAGCAGGTGGCGGTGTACGGGCCGCTGACGCGAGGGCAGGTGGCGGACTACGCGGCACGGCTGCGCGACGGCCGCATCCCCGTCGGCTTCCTGGACCCGCCCGCTCACGTGACCGCGTACGGGCTTGAGGTCATCGCGTCCCGGATGGCGCCAGGTGACGTAGTGTCCGGCGCCATCCCGTGGCGGAGGCGGGCATGACGGGCGGATGGCAGCCCGGCAGGCCTCCCGTGCCCGGGTACTACCTCGGGGCGTGGAAGCGCGGCGGCAGGTGGGTCGTGAGCGAGCTGTGGTTCAACCAGGACAGCGCCGGGTCCGGCTGGTGGTCATCCCGGGGCTACCTGGAGGGCACCGGAAGGACGGCCGTCCAGGTCGAGGTGAAGGCCTGGATGCCGGTGCCGGAGTACGGCGGAGAGCCCGTTCCGGGCGAGGAGGCCTGATGCATGAAGGCAGGGACGTGCCCGCTGTGCCTGACCCCGCTGCAGCGCACCCAGGAGGGGACGCTGCAGGACGGGATGAACGAGCACCTGAAGGTGATCCACCCGGAGCACTGGAAGCGGGGGTGCCGGTTCGGGACGGACCTGGCACTCCGGGAGCTGAGGTGACCCCCGCCGTGGCGCAGCCGGCCCCGGGCGACGCCGCCAGGATCCTGCGCGGCCTGGAGATGCTGCTGGACCTGCCCAGCGCGCCCGTGGTGTACGCCGTCGTGGTGGCCGGGGCGGGAGGCAGGCTGTCAGTGCGGTCGAACGCCGCCCCGTGGGCATGGAAGCGGCTGGTCCTGGAGGCCGCCCGGGTGCTGGACGCGCCGTCGCACCTGAGCCCCGGCCGGGAGGCCGCGATGCTGTCGTCCTACCTCGACGCGCTGGCGATCGAGCGGGGGGCGGTGCCGCGCTGCTGGGAGCACTGCGGGGAGGACCCGGACGGGCTGCCGGGGCACTGCCCGTGCCGGCGCTGCCACGGGCGGCGGCTGTGAAGGCGCCTCATTAAGGGTGATTGGGGCTGAAGGGCCACGGGAGCGGGGTTTCCGTGGCCCTTCACATGGCCTTTTGCATGATAGCAATAAAGGCTATAATCAGGTCGCAGGAGGGAACGCAAGCACAAGTGCAATTGCACCAGCACGTGCAACAGGGAGGGGCAAATGCAGAGAGGCGACAACCCCGGATGGGCTTCCGCGACCGGGCGGGCGAGGCCGGGGGGCATCGCCGGCGGGACGGTGGTCATCCGCCGGCCGCACGGCGACCGGGCGATAGTCGAGTGCGTCCACGGCGACCGGGCGTACCTCAGGGCCACGTGGGGGAACCGGTACGACGCCCCGCTGGCCGAGCTGGACTGCGACCCCGACCAGGACTGGTCCGGGGCGCCGCCCCACCCCTGCCTCGGCGGCGGATCGTGAGCCGCCCAGACGCCACCATGCCGCTCCGCCGGAAGCTGGGGAGGCTCTCCAAGGGCGAGCTGATCCGCCTGCACAGGCAGGGCGGCGGCCTGATGCGCATCGCCGACTACTGGGGATGGACGCATGAGGAGCTCATCGAGGCGTGCGTCGAGGACCAGGAGGGATCCGTGGTGATCCACGAGGAGCCGACGGGAGGGCCCCTGTGAACCTCACCCTGTTCGAGGAGCCCGGCATGGGCGCGGGCACCGTCCTGGAGCAGCTCGCCGCCGCCGGGGTGACCCTCGGCCTGGACGACGTCCGGGGGTGGACCAAGTACGAGCTGATGCTCGCCTACGACTGGGCGCGCCGCTCGGCGATCCTGCGGGAGGACCCCGCCGCCGAGGTCACTGGCCGCCCCAAGCCGTCGTTCGTGACGGCAGCCGAGCGCGCCCGGGAGGAGGACGCCCCCGCAAACGGGATGGCGCGCCGCGTCGAGCACGCCCTGGAGGTCATCGCGGCCTGCGACGAGGCAGACGGCGCGCACCACCTGCAGTGGGCGCTCGACCAGGCCGCCCGCCACCTGACCGGCTGCGTGTACGAGCCGGCCACCGGCACCACCGGGGAGCCCCTCGGCCACGACCGGCTCGGCACCAGCGGGGCCTACCTGGCCTGGCGGCCGGAAGGCTGGGACAGGGGGATCGCGCCATGAGGCACACGACGGGCAGGCCCCTCCCGGCGGAGCTGGAGGCCCTCGACTTCGAGGCGCGGTACGTGCTGGCGTTCATGCCGCCGGCCCTGAACGGGCTACGGTGGCGCCGCGACCGGGACTGCGCGTCCTGGGAGCTGCTGACCGAGGCCGAGTACGATGCGGGCGACAGCGCGATGGAGGGCTGGTACCTCGCCGAGGGCGAGCACTGCCCGGTAGGGGTCCTCGCGCGGTGGACGGCCACCAGGCTCGGCCTGCCGGCATCAGAGGTCCTCCTGGACCCGGACTGGCATGAGGTGAAGCCCCGGCGGCGGCGCGCGGTGACCGCGCCGCTGTTCCGGGTGAGGAGGGCGGCGCGATGATGGCCAGTCCCGCGATCCAGGGTGCCTGCGGGTGCGGGGACGACGACCCGGCCGGGTGCGTCTACGTCAACGCCGGGTACGCGTGGTGCGGGCCATGCGGCGAGCACCACCGCCCTCCCGCGTGCCCCAGCACCCCGGGAGAGGTGATCGCGCCATGATGGGCGATGCGGGGATATCCCGGCAGGGCGCCCTGTTCACCTGCGTGAACGGGTACCCGTCAGGGCCAGCTGAGCTGACCGTCCGGGTCACCCGCGAGGACATCGCCGGGTTCCGCTCCTACGGCACGCATCCGGTCACGGTTGCGGTAAAGCGCATCACCGGCGGGAAGGTCGCCACCGGCGGGGAGATGGTGGACATATGGCTCCCCGTCGGGGCCGGAAGCCGGGAACTGGCGCATGACGAGCTGACGTACGAGATGACCCGTGACACCGCCGCGCTCATCGACGCGATCGACCGGGCCACCCCGTCGCAGCGGGCGAAGATGGCCCCGTTCAGCTTCACGATGACACTGGCCGACCGGTGACGCGGCGGCCATGGCGGGACGCCAGGGTCACGGAGGCGGCCCTCTCGGTCCTGAGCGCGGGCGGCGGCGTCGCGTGGGGACTCGATCCGGGCCAGTGGCCGTGGTGGGCCAGCGGGATGATGGCTGTCCTGGCCGCCGTGTACCTCGTCAGCGCGACCGAGAGGATGATCAGGAAGGCTTCCTATCGCCAGCTCCTCCCTGGCACGGAACCGAAGACCTTGCGGGAGGATGCCCGCAAGAAGCGCCACGCGCGTTAGACGGCAGCGGCTATCAGGAAAGGGGCGCCAGTGGACGACGTCGGGTGGTACATCGCCACCCTCCACGACCTCCTCGGCCACGATGGGGTGGCCGCCGTCATCGGCATGCCAGCGTGCGACCAGGCTGCCTGCGTGCTGTGCCGGCACGATCGCGGCGAGGCCACCAGGGAGGACGTCATCGCCATGATCGGAGGAGGACCATGAAGAACCAGGAAGGGCAGTCATCCCTGCCCGAGCGGCGGGAGTGGGAGCAGGAGCTGAGGACGACGTTCCGCGCAGTGCTCCTGCTCAACCCCGAGGCCCATGCCCTGGCCCACATGGCCGGCGAGGTATTCGGCGCCTACGAGGAGCGCGTGGCCGCCCTGGAGGCGGAGCTCGCGCGGGCCAGGGAGGCGGCAACGAGCGGCGTCACGCCAGAGGACAGGGACACGGCCCGGCACGCCGCCACCCGCATCGTCCGCATCACAAGCCCGGAGATCGATCCGCGCGTGCGGGATGCCCTCGATTCCGCCCTGGAGGAGACGGGCCCTCCCCCGCTGGTGGTACCCGGCATCCCGGCGCTCAAGGCCCTCGCGAGGGACTACCTCGCCGCGCAGGAGGACCTGGTGCACCTCGCCAACCACGGCGCCCTGGCCGGGGTGGCGGAGGTCATCAGGGAGCGCAGGCGGCAGGTGGAGAAGGGATACACGGCGGTGCACGACGACGCGGCGAACCCGGACGGGGGCCTCATGAGCCTGGCCGAGGACGTTCTCGCCTTCGCCATCCAGGACCGCCGCGATGGCACCGCCAGCCCGGCCGGCGATGAGGAGGGGCTGCGCGAGGCCGGAGCGCTGTGCGCGGCCGAGATCGACCGGCTGAACAGGCTCGTCACCCCGGCATGAGGCAGCGCGTCATCACCCCGCCTCGTCCCGCCGGGGCGGCCGTCCGCGCCTGGCGGGCCGTGCGGTGGCGGGTGCGCGACTGGCACCGCACCCTGTGCTTCGCGTCCGTGACCAGGCGGCCCCGCTACTGGGGCATCATGGCGGCGCTCAGCGCCACCGGCACCGCGCTGCTGTCAGGGTCCCCGCTGCTGGGGACCGGGGTGGCATGGGCCGCCGCCGGGGCGCTGGGCGCATCCGCCGTCATCCTGCTGCTCATCGACGCGCTGCGCGGCACGGGAGACAGCGGATCACGAGGCGGGACCTGTTAGGGGAGGCTGGCCGTGGGCTACATGAGGCATGACGCGGTGATCGTGACCGCAAGCGGATGGGCGGTGGACGGGACCGCGAGAGACGTCCCCGTGCCGGACGTGGAGGCGTTCCGCCAGTCGCTGCCGGAGGAGTGGCGGCCCCTGGTGGTCGGCCCGGTGACATCCGTCGTCAACGGGTACCAGAGCTTCGCCTTCCTCCCGGACGGCTCCAACGAGGGGTGGGAGGACTCAGAGAAGGGGGACGAGTACCGGGAGCGGTTCGCGGCCCTGTTCTCGTTCGCCTTCGAGGACGGCTCGTCGCCGTTCAGCGTGCTCGTCATCAGGGCCCGCTTCGGCGGCGACGAGCCTGCCGACGGCAGTGAGCAGGAGGTCATCGTGTCCACCCGCCCGCCGTTGCCCGTCCGGGAGGAGCCAGGCCTGTGATAGCAAGGAAAGCCGTATTAACGTATAGTGGGGGGAACACCGCGAGGGAAAGGGAGTCCCCCATGCACGCGAGCAGGGCCGGGTAGCCGGCGATGCCACGACAGAGGGAAAGCGCCGTCCCCCTCGCCGAGGCGATCGGGTCCGTCATGATGGGAGCGGCCGTCGGGTGGGGCACCGGCTGGACCGGGGAACTGCCGGACGGGATGAACTACAAGCTCGGATTCGAGGACGTCCCCGGTGACGACATGGCCTTCATCACGATGGTCACCGAATCGGAGGGCCCGCGCTGGCCGGGGCATGACAGCAGCGGGCACGAGGGCAGGCGGTTCATGGTCCGCGTCACCGTCGAGGAACTGCCGTGAGCGTCCCGGAGCTGCCCAGGCGGACGGTGACCGTGCACTGCAAGCGGTCCGGGTATGACGTCTACATCGGGCGCCCCGGCCCCTGGGGCAACCCGTTCACCATCGGCCGCGACGGCACCCGGCAGGAGGTCATCCGGAAGTACGAGGAGCACCTGCTCGCCAGTCATGCCCTCCTTGAGCTAGTCCCCGAGCTGGCCGGCATGACCCTGGGGTGCTGGTGCTCCCCGCGCCCGTGCCACGGCGACGTGCTCGCCCGCTACGCGAACGACCCCGCCCTCCTCGCCGCCGCCCTGCTGGACGCCCCGTGAACGGGCAGTGCGCCGGCATCCGGGAGCAGGCCAGGGAACGCGCCCTCGCCGAGTACGGGGACCTGAGCCGCCGCGAGCTGAGGCGGACCGAGGACCTGCTGCTGAGGGCCGCCAGCGAACAGGTCGGCAGGGCCGACCGCGAGGTGCTGGACGGGGAGCTGGCTGCCGTTGCCGAGCTGCTGGGATGATCCCCCCTCATTCGACAAATACAGCTTTACTTGCTATTGTTGGCCTTGCAGGGGAACGACGGCGAGGAGGGTCACATGGCTTACGAACTGGTGCGAGACGGCGACTACCCGGGCACGGACCTGCCTGTGTACAAGGTCTACCCGGCTGGCGACCCGAAGGCCCGCGCCATCGGCGAGGTCTGGGAGACCGGCGTCCGGGGCGTCTCCGGCCGGTTCATCCCCACCGGAACGCGCTTCCAGCTCTCAGGCTCATGGGAGGAGGCGCCGGTGCTTCCCGCCGGCGCCTACGCGGACGCGGCACGGGCCATGATCGCCCTTTACGAGTCGGTGCCCGCCACGCACAGCGCCACGGCCTGACCGGCGCGATGAACAGCAGGAGCACCTGATGAGCAACTACACGATCCTCGTCACCGACCGCAAGCTGGGCGGCACGTCAGCCCATGGCCTGTTCAGGTCCATGGCCAAGGCGAACCAGGTCATCGAGCGGTGCTTCCGGGACCTTAGCGCGGTCGAGTACCGCGACCCCGAGGAGTACGACGTCGAGGCCAAGATCATCAACGGGGTTGAGTGAGATGACGAAGACCGAGCGCGAGGCTGCGTGCCTGCGGTTCGTATGCCCCTCCTGCCACGCGGAGGCGGGCAGCAAGTGCAAGGACAAGGGCCGGGGTCGGCTGCGCCGGATCGCGCGCCCGCACCCCGAGCGCATCGCGAAGGTGAGGGCCTGATGGCGAGGATCCCCCCGGGCCTGAAGGCGGAACTCGACCAGGAGCAGGCCAGGCGCGGCGCCGAGGTCGCGAGGCTGGCCGCGATCCTGGTGAAGCGCCGCGATGCGGGCCAGGAGACTGAGGGCAAGGTTCAGATGTTCCAGCAGTTCACGGAGCAGTACGACCCGAGGCACGTGGCCAGCCTGCTCATCGCGGCGATCTCGCGGATCAGCGAGGAGGACCGGTGAGCAGGCTGTTCCACGACCAGCCGGACGCCGAGGTGCGGGCGCTAGCCTTCGCGTGCCCGCAGTGCGGGGCGAAGGCGGGCGACCGTTGCACGTCACTGCGGCAGGCGGCGTGGCCGTCGCACCTTCGCGCCCGGCTGATGAGGCCGCATCCCCGGCGGCTGGAGCTGGAGAGGGCTTCCGCCGCGAAGGGAGCATCATGAGCGCTGAGTTCCGGCCGCGCCTGACCGTCGCGGACGGCGAGCGGATCATCGCCGCCCTGGAGGAGTCGCTGCACGCGTGCGACGACCGCGATGAGTCGGAGGCCATATCGGGCCTCCTGGCACGCCTCGCGCCCCTTGCGAGGACAGCAGCGGCACGCGACGCGCAGCGGTCGCGGCGGGTGAACTACCGGGTGCACCTGTACGACACCCGGGACGGCAGGTGGCGGGACAGCGCCGACTTCGCTCAGCGGCCTAGCCAGGAGGAAGCGGCCGGGGCCTTCCACCAGCTGCAGGGTCCCGGCTGGTTCGAGCTGCGGCTGTGCCGCATGTCCGGCAGGGATGAGCACCTCGCCAGCTGGACCTGGCAAGACGGCAGCCTGGGGCGGAAGGAGGCGTGATGGCACGGGGGATCGCCGGCTACGGCCGGTATGACGACGACCCAGGGCACGTCGGCTGCCCGTTCGCGAAGTCTGACATGACGCCGTGCATCGCCCGGGACGGGCACACGGCCCTGTCCAGCGGTGGCCTTCGCGTGTGCGTCGGCTGCGGGCACGCCCCCGGGCGGCTGATCACCGACCTCGGCAGGGAGTACCCGCCAGCCCGGGGACCGCAGCCAGCCAACCCGGTCGCGGCGGCCAGGAAGCTCACTGAGCTGGTCCGCGCCGCCACCGAGCCGCTCGCGAAGGGAAAGGAAGAGCCCGATGGCGCGCAGTGAGCAGCACCGGCCGGTGAGCATGGCCGACCTGCTAGACCAGGCGGTGTTCTGGTGCACCAGCGAGGGCGGGATCATCCGGCTGGCCGACATGAGCCACAAGTACCTGGGCAACGTCCGCCGGTGGCTGACGGGCAACGCCGGCACCGTCCAGGAGCAGGTCGCGGCCGAGCTGTCCCGGGATGAGAACGCCGCCGGGGACAAGGCTTCCGAAGCGGGCATGCGACTCTACCTGATGGGCCAGTACGGCGACCCCCGAGGATGGATGGACGACCAGCCGCTGGCGCGGGAGATCGACCGGCTCACGTCCGCCGAGGCGCAGGAGTCCAGGCAGGGCCGCGAGGAGCAGGTGACCGAGATCAGGGCCTGTCCCCAGTGCGGGGCGCAGCCGGGCCAGCAGTGTGTCTCGCTGTCGTCCATGAGAGGCCGCGTGCTGAACCACCCGCACGCGGCCCGGATGAGGCAGCCGTGAGCGGTCGTCCGCAGTGGGAGCCCGGCATGAGGGTCGAGCTGGTCGAGCATGTCGATGCCACCAGGCAGCCCCGCGAGAACGGCCGGGTGATCCCCGGCGAGGTCACCGAGGTGACCAGCCTCTACGTGATCGTGCGGCACGAACTGTCCAGGCGCCCGGACCCGTTCTTCGCGGACTCCGGGTGGCGGGCCTGGGACGGCATGTTCAGCTGGCGGCTGCGCCCGGCGGTCACGCCATGAGCGCCCGCCGGTGCCCCGCCTGCGGGTACACGGACCCGCACCCGGTAGTCACCCACCAGGAGTGCAGGAAGCGGGCCAGGGAGGCCGCCCTGCAGCGCGCGCTGGATGATGGCCGCCCGCTGGACAGGAAGTGCCCGTCCTGCGGGCGGCTTGACGTGGAGTACAACGGCAACTACTGCTGCCGCTCCTGCGACTGGGGGCTACCAGAGGACGGCGACGTGCAGCCGTGGCTGCGCAGCCTGATCAGGCTGCGGAGGTCAATGGGGAAGGACACCGCATGGGAGGAGCAGTACCTCGACTCGCCCATGCCAGGACGGCGGGGAGGAAACCGGTGAGCGCCAGGGACGAGTGGAGGTCAGCCCGCACCCTGGAGGACCTGGGCGAGCTGACGGCCAGGTGGCTGGAGGGCAGCCTGGATTCGGTGCCCGGCCACTCAGGACCGCCAGCGGATGAGACGCGCTGCATCGCGCCCACTCTGGCCGTCCTGAACAGGGCGGGGTACGTGACTACGTCCTCCCAGCCGGGACTCACCTCCTGGGAGGACGGCTGCCAGTGGCGGCAGCGGGCCTTCGTCACGGGCCTGACGGGCTACCGGGCAGCGGTGGCCATGAGCAACGCGATGCTGCCGCTTGGGTACTGGGTCATCGTGAGCCATACCCCCCGCCGGGGGCGCCCTGGCAGGGACCTCCCCGTGACCTGCCAGGGCGACCGGGAGGTCACCGGCGCGGGCCGCGCCCGGTCGCTGGGCGACCTGCGGAACTGGCACACGGGATTCGGGCGGTGCCACCCGGACGCGGTGGCCGCCGTCGCCGGCGCGCTGCAGGTGACGGTCATCGACCGCGAGTGGGGCAGCAACCTCATGTGGGACCGCCTCACCGCCGTCGTTGCGTGAATACAGCTTTTCTTGCTATAGTGGACCTGTAGGCCACCAGCGAGGGGAGCACCCGACGATGAGCAGGGAAACGGCGCGAAGGATCGCCAGGAGCCTGGACGTGATAGCCCGCAAGCCCGGCGGCGCAGACGGCGCGGACCTTTCCTTCATCAGTGACTTCTACTACCGCCTGAGCGCGGCCGACGCCCGGAAGGTCTTCCGCTACACCACGGCGTTCCCGTCATGACGCCGCGCGAGCACGACGAGAAGCAGGCGGCGCTGGATGGCGACCTCGGCATGGCCCTGGCACGGCGGACGACGGCCCGCAATGCCGTCCACCGGCTGGCCGGCGACAAGCTGCGCTGGCACGGCCGCGTCCAGGAGTGGGGGATGAGCTACGACGGGGCGCTCATGGCCGTGGCGGGGACCGCCCGGGAGGGCGTGGACCCGGTGGCCGTCACCGCCGCCAGGACGCTGGCCGATGCGGAGTTCTGGAGCAAGAGCGTTGCGGCCCTGAAGGACAAGATCTCGGTCATGGAGGCCGTCTACCGCAAGGACCCGTGGCCCCGCTACTTCCCCTGCCTCAACTCCGACGGCCACGTCCACCGCTCCGAGCGCGGCTGCAGCACCCTCCGCTACGACACCGCGATGGGGTGGGACACCAGCCTGTCAGGGCAGCCGGTCGAGGCGTGCATCGCGAAGCTGGGGCCGCGCCTGTGCTCGGTGTGCTTCCCCGACGCCCCGGCCGAGCACTGCCGGTCGCTGAGCGACATCACCCGCGCCGACCGCGAGGCCGCCAGGGCGGCCCGGCAGGAGGCCAGGTACGCCAAGCGGCTCCGCGATAACGAGCGGTTCCGGGAGACTGCCCATCCCCAGTGGTGCGAGACCGTGGCCCGCTGCAAGGAGATCCTGCGCGATGAGGTCGAGTACCGCGACTACTACGGGCGCGGCGAGCACTCCAGTCACGCCGCCTCGGTAACGGACGCGGCCAGGGCCGCCGAGGTGCTGCTGGCCCGCGAGGCCGCCATCCCGGGCACCGGCGCCACCCAGGACGAGATCGACCGCATCATCGCCAGCGCGGTGAAGAGGAACCGGAAGGACGGCGCGAGGATCTGATGACCGATGAGGAGCGGGCCGCGCTGCATGAGATGGCGCGGCCCGAGAACCAGTCCAGCGACGCGGTCCGGTACCGCATCGCCAGGAACGAGTGCGAGATCGAGCGGCACCTCGGGACGGCGGCCTGGCATGAAGCCAAGGCCCTGGAGCTGCAGGACGAGAACGAGCACATGCGAGCCGTGCTGGAGGCCAGGAAGGAAGGGGCGGGGACCTGATGATGTACGTGATCAGCTTCAGCGCCAGGGTGAGGCCGAACGACCGCGAGCGGACCGAGTTCCGCGAGGAGGTCGACGCCCACAACCAGCAGGTCGCCCTGCTGAAGGCCGGGATGGCGATCGCCGGGCGCGGCGAGTCGTTCATCGGCTCCAGCATGCAGGGCCTGGCCATCAGGCGGCGGTCGTGGTGAGCGGCCGGGAGCCGTGCCGGGGCGACGACGGCCTCGTCCGGCTGCTGGTCAGGCCGTCAAGGGGCGCCGCCACGATCAGCAGCCGGCTGCTGGCGCGGCTGCGCGCCGAGCTCAGGCCGCTCGGGGTAATCATCCCCGAGGGCGCCGGGCCGCGCCGCGTGAACGCCAGCGCGGCGGACCGGTGCAACGGGGCGTGGTCCTGGTGCATGGAGCCGGCCCTGTGGCCCGACGGCTCCACCGTCGGCTCCAACTACCCGATGGGCGTGATGGCGAGGTGCGCGGCATGGCGCGTCTCCCGGATAAGCCAGGTGGGCAGCTACGGAGACTTTTACGTGGACCCGTGCGACGCCTGCATCACCCGGCACGGCCGGGTCAGGTTCTGATGGCGTCCTGGAAGACGATCGCGGGCATCCTGGCCGCCCGCATGGCGGAGACGGAGGGCGTCGCCGGCGGCTGCCCCCAGCACGGGAGCGCCTGGCGCGAGCACCACCGGGACTGCGCCTACTGCGAGGACCAGCGGGCGTACTCCGCCTGGCTGGAAGCCGGCGGCCATGACTTCCGGGAGCCGCCGTACGAGGGCAAGTCAGTATCGGTGCTTGACCTGCTGCCCAGGCACCAGGCGGCAACCAAGGAGAAGGACGGTGAGTGCATCGATGACCAGTGACCGCAGGCGCAAGCAAGCCATCCGCCAGCGGATGGCGGAAGCCGGCGAGCCGTACTCGGTCGCCGCACGGCACGTTGACGAGGAGCGCGCCGCGAGGCGGCAGGCCTCGGCAGGGCCAGCGAGTGAAGCGGAGGAGGACGGCGATGAGCTACGGGACTGAGCCAGGGCTCGTGACCGTCACGTTCGACCCCCGGGACCCGGTCAGCGTCCTGCGGGCGCTGCGCGAGGCCGTCGGCCGCGACGTGCTGAAGGTCGTCGCGGACGCGGAGGCGCTCCGTGGCGAAGGCTGAAAGCGACCGGGAGCGCAGCCCGGCGGTGCGCCGTGCCCTGAACGAGCTGCGGCTGCTGCGGTCCCGGGAGGAGCTGGCCAGGAGGCAGAAGCAGTATTACGAGAAGGCAGTCGCCGCGCTGAGCCCGGAGGAGCTAGACCAGTACCTGCGCATCGCCTACGCGCAGGGCGCGCCGGCGATCCCGGAGTGCCCCTGCCAGTGACCAGGCCCGCGAGGCCCGTGCCGCGACCCGGCGCGGGCCTCGCGTCATCCCCTCCTAATGGCAAGCAATCCTGTATTCTGAGGGCATGAAGCTGCCATCCATCCTGACCCGGCGCGGATTCGCCTGGTACGCCCTCCTGGCGTTCACCATCTGGTGGTGCTCCCGCAACCCGCATGACGCCGCCGCCGCCGGGCGCAACCTGCTCCGCTTCACCGCCTATGCCGTCGGCCAGCTCTCGGTGTTCGCCCGGAAGGCAGCATGATGAGGCTGCGAGCACGCAATGCGCTCTGGCGGCTGTCTGACTGGCTGTGCGCACACAAGGCGACCTTCGGGCTAGGGCACCAGGTCGGCGAGCTCGGCTGGAAGCTGCGACGCCCCGGGGACCGGGCGTGAGCCCCGTCGTCATCGCGGAGGCCGCCACCGGGGCGGTCGCCGTCATCGCGGTCGCCGCGCCGCTGCTGGGCCTGATGGCGGCCGAGTCCGTCATGCTGCTGGTGCCAGCCGGATGGCGGGCCAGGAGGCGGCACGGGCGCCCCCGGCCCGCCATTCCCGCCCGGCTGCGGCGCATCATCGGCTCCGCTGACCGGCACCGGTGCTGCTACTGCCACTCGCGACACGAGCCGCAGGTGGACCACATCCGGCCGTGGTCACTCGGGGGCCTGTCCGCCGCGTGGAACCTCGCCATCCTCTGCGGCCACTGCAACCGGGTGAAGAGCGACTACTGGCGGCACCGGGACGGGGACGTGCACTACAACCCCTGGGAAGGGCACGGCGACATGCACCTGGCGGCCATGATCCTCGCCCGGGAGCTGCGGCACCGGCGCAGCCCGCTGCGGTGGGCGCGGCTGGCCATCGCGGCGTGCGCCGTACGGTAGCGCGGGCGCCGGCCTCTCTTGGTGAATACAGCTTTCCTTGCTATAGTGGGGTCATGAGCACAGCAGCTGGGACCGGGACCGTGATCGAGGTCCGGCGCGCGGAGGCCCGCTTCCCCGGGCAGCGCAGCCGGGCGTTCACCTACAGCTGGAAGGCCATCGCGGACGAGGACTTCCCGCGCCCTGACGGCACCGTCTTCCACCGCCCGGCGGGCACCTGGGTCGAGCACGGCACCAGCATTGTCGCGCTGCGGGACACGCTGCGGCGCAAGTTCGGGCGCGGCATCACGATCAGCGAGGACTGGAAGCCATGAGCGGGGAGATCACCGCCAGCCAGGTCGGGGCCCTCCGCGACGAGGCCGGGCAGCATGGCGACCTGGAACAGGCCGCCATCTGTGAGCAGGCCCTCGGCGGGGACTTCACCGCGTGGGCCATCTGCGTGGAAGTCATCAGCTACGCCGCGAGGGAGAGCCGGCCATGAGCACGCGGAAGAACATGATCGCCCGCGCCAGCGACGGCACCGAGGTCGTCCTGCGGACCGCCGGGGGATACGACACGGCGGGCCTGATCCGGCGGCCCGACGGCACCTGGTACATCGCGGCGCAGGGGAACTCGGCGGAGTCAGTGCGCAAGCGCACCCGGGCGGCCGTGAACCGCTACCACGGGGGCAGCGCCCCCATCGAGGTGCGCCCCCTGCACGAGGAGACCGCGCCGATGGTCCGCGACTACTTCGGCACCCACGACGTCAGGATCACCAGCTGCTTCTCCGAGGGCCAGTGGCGCCTGGTGCTGACCTCGTCCGGCCAGCCAGGATCATACCGGGGGGACCGGACGATGCTGCGCAGGCTGGCGCTAGCGGGCGTGGAGGCCGTTGCCGTGACCGGGCAGCGGCCGGGCGAGGACCGCCAGCGGACCGCTGACTTTCAGATGGACGAGATCGCCCGGAGCTGCGGCTTCCGGCTACCGCAGCGGGCCGCGTCATGACCACCGAGGAGTGGCAGGCCCTCCAGGACGAGCTGTACGACAGGTTCTGCCGTAAGGAGCTGGACCCCGGGGAGTACTGCGAGGCGTCCCTCGGCCTGGGCCCTGCTGCCGTCGCCATTAACGAGGAACGCAGGCGGATCGTGGAAGCCGGCGGGCGGATCGGGGTCGCCAGGGTGCCCCACGCGGACAGCACCCGCGTGGGGCACTACGGCGTGTACGGCCTGCCCGACGACGGCCACGTGGTCATCGAGTACGAGGGCTACGAGCAGGACGGCGTCCAGCACGGCATCGGCGGGCGCAGGAGGCCGGTCCGCTACAAGGCGCTGCGCGACGGCCTGGACATCACGATCTTCGGGGAGGGGCAGTGAGCGGCAGGCAGCTGAGCGAGCGGGAGACCCTCCTGCTGCGGGTGATCTTCAAGAGCATGCCGGATGGCATCAGCCGTGACCAGCTGGCCGAGGAGATGCAGTTCATGACGGGAAGCGCTACCCAGGCTGGCATCACGCGGACAGTCGGCTGCCTGTGCCGCAAGAATCTGGCCTGGCAGGCCGTTCACGTCCACGCCGGCCGCAAGGCACAGTTTTACAGGATCACCGATACGGGCCGTGATGCCCTGAAAGGCGACATGTCCGGCCAGTGGATCGCGAGGAGGAAGCGGTGAAGGTCATGACCATGAGGATCGCGGGAAGCGAGGTCAGGGTGGGGGACGACGTCATCTTCCTGGGCACTCCGCACCACGTCACGTCCGTCGAGCCGTACTCCCACCCGGTGGCCACGGGGGGCGAGCAGTGGGCCATCGCCTACGCCGCCACCCCGGAGCGGCCGGCGAAGGGGAACGCCTGGGCGATCACCCTGGAGCCGCACTGCGACTATGACATCACCCGGGTGGTAGCGCCATGATCATCGACGGCCTGACCGCCCGCGAGGCGAGGGCGCTGGCAATCCTGGACGAGCAGCACGGCCCGGTCACGGTGGACGCCCTGCACGCGGCGATGACGCGGAACGCCACATGGCTCACCCTGGGGGCCGTGAGGATGACGGGGGAAATCCTCGCGGGGCAGCAGCTGGCCGCCCGGCGGGCCGACAGGCGGTACGTGATAACCGAGGCAGGGCGCGAGTGGGTGAGGCGGAACCGCAGCGCCCTGGACGAGATCACCCGGTCATGAGTGAATTCCTGCACCACGTCTCCAGCCAAGACAGGATCGAGTTCAAGGAACTTCCGGGCGGCATGGTCAGGATCTTCATCCTCGGCCCGAGGGGCGGCGTGCGGGCGAACATCACCGTGCGCCGGAGCAGCCTGGAGACCCTGGCCATCCGGATACTGGCGAAGAAGGAGAACCGGGGCGAATGAGCGAGACTGAGTCGCTGACCGATGAGCAGCTGGACTGGCTGGAGCGCCGGTACACCCCGGCGGAGGACCAGAAGTGCGTCGTATGCGGGGCGCCCCTGCGGTTCTCCCATTCCGAGTCAGGGGAGAAAGCGGTGTACAACTGCTCCAGCGACGCCGTAAGCCCGCTGCGCAGCACCCTGCCGTTGCGGGAGCGGATCGAGCATTACCGGCGCAGCGCCTGGTACGACCAGGGAGAGGCCAGCGTCGTGGTGGTGGCCGTCCGGGAGCTGCGGCAGTGGCGCGAGCACGCTAAAGGGCGCGAGAAGGCGGCGGTCCGCGACGAACTGGACGACATCGCCGCCGACATCGCCCTCCGCATGAAGAACGCGGCACGCGCCGACGCGCTAGCCATCGTTGCCGCGTTCAGGCAGCGGAACGAGGCCCGGTAGCCATGGCCGAGCAGGTGCTGACGGGCAACGCCGGCGGCGAGCGGCGCTGGGCATTCATGGAGGGCCTGGACATCGGGGCGGACGGCGACCCGTACCTGGACCGGCTGCGCATCGTGCAGACGCCATGGGCGAGCCTCTACCTGCACCACATCCACCGGCCCGACCGGGACCACGACCCGCATGACCACCCGTGGGCGTTCATCTCGCTGGTGCTGGCGGGCGGCTACACCGAGCTGGCGTGGCGGGACAAGGAGCGTCCCTCCTCATTCCGGACCCGCGAGCGAAGGCGCTGGTCGGTCGCTCGCACCCGGCGGTCCTCGGCGCACGTCATCACCGGCATCGAGGGACCGCTGTGGACGCTCGTCATCACCGGCCCGAGGCGCGCGGAATGGGGATTCTGGAGGCTCGGGGAGTTCATTCCATGGCGCGAGTACACCAGCCGGGCCGAGGACTCATGAGCATCCCCTCGAATTCCTGCGAGGACAACGGGTGCCCGGCCTGCGGGTCCGACGACTACAGCACGGAGCCAGGGGACGACGGCACCCCAGACTACGAAAACGGCCTGAAGACCTGCGATGAGTGCGGGGAGTCCTGGATATGACCACCGTCCTGGAGATCTGCGGCGGCGGCGGCGGGATGGCCCTCGGGCTGGAGCAGGCCGGGTTCGAGTGCGCCGCGATCGCGGAGATCGACCATGACGCCTGCGACACGCTGCGCGCCAACCGTCCCGGCTGGAAGGTCATCGAGGGCGACGTCCGCGACCTGGACGGGAAGCAGTTCGACGGCATCGACCTGGTCGCGGGCGGGCCGCCTTGTCAGCCCTTCTCCGTCGGCGGCATGCAACTGGGGGAGGGCGACGAGCGGGACCTCTTCCCCGAGGCGCTGCGAATCGTCGGGGAAGCCCGGCCGCGCATGGTGATGCTGGAGAACGTCAAGGGCCTTTCCCAGAAGAGGTTCCTCGGTTACCGGGCCCAGGTCATCAAGAGCCTCTGCAAGATGGGATACCGGAGCATCCGGTGGCGGGTAGTTAATGCCAGCTCGTGGGGGGTTCCCCAGCTCCGGCCACGGATGGTCCTCATCGCCGGGCGTAATCCCTCCTCCCTTTCCCTCGCCGGCGTCGGTGCTGACGGATCGCTGATCACTGACCTGCACGCAAGGGTGCCGTGGGCGCTCAGCATGCCTGGCGCGTCGTCCATGGCACCGTCCGTTGGCACGACCCTGCATGACCTCATGGCGTCCCGGGGCTGGCCCGGCGCATATGACTGGGCGATCAAGGCCAATGACATCGCCCCGACGATCGTCGGGGGAAGCAAGAAGCACGGCGGCGCCGACCTCGGCCCGACCCGGGCGAAGGAGGCATGGCGGCGACTGAGGGTCGATGGCATGGGAATAGCCGATGAGGCCCCCGGGCCGGACTTCCCCGTGGACGGGCTGCCAAGGCTCACCCTGCGGATGGTGGCACGGCTCCAGGGCTTCCCCGATGACTGGCTGTTCTCCGGCCGCAAGACGTCGGCCTACCGGCAGCTCGGCAACGCGTTCCCCCCGCCAGTCGCCAGGGCCTTCGGCGAGTCGATGGCGGCGGCGCTGCGGGGCAATCCGGCTTGCCCCGGGTTATGCTCGTAAGTGCCGCCGACCCCCCGTAGGCGGCACAGGGCGGCGATGCCCCCGTCTCGCCGGCCCGTCAAGGCGGCTCTTCGGCACCAGCAACCGAAGGGCCGCCGCCCTTTTCAGAGGGCGAGCAGCGGGGCCGCCTCGGCCAGCTCCCCGGCGCCAGCAGCGGCGCCGCCGCCTCCCATGCCGGGCAGCAGCGACCGGAGGCCCTGCCCCTCGAGCATGTGCGAGGCGGCACCGCCGCCGTGGTCGCCCCCTTGCGGCGCGGCCGGGCCAGGGCCGGCCGGGGTGTCGGAGATGACCTGGGACGACAAGTCCGTGGCGGCGGTCAGGTAGCGGCCCACCACGGCGCGGGCGATCCGCCCGCACTCCGGCTCCGGCAGCCCGGGGTTGGACCGGGAGATCATGGCCTCCACCCGGATGACCTCCCGCAGCACCGGGTCGGCGGAGGCCTGGCGGGGCGGCAGCGGCCCCTCCCCCGAGCCGGCGGGGAGGGTGGGCGCCATGCCGCCCATCTCAGGCGACGGGACGCCGGTTTCCAGCGACCCCGGTCCCGTCCCGGTTTCCGGCGGGGTGAAGGCGGGCATCATCGCCGACTCGGGCATGGCGTCGGCCTGGCGGCGCAGCGACCCGGTGGCCTGGGTCACCGGTCCCGCGTACGGCGGCCGGGGCCTGGTGACATCCGGGGAAGGGCCGCCGGGGGCGCCCTGCGGCACCTCGGCGTAGGAGCCGGAGAAGTCCGGCCCCTCGTCGTGCTCGTCAGGCTTGGCGGGGCCGGACCCGTAACCGGACCCGTTGCTGGCCAGCCCCGCCACCTCCTCCGCCGGGTCCTGCCCCTCGGCGAGGGCCTCGCGGCACAGCTCATAGCGGCGCCGGGCGGTGGCCATCAGGTCTTCGGGATCGAGATCGCAAGCGTGCGCGATGGCGGCGATGGAGCCCTGCGCGAGGGCGCTGCGGTGCGCGTACTCCTGCGGGGAGCGGGCGGCCAGCAGGAACGGCATCACCGTCTCCAGGTGCGCGTCGGCCAGGTCGAGGGCCGCCTGCCGCCGCCCGAGGTCGTGCTCGGCCCAGCTGCCGTCCCACAGGTCGTCGCTCACTGCGCCCCTCCTGCCATCGCCCGTGCCCCGTGCTGGACGCGGGCCCGGAATGCCGCCAGCCGCTGGCTGGCCACCCGGTCGGTGCCCCGGTCGCCCTCATACGCGGGCTTGTTAGAGTACCCGGGCTGATTGGCGGAGTTGGGGGCGACGGGGGCCAGGGTGGCGTTCTCCGGGTGCGCCCCGGAGAAGGTCTGGGTGAACGGGCCGTCCGGCTGCTCTGGGCGCTGCGGCTTCCCCATCACGTCATCGGGGACCACCGGCCCGCCGGACAGCGGCGGGGCACCCTGGTAGGGCGGCGCCCCGCCGGGGGCAGCCGCCTCGGTGAGGCCGCCCATCGGGGGTTGGGTGCCAGGGCCGTTCAGGGGGGTGGCGCCCATGGGGTCCGGGGAGGTTCCCGGACCGTCGGTGATCAGGTCGGTGGAGGTGGCCGCCTGGCGCTGGACGTACGCCCCGGTGGCCTGGATTCCGGCCCTGCGGGCGTGCTTGCGGGTGAACGAGACGTGCCGCTCGATCCGGTGCGCCAGGTCTGGGTGGGTGCCCATCGCGTGCGCTGCCAGCCACTCCTGCTGGGCACCCGGGGCGTCGGTGATGCCGGAGTACAGGCCCGCCTCGAACCGGGCGCTGCCCTGGGACACGAGCCGCTGCCCGGGTTGCCACCGGGTGGCGAACAGGTACCCCTTGCGGAAGTCCGGGTCATCGAAGAGGGCGTCGGGGGCGAACGTGGCCGACGCGCGGCGCAGCGACGCGGTCCTCGACGCCTTCGACACCTGGAAGGCCCGCTGCGCCTCCTGGGCGTTCGCCGCCTGGCCGGAGTCACCTCCCAGGGAGCGGGGCGCGTCCATGGGGCCGGCCGGGGCCTGGGCGCCCGCGTACCCCTCGGAGTAGCCCTTCACGTAGGGGGAGACCCCAGGGGAGGAGTCGGCGAACGCCGGCCGCTCGCCTGATGCCCGGTCGGCGCGGCCGGCCTTCTCGCCCGCCGCGTAGTCCGCGCCGCCCGGCTGGTCCGGGGGGGTGGTCTGCGGCGAGTTGTACGGGGGGTGCAGGTCGTCGGTGGTGGAGCGCGGCTGGGACCATGCGTCGGCAGTGTGCAGCGCCGCCGTGGTGCCGCGCTGCTCGGCGTACAGCAGCGTGCCGGGCGCGGTGTGCATCTTGCGGCCCTCGGCGTAGGCGGCGAGGTACTCGCCGTGCAGGTCGCGACGGCCGGTGGACTTCTCGTACTCGTCGGCCGTCATGGGGGCGCGGCCCACCATGCCGTGCATCAGCCCGGCCGTCCCGTTCCAGCCGCTCAGGTAGCGGCCGTGCTGGATCTTGGAGTGCCCGAAGTCCTCCTGGTGGCGGGGCTTGCGGCCGTCGAGGGCGTCGGCGTGGCCCATCATCCGGGCGCCCTGCGGCGGCAGGTCGGACTTTGCTCCCTGGCGCGCCTTGGGGCGCGGCCCGGCGGGGCTGGTCACCCACTGCTCCCCGAGGGAGTCCCCGAGGGGGAAGGCGACCCCCTCGGGGAGCTGGTCGTCCTCCGGGGACGGGACGTTATCCGGGTCGGTCACCTGCTGCACCTGGTCCAGGCCGGAGGCGGCAGTATGAGCGTTGCCCCCGTTAGCAGGAGCCTTGTCCTCGGTGCGGTGCTTAATCTCCCCGCAGTATGATGACGGGTCTCGTTTTTCGCTGTTCCGGGCGACGCAGTCCTCGAAGTCCCGGTACCCCGCGAACGGGGCGCCCTTCCGGAGCGAGGCAGTGAGGCCGTCCTCCACGGCGGTCACTTGCCGCCCACGGGCGCTGCCCCGTACTCCCTCGCCATCTCGCTGAGGTACTGCACTACCTTGACGTGCGGATCGCCGGCGGCGGCGGTCTTGCGGCCAGGGTGCCCGCAGGAGCACGAGCCGCCCGCGCAGCCGCCGCAGTCGCCGCCGGAGCAGGCCCCGCACCGCTGGGACTCGGCGAGCACCGGGCGGACGATCGCGAGGAAGCCGTGCAGCACGGCGGAGTCCTCGGCGGTGCGGTCAGAGGATCCCCACCCGGCCGTCACCCGGTTGTGCCAGGCGCCCAGGTCAGCCGGCCCCCGGGAGGCGGTGACGGCCCGCAGTCCCTCGGCGGCGCCGATCCGCTCGCACCGGGCAGCGCGGCGGGCCTGGTCGTAGTCCATCAGGTAGCCGACCGCGACCGACGCGGTGTGCGACCTGTCCCCGCAGCAGCCCTCGTCGGGCCAGTGCGCGGATCCGCAGCGCTCATGGAACGGGTGCATCACCTCCCGCTGCATCGCCCACCGGTAGCCGAACGGGTCGGGCAGCGAGTAGCCGTCGACCGAGGCCACCACCGGGCGGCGGTCCGCCCCGGCGTCCTGCGGCTGCCCCTGGATCGGCGTGGGCGCCGTGGGAGCGGACGGCCCCTGCCCGGGGGCCGCAGTGGGGATGGTCCCCGGCGGGCCGAGCGGCACCTCGGCGTAGGAATCTGCGGTGTCGAAGGCCGTGGTGTGCTCGTCCGGCTTCTCCGGCCCCGACCCGAACCCGGATCCCGAGTTCTCCTGCCGGTTGATCAGGCCCAGCATCGGCGCACCGGTGCTGGCGGCCTGCGAGTCGTGGCCGTCGCCCTCCACCTGATTGAACGGGTCCTGCTCCTCCCCGAAGGTATCGAACACCTCGGTGGGGTACGGGGTGGCAGACGGGGCGTTGTCGGGGTCAACCGTCTGGTCGACCTGCGGCAGGCCGGAGGCTCCCTCGCGGGAGGACAGGTAGCCGACGACCGACAGGAACTCGGCCTCGGCGGCAGGCGCCTGGGCGCCGTGCGCGGAGGCCAGCGACCGGGCGCGGCCCCGGGCCTGCTCGGCCAGCTCCCCGCCGTCGCGGCGGACGGCCGGGTCCAGCGACCGGTACCACGACGACGCCTGGGCGATCATGGCCTCCCGGTACCCGGCTCGGGGCTCCTGCCAGTCGGCCAGCCAGTCGGTGGCGGCGGTGTGGTGCTCGTGCAGCGGGACGGGAGTGAGCCGCTGGGCGGCCAGCCGCGCCCCCAGGTCGGACTCCCGCTCCCCGGCCGCCTGCGCCGCGCGCTGCCGGTCCCAGGAGTCCAGCGCGGCGACGGCCCGCGCGAGGTCCTGCCCGCTGCCACGGGCGTGGGCGGCTGCGACGGCCTGGGCCAGGGCAGTGCGGTCGGTCATCGGGGTGTCCCTCCGCTTTGGTCTCCTGACCCTTCTGCGGCCCGTGACGTCACGGGCAGGTAACGGTAACGCGGTGATAACGGCCACGACGAGCCGCAGGTCACGGTGCCGGACCGGCGGGAGCCGCCCGGCCTCCAGGAAGTCCGTCCACATGCCCGCCACCTCGTCCGCGTCCAGCCCGGCCGCCACCCGCGCCGCCGACCACCCGGCCAGCTTGCCGTGCCAGCGCTGCCTGGTGCCCTGGTCGGGCCTGCGGACCGGGACGAGGCCCCTCTGGACGGCCATGTCCACCAGGGCGCGGAGCTGGCTGCGGGTGAGGACCGCCCGGCCGCCGGCGCTGACGAGGCGGCAGGCCACCTCCAGGACGTCCTCCCCCTCCCCGGCGGCGACCCTGCGCGCTGCGGCGTCAGCGGCGGCGCAGGCGGGGTGGAGCTTGGCGCCGTGCCAGAACATGACGTCCTCGCCCAGCGTGAACTCGAGCTGGCACCCGCCGCAGGTGAGGCCAGCCTCCCAGGCCGTGATCGTGGACAACGCTCCCTCCCGGACCTTCCGGGGGGAGGAGTCACTGGCCCGGCTGCTCCGGCGGGTAGGCGGCGAGCACGGCCGCCGCGAGCAGTGCGCGGGCCTGCTCCTTCAGCGCCGACAGCAGCATGGACGCCTCCTGGTGGGAGGATCCCTTCAGGGCGGCCTGCACGTCGGCGATGGCCCTGATGTCCTCGACGTGCCCCCAGATGTTCTCGCGATGGGGCCAGTCGCGCGGGTCGGGGCCATCGACGACGACCTCCTGCGGCTCGTCAGGAGTCATCGCCGTCGTCCTCCAGCTCAGGCTCGCCACGGTGTACGCGCGTGCACCGCGCCGCGCCGCGCTCGGACAGGTGATGGCCTCCGCTAGCGCACACCCACATCGTGACCGGCCTGCTCTCTCGCGGCTCGGTCAGCCACTTGAGCGTGCTCTCCCTGGACTCGGCCAGCCGCCTGATGAGCCCCATGTCATCCCTCCAGGACCGAGCGGAACGCGGCCACCGTCGAGGCGCGCATCTGCGCCCGCGTGGCGCCGACGGCGTGCAGGATGGCGGACGGGTGGTAGACGGGCAGCAGCAGCCACGGCCCGGCGTCGTCCCGCAGGCGCCCGCGCCACTCGGGGAGGCTCCCGGGGTCGCCGGTGACGCAGTTCCAGGCGGGCGTCCCGCAGGTGATGACCACCTGCGGCCCGGTCAGGCCGATCTCGGCCAGCACCCGGCCGCGCGAGGCCTGCACCTGGAACGGGTAGGGGGTGCGGTTGCCGGGCGGGCGCCACGGCAGCACGTTGGTGACGTAGCACTCCCCCCACGGGATTCCCGCCTCGCCGAGCATCTTCTGCAGCAGCCGGCCGGCGGGTCCCACGAAGGGGGCGCCCGCTTCCTCTTCCTCCTTGCCCGGGGCCTCCCCGACGATGACGACGGGGGCGTTCGGCGGCCCGCAGCCGCGCACCAGGCGCTTCCCGTCCGCTGCCTGCCGCAGGACCGGGATGGCCGCGTACCGCTCCCACAGGGCGTCCATGGCCTCCTCGCGGGTGGTCACGCACTTCTCCAGGGCGTATTGCTCGTACGGCTCCACGAGCGACTCCCCGCCGTTCACGTGCAGTCCAGGCCGCAGCCATTGCAGGCGAGGATGGTGCCGTCGTCGTTCCAGGTGGTCGCGAGCGGGTCCCCGGCGGCCGTGCAGGTCCTCGGGGTGCAGGGCCAGTTGCCGGGCTGGACCTTACGGCCGCCGTCGGCGTGCCCGGGGAGGTGGCCGATTCCGAACGCCGCGCTCAGCGGCCAGGGCACGTCGCCGAGCCGCACCGGGTTTCCGTCAACGTGCACGATCTCGTCGGGTGATCGCCGTTCCATGGTGGCCTCCCTGCAGTCATTCCCATGATAATGCAGGGTTGCTTGCTAATGAAACCCGGTCCGGGGAGCTGTCCACGATGACGGTGCCCCGGACGTCCAGCACGAGCCACCTGTCGGGGATGGCGCAGCCCACGACGCAGTCCGGGCCGTGCTGGTGGCGGTCGTACTCCCCGCCGATCAGCTCCCAGTCCCGCAGGTCGGCCGCCGTCCGCCACAGCTGCCAGCCGGCCGTCCGGTCGCACTGGACCTGCAGCCCAACCTGCAGCCCGTAGGGAAGGTCGAACAGCCGCGTGCGGGGGATGCCCGGTGCCGTGACGTGCAGGTCGTGGTAGGAGGGAGGGCCTCCGGGCGGGTAATCCCTCACGGCCAACGGCCCTCATGACCTCGTCCTTCCAGGCGATCCCGGCGGTGCCCGACCACTGCATCAGGCCGTGCAGGAACCGCATGGCCCCCTCGTCCCAGCGGGACTCGTCCCCGGTGACGGACAGGAAGCCGCGCTCGTCCTCGGTCATCACCAGCAGCTCGGTGCCGTCGGCGGCCGGGATGACGATGCGGAACCGGGAAAGTTGCGGGATGTTGCTCGCGACGATGGCCCCTGGCGGCGCGGTTACCCTGCCTGGCAGCCGGGCGGTCATGTGGTCACGGGGGTCCGGCTGCACCGGGGCCTCCCTTCAGCTGGGCCTCCAGCGGGGCAAACGGGTCATCGGAGGGGACGGCCGACTCCCAGCCGGGATTCGCTGCCTCCCACGCCTCCCGGCGGTCTATGGCCGCCCGTAGCGTCCTGGGGCAGCACGGGCCAGGGTGCAACTCGGGAAGCGAGCAGTGATGGTCGATGAGGCCGTCCTCGGACTGGGCGAGGCGGCAGGACCGCTGCGGGTGCTCGGCGAACTTAGCTGTCATATGCCCGTCACCACCAGGCGGAATGAGCGCTTCACCATCAGGCCGAGTATCTCGTCCAGCTGCCACCGGGTGGCGGCCGGGACGTCAAGCGCCAGCGGCGGGAGCGCCCCCGGCAGCGCGGACGCGGCCAGGACCACGCCGCTGAATCCCTCCAGGCAGGGAGTCTCCTCCACCCGCAGGAACTCCTCGCCCCGGTCGCGCAGGATGCGCTCCGCCTGCTCCCTGAGGCCGGGCGCGCAGAACGCCATCGGCGGCGGGACCGGGTCATCGGGGCTGGTCATGGCAAGGATCCTCCTCCCAGCGGGAAGCCTACATCGTCCTTGCCACGGCGCACCCGCAGCTCGGCGAACCGCACCCCCACCGGAGGCCGGGCGGCCGACATGTCCTCGCCATCTTCCAGGAACCCGAGCGTCATGTGCGGCTTCCACTGCCGGTGCTCACTGGCCGACAGGTCTTCCAGGGCCTCCCGCAGCGCGGTGATGCCAGGCGCGTGCACGTGGGTGAACGCCGGGACCTTGCCGTCGTCGCCCGGCGGGAAGGACCCGACCCCCTGCAGCACCGCGTCCATCGGGGGATGCGCGGCGGCGGCGGTCCTGGCCCGGTCGCAGGCGGCGGCGTACGCCTCGTCGCTGACGTCCGCCCCCAGGTAGACCAGGGTGACGTGCTGGTGGTCGACGGCGCCCGGCAGCGGCTCGACCAGGCCGCTGGGGACGGGCAGGTAGATCATCCCGGAGCGGGGCTTCAGGTCATAGCCGGAGGCGGCGGTGACCGGCGGGAGCTGGTGGACGCGCCTGCGGTAGTTGCTGACCAGCGCCATGGCGTCGGCATGGTGGCGCAGGAAGTCGCCACCCGATCCCGGCTCGATCGCGTCGAGGGCGGTGGCGTAGTGCCGGGCGAACTCCGGGCCGTGCATTACCTCGTCGGGGAGCCTGGCCAGCGGGTCCAGCCCGGCATGGTGGATGTGCAGCAGGTGCCCCGCCTCGTGGGCGACGGTGCCCCGGCGCCAGTGCTCCGGGTACAGCAGCGCCACCCCGGGGTGCCCGTCGATGAGCGCCACGCTGGAGGCACCGCGTCGCGGGTCCTGGTGGGCGATGACGGAAGCGCGGGCCGCCTTGGCCGCCGGGTAGCCGCCAGCCGCCAGGGCGTGGCGCAGGATGGCCGACCCTGCCTCGCTCGGCATGCCCAGCAAGCCGCTGAAGTCGTCGGGGTCTCGGTCGTCGAGCGGGGCGGCGAGGGCGGGATGGTCAGCGTAGGCGCGATCCTGGGCGATGCGGATGACGGCCTTGTGCGGGCGGTCGGCCGCCCAGGCGCTCAGCGGGCTCCACGCTCCACCGCGCGCTGACTCCCGGCGGCGTGGCTCCAACGATGAGGCCGTCCTGCTTGGAGGCTCATGCGGAACCCTGCTCGCGATCTTGCCCTGGTTCAGGATGATGTGGCCGACGAAGTCCTTGGGCGGGTGGAACTCCAGCACGTCGGCGCCGGCGTCCCTGGCCTGCTGCACGCTGTCCACCATTGCCTTCAGGCTAGAAAGGCCAGCCTTCCGGACCACGGCGTCTGGCGCCATCTCGATGCGGTCCACTTTCGGCCCGTAGAGCCTGGCGACCTCAGGATCGTGGGACACGAACAGCCCGGCGTTGTCCCAGGCGTCGATGCCCGTCAGGGCGCGCTCCTTGCGCCCGTAACCGTGGTAATAGACGCGAGGGCGGACTGGCTTCCGCGCTGCCCCTGACTTGCGCACCTTCTCCCACGACGCGGCGAATCCCGGGTGCAGCGGCAGTCCCTTCATCTCCCCTGGGGTGAACCACCCGTGGCCGGAAGACTCCCAGTCGGCGTCCGGGTCGCCGCCGCGCGGGGCGAACCGGGAGGGGGAGTCCATCACCACGGTCGAATAGGCCCATCCGCCATGATCGTCAGTGTGGGTCCGGACGTGCCGCAGGCCGCCCGGCAGCGGCCCCAGCTCCTCCTCGGCCTCCCGCCGCGCCCCTTCCTCGGGGGACTCGCCGCGTCGCAGCGCCCCGCCGGGCGTCGACCAGGTGCCCCCGTGCTGGACGTAAGGGGAGCGGTGCTGCAGGAGGTAGCGGTACTGGCCGTCATCGCCCCGGTGGCGGACGAGCAGCCCGGCCGCGCCCGCCGTGCCCCAGTGGGAATGGCCCTGGGCGCAGGTGGTGTAGTCTTCGGTGTCGCCCTCGTCGTCATCCTCGCCTGGCATCGAGGTGACTTCCATGCCGATCCGGCGGATGACCCGGACGGGGTGCTTGCTGGTGAAGGTGCTTGCGTTGAAGTCGTGACGGTAGGGACCGAGCGGCTCTACCTCGTAGACGTACGCCTGCTCTCCCGGTCGCCCGGGACGGCCGAAGGCGGGGATCGCCCCGGTAGCCAGCTCGGCGAATGTCCGGGCCGATGACTCACGATCGGTGAAGTACACGCTGCCTGGGTCACTCCCCTTCATCGTCCTCTCGTGAGACTGCGCGGGGTCCAGGACGTGGCCGGGATCATAGGGCTTGTTCGTGCCGTGGAAGAAGCGCTGTGGCTCCTCCTCCAGCGCCGACGTGACGTCCATGCCGTGGCTGAGGCGATGATGCGTCCAGGCGGGGTCATCCTTCAGGCGCGTCCTGGCCTGGTGATCCGGGGGCGCCCAGGAGATGCCCATCAGCCGGACGGGAGCGCCCTTGCGGATCGGCACCTCGGCGTGATCCTCGTGCCCCCTCTCGTCATAGCGGGTAGTGCCCAGCTCGTCGAGGACGCCAGGGTCTTCCTCGATGTGCTCGCGGGCAGGCGCCTGGGCGTGCAACATGACCGGAGTGGCCCCCGGCACGGGCCTGGTGATGAGGTTCCCCTCGGCATACCCCTTGGCCGTCTCCCGGTTCCCGGACCAGTTCACCCCCGTGCCCTGGCCGACGTGGCGCAGCAGCAGCCGCGCCCGCTGGCGCACCGGCAGGGACTCATCGTGCACCTGCTCATGGACGCCGGGCGGCAGCAGGACGCTCAGCCCCCGGTGCACCTGGGCTGGCAGCCTGACGTGCTCCCACTCGGTGATCGCCGGGTGCTCGTAGCGCCACATCCGGTGGTCGGCCTCGTGCCGCCCGCTGCCGCCGTCGTTACGGTCGCTTCCGCAGTAAGGGCACGGGTCCGGCTCGTCTTCGTCGCCTAGCGCTGCCTCGGCCTGCAGGCCGCCGCCGGTCATGTCGCGGGAGGCAGTGCGGCCTGGCAGGTTCCGCTGGTGGCTCTCCCAGTCGCCGTAGGCGCCCCCGAGGGTCTCGTCTTCGTCCCACAGGCGCCTCGGGATGGGCATCAGGTCAGGCTGGCGCCCTAGCGGCACCTCGCGCACGACGCGCAGCGGGTGGCGCGACATCCAGGAGTTCGGGGCCGGGCCGAACTCAGGGTCGTGCCCGCTGACCTCCTCCCTGTCAGGGAGCACGGGACCAGTCGGCTCGACCTCGAAGACGCGCCCCTGGTGGGGGGTCTTGGCCTGTGCGGCGAAGTCTGCCGCCTCGTCCCGGTCGTCGGTCGCGTAGACGTGCTCGCGCTTCCTGTCCCAGGTCCTGTCCGGGGAGTTGCTCGGGTGACCGGGGCTGATCAGGTCGCCTGGCCTGAAGGGGAAGCGGGCACCGTGGTAGATCGGCACGCTCTCGTCGCGGGCGGCCGTGTGCTGCCCGGCCGGCGGCCCGTCGCCGATCATGTCCCTGAACCGCTGGTGGTGGTAGGTGAAGTCGTCCCCGGCGTGCTTCGAGATCTTGTTGAGCACCGCCCCGTAGGCCCGCGCCCACTCCGGCCCGTGGGACTCCTCGTCCGGCGCGTGCTCGTTCGGCTTCCGGCCATGGGCGAGCAGGACGACGTGGTGGGCGCACTCGTGGGCGGCGGTGCCGTAGTCCCACATCTGCGGGTGCAGGGTGACGCCGGGATGGCCGTCCAGCCACGCGGGGTTGGACGTCTTCCGCTCCGGGTGCGGGTGCCGGGAGACGAACGACCCTTCCGTCAGCTCGGCCGGGTACCCGGCGTGCCGCAGGAGGTGGCCCACCATCTCATCGCCCTCGTCGCCCGTGGGGAAGGGCATGCCCAGCCTCGGGTGCTGCCGGCGGACCTCCTGCTGGGCCAGGGCAGTAGCGGCGTGCCACGGCTCGTGCCCGCGCAGGCCCCACTCATCCATCTCCCGGTCCAGGTCGGCGGCGTCGCGGATAAGCGGCTCGTCCTCGGGGACGTGCGCGGCGGTCTTCCCGAACGGGTCGTCGGCCTCCCCGCGCCGCATGTAGGCGTCATACTCGGCCGGGACGGCCTTCCGGTGCTCGCGCCAGTGCCGGTAGCTGGCGAGGTAGTCATCCCCCGGCTGGTAGTCGCCGTGCTCCTGGGTCCGGACGTACGGCACGGGAACACCAAGCCGCCAGGCGACCGCCGCCCGGTGGTGGCCGCCTCCTACTTCCCAGGCGCCCTCGTCATGGTGGGCGACCTCAACCGGGTGCTCGAAGCCGTGCTCGCGGACGTGTGCCTCCAGGTCTGCCATGTAGCGCGGCTCGCGGCGCAGCAGGTCAGCAGTTACCCCGGCGATGTCATGGTGAGGGTAGTCCGTGAAGGTCAGCCGACTGAGGTCGCCAGGGTGCAGGACGCCAGACTCTGCCTCATCCTCGTCGTCTAGCGCGGCGGTCTTGGGCGCGTGGGCCAGCTCCCGGATGCGGTGCAGCACCCCGCCCGGAGCGTATGCGACGTACTTTTCTGTCACGTTTGAAACGTCGTCCCAGCCGGTGCCATCCGGCCCGAACGCCATGTCGCGGCCCGCGTGCAGCCGGTCCCACAGCGCCCTCGCCTCGCGGGTGCGCAGCGGCTCCTCCAGCCGCAGGATGGCCCGCGCCTCGGCCAGCACCGCGCGGGCCTGCGCCAGGACGGCCGGGGGAAAATCGGCGAGCGAGTGCTGCGGGAGGTGCGGCGGGGAAACGCTCCAGCGCATGGCGGTGACGTCGTAGGCGGCGTAGGGCCTGATGGCGGTGACGCCGTCCTCGCCGCCGCCGATCGCCTGGTTGCAGTAGGCGGTGAGCGACCAGGCACCCCCGAACGGCGGGTGCCAGTCCGGGTCGTTGAACCGGGCGCGGAGCACCGCGTTCAGGGACTGCGTGACCTGGTCATCGCTCATGGCCGACAGGGCGGGTGAATGGGACCGGGCGCAGTCATAGTCCGCGCCTATGAGCACGTCCAGGTCCTGCGCCTCGTCGTTGGGGCGGCTGCCCGCCCACTCCGACGCCGACCCCCCGGCTATGTAGACCCGCAGCCAGGACTGCCAGTCGCTGCTCGCGATGCCGGAGTCCGCCCGCAGTGCCTGGTCCAGGCGGGTCATGATGGCCTCGCGGACCTCCGGGCGAAGCTGGCGGTCCTCATCGAACAGGCGGGGGTCAAGGCCGGTGGTCGCCGAGAAGATCCCGGAGGAGGGCGACCAGCGGGCTGCTGCCGTCCTGTGCCGGTGCAGCTCCGGCATCAGGCAACCCCGCGCCCTGGTCACCCGGACCTCCTCCAGCCCGGCATCCCGTGCCGCCATGTAGCGGTGCTCGCCGTCTTCCAGGATGGTCCCGTGCGAGCAGGTTACGAGGGAGCCGGGGACCGTGCCATGGTCCTCGGCGTAGCCGCGCAGGGCCGCCTGCTCCCGGGCAGCCCCTGCCGCTGCTTCGTCACCGTATCTCTTCTGCGGCTCGTCCTCGGGATGGCGGTACTCCCACACGTCGCCCAGGGTCATCCCCGGGTGGTTCATCGAGGCTACGCCGTGCAGGTCATCAAGCGGCACCATCGCGCCCCGGTCCTGCGGGCCGGGGCCTTCCGCCGCCCCGGTCACGCTTTTGGGCGGAACGTGCTCCCGCAGGACGCGCACGGGATGCCTGGAGCGGTACGCCTCTGGCTCGATGCCGCCTTCCTGCAGCTCCGGGTCGGGCTCCATCGGCCCGGTGGGCTGGACCACATACACGCGAGGGGTACTCCCGGGGTTCGCGCGCACCGCCTCGTCAGCGAAGAAGTCCGCCATCTCGTGCGTGGTGGAGGCGTAGACGTGCTCCCTGGCCCCGCCCTCGCCGATGGCCCCGAGGTCATCGTTCGCGGGAAATCCGGGAGCGACCAGGTCACCGCGCCTGAGCTTGCGGTGTGTGCCGTGATACCAGGGGCCGCCCGCGTCCGCCCCCCCGGTCACGCTTTTGGGCCAGGCTCCCATGACCCTTCCGGGCCGTCGCCCGCCGCCGCGATCACCCGCAGCGCCAGGTCATGCACCGCCTCGGCGACCTCCCGGGCGACCGGGGCGTCCTCCAGCCTGACGGCCACCGCCAGCAGCCGCTCCCCGGTGAACCGCAGGAACCCCGGGATGGCGGCGAGCAGCTCCCGTGCCTCGTCCGCAGCAGTGCCGGCGGTGATGGCGGCCGGGACCACGTCGGCGACGGGGGAGATGACCATGCCCTGCGAGGCGGACTCCTCGTTGTCGCCGACCCGGCGGATGACGCGCAGCGGATGCGCGGACTTCCACTCATCGCCGTTGTAGCCGCCCTTCACCTCGCCGGTCGGCGCCACCTCGTAGACGTGGCCGCCAGCGTCCCGGGCGTAGTCCCGCGCCCCGGTCAGGTCGGTGGTGAAGTGGTTGAACTGCGAGCGCGGTCCCTCGTCGCCCCACGCGTTGGTCGGATGGCCGACAGTGACCTGGCTGCCCTCGCGCAGCCGCTTCGACCGGCTGCCATGGTAGAAGGGGCCGGTGACCTGCTGCTCCTTGCTGACGTAACCGCCCTCCGGGCCGTGCGTCTGGTACCGCCAGGTGAACGACGGGGGACCAGGTGGCTCCAGGGCGGCCTCGTGCCGGGAACCGCCGTCGTCCTCGTCCGGCTCGTGCAGGTGCCGGTACTCCTCCGGGACCGGCATCTCCCGCTTGACGTCGAACCCGGCGCGGCTGCGCACGTCATCGTCGTTGTTGCCGCGCGGCCACCCGTCCTTCAGGTAGAACGGGTCCTTCTCCAGGTCATCGGCCTTCGGCGTCACCTGGTAGACGCGCGGCGGACGGCCGAGCGTCAGGCTGGCCTTCTCCGCGTAGCCCCAGGCGTGCGCCAGGCCCGCCGTGGCGTACCCGTGCGTGCCCTCGTGGTCCATCCCGAAAGCGCGGCCACGGCCGGGAGTGACCTCCTGCAGGCCCTCCTCGGTGGTGCCATGGTAGTAGGGGCCCCTCGCGGGCAGCCCCTGCCGGTGGCGCTCGACGTTCTCGTCCAGGCGCGCCTGCCTGCCTGCAGCCGCCTCCGGGCTGACGTCGAAGGCGTGCGAGCAGTTAGCGCAGGTGGCCGTGCTCCCGCGACTGCCCGGCTGCCGCTCGCGGCTCCCGCACTGAGGGCACCTCTCCTGCGTCATCAGGGCCAGCTCGCGCTCGAACTCCGGGGATCGCCTGACCGGCTGGTGCCCCTCCCCGGGGAAGTGATGGACGGGGGCCTTGTGGCTGTCTGAGCAGTTCACGCAGAAGGGGGCCTCACCGGGAACGCGCTCCTCGGCCCCGGACGCCTCATCGCGGTGGCGCGCCCACAGGAACCCGTCCAGGTCGCGCTCTGGCGCGATCCTGGTGTGCGGGCCGCCTTTGGTGGCGGCCGTCACCTCATGCCCCTCCCCGAAGTGCGCCTCCAGCTCCCGGGCCGCCGTGTGCTGCCGTGGCTCGTCCGCGTCAGCGGCATGCGGGAACCCCGGGTAGGAGGTCCGCTTCCGCTCGCCGCTCGGGTAGTTCAGCGGGGCGGGCCGGTCCTGCGCCTCCGCGCCGTGGAACGGCCCCCTGCGCCCGTCGGCGAACGGCTCGTCCTCGTGCGGGGAGTAGGCGACGTAGGCGCGGATGCTGGGCCAGTGAGCCGCGTTGGCGCCGTTCGCCCGGTGGTGCCCGTCGGCCACCTGGAACACGCCGTGGCGGTGCACCAGGACCACCGGGGGAACCTTGTCGCGCTGCCGGTGGTCCCTGAACCCGTCGGCGGCGCGCTTCACGCGGGGGTCCCACGGCTCGGCCTTCATGTAGTCGATGCGGCTGGTGTCCACCGTGCGCGGGCGGAACCGGATCTCTGACCCCGGGTAGCCGGTGAGCGGGTGCAGTTCACCGGTGGACTCGGCATAGGGATGTCCTGGCCGGTCGTGGTACAGCTCGGCAGCAGCATCGCCGATGTCCCAGCCGTATCCGTTGCCCGTGTCCGGCCCGAATCCCTCAGGCGCCCCGTGGACTTCAGGGTCCCCGTACAGGTGCGGGTGCCGCCTCCCGATCTCCTCCCAGGTGAGACCGTCATCGTCTCGGCCAGCCTCCAGGACGGCCTGGCGGTGCTGCGGGGTGCCCCCCAGCTCGGTCAGCGGCCTGCGGCAGTAGTGGCAGCGCAGCTCCGCCGACGGGTCGCGGACCTCGTACCGGCCCGAAGACCGGCCAGCAGGCTCCCCGAAGGGGCCGTTCAGCTGGGGCATGTCCCCGCCGGGGAAGATGCCGTGCTCGTCGTGCTCCGGCTCGCCCTCGGCGAACGTGTGGTGCACCCCGATGCCATGGGCGCGGTCCTCAGCGTGCGACTGCTCGCAGGTGAGGTTGCAGTACCTTCCCTGGTCGTACTCGCCCCGGTCCCAGCGCTCGTCCCGGGCGCGGTCCCGGGCCAGGGCCGCCTCCACCTCCGGGGAGTGGCCGTCCTCCGGCCAGTGACGCACCTCGGCGCCCTCGCGGCGGGAGCAGTGCAGGCACTGCGGCACCTCATCTGGGTCGCGCTCGGTGATACCGTCGTCCTCACCCCTGCGCATGGCCCAGGCGAAGCCATGCTCATCCTGCTCAGGCGGCATCCGCCGGTAGGACTGATGGTCCTCGTCATCCATGTCGTCCCAGGGCTCGCCATCGTCGTCCTCGCCGCTCGCGGCAGCCTCCAGGGCGGCAGTGCGCCCGTCGTCATTGCCCTCCAGGTAGCGCATGGCCTCGTCGTGCCCCGGCCCGGCGAACATCCGGTCGATATCGCGGCCGGCATCCCGCCCGGCCCTCTCGCGGCCCGCCAGCTCGTGGTGCTCGGCCAGCGCCGCGTGCCAGTCGTCGGAAGTGCCCCAGCGGTAGTGGTGCCGGGTGCTATCCGGCGTGAACGGCTGGTCGCCCTCCACGTGCGGCGGCGTTCCCGGGTCGAGTTCCTTGTGCCGCCAGGCGTCCTCGGTGACCTCCGTCGGGCCGGAGCGCGAGGTGACCTTCCCGTGCAGGATGTCCGCCATCGATGACGGGCACTCGGCGCTGTCCGTGCACTCCGCCTGGGTGTGGGGACGCGGCCAGGTCAGCCGGTCGTTGCAGTACTGGCACTCCTCGCCCCGCACCGGGTCGCCGTACCGGCGCATCCGGCCCCAGGAGGCCCCCTCCATGTCGGAGACGTCCTCCCGGGCCTCGTGCTCCCACCAGTTCTTGCACGACGGGCACGAGTAGCCTCCCTCGCCCGACCAGGCGTAGCGCGCGTCGTCCGGGCCGCTGACCGCCTCCATCCGGGCGACGGCCCGCTCGTGCTCGCCGGTGCGGGCGTGCTCCGCCTCGATCCTCGGCCGCAGGTCATCCCAGTACGTCTTGCCCTCGCCGCCAGCGGCCTCGTCATTTGCGGCAGCAGCTTCCAGGGCGGCCGTGTGCCCGCGCAGGTCGGGAACCTCGCGGATCACCTCGGCAGGATCCTGGGTCGCCCAGTCATGCCCTTGCGCGTCGCTGCGGTGGCCGATCCAGCCGACCGGCCGTACCTCGTAGACGTGGCGCCCGTACCCCCTTGCCCCCTTGCCGTGCCCGCCGGGCCCCCAGTCGTCCTCGGGGTGCTCCGTCATGTAGACGTGCTCCAGCGGCTCGTCGGTGAAGTTGCCGGGGTGCCCTGGCTCGACGTGGCCGCCGGGCGCGATCTCGTGCCTGGTCCCGTGGTAGAGCGGTCGCGGGGCGTCCAGCGGGTGCCGGTGGTCCTCCAGGCCAGAGTCGCTGGGTAGTAGCGGTCCTGCGCGCCTTCCGGCCCCCGGGCGTGGATGACGCCGTAGGTGCCGTGGTTGTAGCTCCACCCGGCCGGGGACGGGGGCGTCCATTCCGGTTCGCCGTTCTCCTCAAAGTGGGCGACCACCGGCGGGAGGTGCAGGCTGCTCTCGCTCGGCGTCAGCGGCCGGAACGGCCTGCTGGCCTCCGGGTCGTGCAGCACGCGCTCGAACTCCCCGTTCCTCCTGGGAGTGCCGCCGAAGAAGTCGGTGTGCTCCGAGAGCTGGAAGACGTCCGGCCACTGCCGCTCGCCGGGGAGGCCGCGCTGGGTTTCGTGCTGGTGCGTCGAGTTGGTGCGCTGGTGCTCACCGGCGTGCCACCGCTCCTGGTTCTTCGGGGACATGTGCAGGTCGGAGGTGCGGGAGTCCATCCCGTGCATGTGGTGCATGTGGTCGCGCAGCTCGCCCTCCCTGGGCGGCTCCACGTAGGGCAGCGCCGCGCGCCTGGCGGCCTCCGCCGCCGCCTGGCTCCTCTCGTACGCGTCGTCCTCATCCTCGGTGTCGCGGCCTTCATCATCGTCATCCTCGTGGCCACCCTGGATGTCGTCGTCCCAATCGTCCTCGTCCATGGCAGTGGCTTCCAGGACAGCCTCGTGGTGGCGGCCCTCCTCGTCGAACAACGGGTCCATGTGCCGCTGGCCGCCGGGCCACTGGCGCTGCGCCTCGTCCTCGGGCAGGCACTCGGCGCCGGTGTGCCGCTGGGTGACGTCCACCTGGTCCTCACCGAAGGCGATGGCACACCGGTTGGCATCCTTCTCCGAGCTGAGGCCATCACACGGCGACTTCTCGAAGGCGTTCCCGTACACGATCCCGTCATGGCCCTGAGACCGCAGGTGGGCGATATGCCGCTGGGCTATCTCGTACTTCTCCGGGTGGGCGTTCAGCCAGCCGGTCGCGTACGGATGCACCTGCCGGTGCTGGCGCATGTAGTGCTCGCTCGGCTCGTCCTGGCGGCGCATCCGCTCGCCGTCGTCGGCGTAGTCGTAGGCCACCCCGACGTCAGACCCTTCGTCGTGGTACTCCTTCAGCTCCGGGTCCAGGTGCCGCTCGATGTGGTTGCCGGCCTTCCACTCCCGCTCGTATGCCTCCTGGTCCATGTCGTGCTCGGAGGCGTAATGCTTCGGGCTCCTCATGAGGAGCCGGGCGTGGATGACGTTCTCCTGCGGGCCGCCCTGCGGGAAGCCGCCGGATGGGTGGTCGCCGTGGGCGAACTGCTCGGCCACCTTGTGGCAGGCGGTGAAGTGGTGGCCCAGCAGCGTGTTCCAGTGCGACGTGTCGTCGGGGTCGTCCTCGTACTCCAGGTCGCTGTACGGCCGGTCGCCGCCGAAGTCCCCGAACCGGTGCGGGGAGCCGTGGAACCACTCCAGTCCCCGGGTGTGCGGGTTCGGGTACGGGGCGCGGCCCGGTGCGGGATCATGGAGATCATGGCGCTCGCCCTCCGAGGCGAGCGAGGATCGCAACGGGTACGCGGCTGCCGCTGCGGTCACCGGCCTTGTCCTTCCCGTGCTGGGGCGCGCCGCGACGGCCTCGCGCCGGGCGGGGGCCGAGGGAGGCCCCTCCGGCGGGTCGCGGCGCTCGCGCCCCTTCAGCCCGCGCGCCCACTTCTTGCCCTGTTCCGTCTGGTCCTTCGAGTGCCTCGCCTTCGGGGACATCTCCTGCGACCAATCCCACATCGCGGTGGCCAGGCCCCGGGCCTGGTGGTCGCGCCCGTCGCCGAGCAGGGACCCCCTGGCGGTGTCGTCCTCGTCGCCGGCCACGTCCATGTGGTGGACCCAGCCGGTGGCGCCGAACCAGTTCAGGCGGCCGACGACACGGCCCTCGGGGGTGTGCGCCTCGATGAAGTGGCGGGGCTTACGCTCCCCCATGTCCTCCGTGCGGTAGCGCAGCGTGTAGTACCCGAAGGGCCGCTCATCGCCGTCCCGCTGGCGCGAGGCGCGCTTAGGCGACAGGGGCGGCTCCTCGTGCGGTGCCACGATCGCGGGCGGCTCGTCGCGGGCCGCCTCCCTCGGCGGGACGCGCATCTTGTGGCTGCAGTACTCGTGCATGTGCAGGGCCTCGCGCGGCTCGCCCCAGTAGCCCCACTCCTGCAGGTCGTCGCCGTTCCCGTTGCGGACGTCCTGCGCCCGGACGGTGGTGCCCCAGATGTGGTACCTGCCAGGGTGGTCAGCGGGCAGGCTGCCCGACGGCGGGTCGTTCACCTCGGCGGCAGTCTGCTCGGCGTACTTCCGGTTCAGGGCCACCCAGTCGCCTGGGTTGAACTGGCCCCGCTTGGCGTTGCGGGACTCCGGGTTGAGCGCCGGGGCGGCCCGCCAGATGCGGACCTTCGCGCCGGGCTTGCCGCGCGCCCTGCGGATCATGCGCAGGTGGTCATGGCCGAACTGGCCCTCGCCGAAGTCATACCACTCAGGGTGGTCGTAGACGTCGGCGGGGAAAGTGTCGCCCTGCGTCAGGTCGTGCAGCGGCGCAGCCTCGTCGTTCGGGCGGTGGCTGACGCCGTAGTCCTCCGGGGTGGCCGCCGCCTCGAAGTGGGCCACCACCTCCGCCACCGGGGCGGCGGGCGGCTCGGCCGCCGCCTGGTGCCGCTGCTTCCACCGCCGGATGCGCGGGTCCTCCTGCTCCAGGTGCTCGCGCGTGCCGCCCGCCTCGCCATGCCAGGCGTTCAGGGCCTCCTCCACGTGCCGGGGACCGACGTGGGCGGCCAGCTCCCCGGTCTTGGGGTCGGTGTCCAGCCCGGTGACGTCGTGGGCGTACTCCCCGGTGGCCTGGTGGTGCAGCTGCAGGTACATGCCGCCGAAGCTGCGGCCCGTCCAGCCGGACGGCCTCCCAGACGGAAGGCGGTGCTCCAGTTCGTAGTACGGCTCGCCGTCGTCCCTGAACCTGATCTTGCCGCGCCCGCCCTCGTAGCGGGTCATCAGCTCCTGGCCGTTGCGCAGCGCCCGGTCGGACTGGCGGGACTCCTCGGTGCCGCCGGGGTCCTCGATGTCCTGGACCTTCCTGAACAGAGCATCACCGAACGCCTTCCCCGCCTCCTGGGACTGGCGCTTGTGGTCGATGTAGTCCCGGCTGGCCTCGGCCTGGTGCTGGGTCTCGAAGCCCCGGGCGTTGCCGGTCATCGCGTGGCGGCCCGCGTTGTCGACGACGTGGAAGCGATTGGTCTGCGGGTGGCGGACCACCTCGTACGGGCCGTGCCACTCCTCGCTAGGGCTGTAGCCCTGCGGCTCGTGCACGCGCGGCTCCGGCCGGGCGGCCAGCTCCAGGTCATAAGCGCTGACCCGGGAGTGCGGGAACTGCGGCGGGTTGCGGCGCAGGTGCTCCCGGTAGGCCTCGTGCAGCCCGACGGCGTCGACCTCTCCGGGATGCGTGCGGCGGACCTCGTCCGGCTCGCGACGGGTGGTCAGCCGGTACCAGTCCTGCATGGCGCTGCTGTTGCCGGAGAACATGCCACGGCTGCCGTCGTAGGCGCCCTCGTTCGGGTGGGTGGACCTGCCCTCGCGGTCCACGACGTGGTAGGTGGCGTTGCGCTCCCGCTCGCTGTAGTCGCGGCCCTTCTCGCGCTCCGGGTCCCGGGTCACGTAGTAGGGGCCGTGGTCGGGGGCGGTCAGGTGCGGGTGCTCCTCCAGCCTGCGGTTACCCGGGTCGCGCTGGCCATCGCGCATCCGGGCCAGGAAGTGCCCCGCCACCGGGGACTCGCCCGTGGGGGTGGCGAACACGTCCTCGCTCTCGGGAACATCGGCGGCTGCCTCGAAGTGGCCGAGCAGGTCATCGCCCGCGCTGGCCTTGCGGAGTTGCCGCTGATGCGCTTCCATGCGCTCATAGTCCTCACGCGTGAAGTCCCAGTCCGGCCCCCATCCGTGCGGGCTGCCCAGGTAATGCCTGCCCTCCTGGTAATCCCCATGGTCGCCGCTCCACTCCTCGTGCAGCCTGACGACGCGCAACGGATGATCAGTAATCCGCGATCCACCGTGTCGCAGCTGGCCCCGCCTGGTGCCCCCAAGGTTCTCCGGGTCATGCATGTGCGGGCCTGTCGGCTCTACCTCATAGACTCGCGCTCGCCCGGACTCCCCGTACCGGTCAGCTCCTGGCGGCTCGTGGGCACCGTCAGCGAACCAGCGAGCCTGGCCGGGGTTGACCGACATGTAGAGGGGCTTGCCTGTCACTGACTGCCACTTCGGCAGCCTGCCCACGTGCTCGTAGTTCCGGTGCGCGGCGGCTTCCTCGCCAGTCAGCAGGTCCCCGGGATGCAGTTCGTACCGCGTGCCGTGAAAGAAGGGGCCGCGCTCCTCGTCGAGGAAGCCTGCCCGCCGCTCATCGCCCATGCCCTCAACGATAGCAAGAAAACCTGCATTAGTCATAGCCGCCTCCCGCAACTTCCGGGCGGGAAGAATAGCGGGAGGCGGGGCCTAGGAGGCGACGGGCATGGCCTGCGCCAGGAACTCCTGGCAGGGGCCGCCCTCGGGGCCCGCCGTGCAGGCGAACGCCCGGCACGCGGTGGTGCCGTTGGAGTGCAGGGCGTACGGGTGCCGGCACCGGGCACAGGGGCCGGAGCGAGACCGGGAGGCCTGCGGGACCAGGGTCTTCTCCTGGGGGAAGGGAGCCTCGCGCGTCATCGTCTCTCCTTCCGTCACGTGGCAATCATCCTGTCCAGGATACCGTGATGATCACCAGCGGCTGAAGGGGGCGCGCCGTCAGGACCGGTGCCGCCGCATGGCGGCCGGGGAGCGGCCGAGGCCCGGCGGCATCCGGGACCCGGGGACGGGGCGGGTGCCACGGGACAGGCCGCCCCGGCCGGTCATCCCGCCGAGGGACGTGGCGTAGGGGTTCTGCGCCTCCGGGTTGAACCGCTGCAGCGCGTCGTAGTCGCCCATCGCCGCGTGCGGGCGCAGGGACCGCAAGTCAGAGCTGATGTAGGCCTTCATCTGCTCGCCCAGCAGCCGGGCCACGGTAATCGAGCAGGCGTCGGCGATGTCCTTGGTCCGCACCGGGCCGGAGTCCGCGCACACCACCTTCGCCTGGCCCTCCGGCTTCTGCACGAACCGGAGCTCGTCCCGCAGCTCCCCGTGCGGGGGGCAGTGCGCCAGGCCCATGTTGAGGCACGCCTTGAACGTCTCCCAGGTCGCCCAGTTCAGGGCGGCGGTCGCGGTCCGCTCCCACACCATCACGTTCTTCTGGAGATGGGCGCGGCGGACCATCTTCTGCAGCGCCTGGACCGACGCGGCGGCGTTCCACTGGTCGAAGGACAGCTGGCCCGGCTGGAACGGCAGGACGACGTTGGCCATGATCCAGTCGCGGACCTCGTCGTAGTCGATCGTGTGGCCCTCGAAGTCGGCCGGGTCCCAGAAGTGCACCAGGTCGATGACCGCGTGGGCCAGCTGCGGCTCGCCCGGCACGGGGAGGCCCGGCTCGGCGTGCGCCACCACCAGGCCGAACCGGCAGTTCACCGACGACGGGTCACCGTGCGCGGTGTAGGAGACGGACAAGGGGCCGCGCGCCTGCATGACCAGCTCGGGCCGTCCCCAGGCGGGGTCGCGGCCCTGCCACGGGGCGAACATGTCGTCGATCCGGGCGGCGTTCAGGTAGGCGTCGAGGGCAGTCTGCCAATCCGATCGCCTCTCGACGGCGAACGCGTCAGGGTTGGCCTTCTCCTCCCGCGCCATCTCCTCGTCATAGGCCTGGATGGCACCCCGCAGGGACTGCAGCACCGGCAGGCGCTCCGGGTCATGCTCACCGAGGTCGCCAGTGAAGCCCTCCGGGAACAGCGGCAGCAGGTGCGCCCGCTCCCAGTCCTCGTAGATCGCCCAGGACTCCAGCTGGACCATCAGCTTGGTCGGGTAGGCGGGCATCACCTCGCCCGGCTCGGGGGCGGGCTCGGACTGCAGGGAAAGGTTCCACAGCTCGTAGAAGCCGCCGGTCATCTCCCAGGTGGACGAGGGCAGCACGATGAACCCGTCGGTGCCGAACTGGTCGAGCGACGGCCGGGCGGCCTGGTAGATGACCTTGAACTCCCGCGTCACTCCCGCGTTCTTGACGTGGGCCGCCTCATCAAAGCCGAGGATGCAGCCGGCCGGGCCACGGGGGGCCAGCGGGGTCGACTCGCGGGGCACGATCCGGAAGGTGGCCGCGTCGCGGGACGAGTCGATGCCTCGCCGGGCCAGCTCGTGCATCCGGACGAAGTCGTACGGGGCGTAGACGGTCAGCGACTCGGCCTGCGCCTCGGAGATGTAGGGGGTGAAGCACGGCGCGGTGGTGATCACCGAGTACAGGTCGCCCCACAGGTTCTCCTTCGCCTGCTCGCGCTTCCCGGCGAAGCAGGCGACGGCCAGCGCCTTCTCCTGGGAGATGCCGTAATGGGCCTGGGGGTTGCCGAGGGACAGGTAGTTCCACAGCACGTACGACATGCACAGGGCCGAGAAGTACCCCTTGGAGCCGCGCCGGCCGAACGCCAGGATCAGCTCGGGGAACCACCGGTAGCCGCGCTTCTTCAGGTAGGCGATCCGCTCGTAGAGGTCAGGCTGGATGCCCTTGGTGCGGGCGGAGAACTTCCCGTCGGCGGCGTCCGGGTTGGTGTCGCGGAACCGCTGCTGCCACTCCGCGATCACCCGCCGGTCGTAGTCGGTGAACAGGTCATCGCGCAGGAACGCGATCTTGAGGAGGGTCGACTGACGGGGGTACAGGCCCGGCTTGGCCAGCCACTCCTCCCCCGTCACGAACGTGACCGGGTCCGGCACCGGCGGCCCGTCGTACCACCCCAGCATGTCCAGCGGGCCGACGGCGGTGGTGTCAGGCGCCTGCCAGCGGCTGATCGCCACCGGATGCCCCCGTCGACTGGGTCACCGTGACGATGCCCCGCCAGTCAGGGCGCCCCGTTAGCTCCCAGGCGATGAACCAGACCATGGCCTCATATCCGGCATTGTGGGACTCCCAGCCGCGCTTGCCCTCGACCTCGTCCCACAGGTCCTCGGCGTCCATGCCGAGGACGGCGGCGACGGCGGTCACCACCGGGGGACACTCCGGCTCCTGCCATGCCTCCTCGGCCGCTCGCAGGGCCGTGCCGTAAGCGTCCCACATGAGGCTGATCACGCCAGTCTCCACTGATGGCCCTCGTCGAGGTAGCCATGCCAGCCGTCGTCGGTGGCCGGGTCACCGCCGATCATGGAGCCGATGCTGTTCCTTACCTCCAGCGAGCCGTCGGGGCACTCCCTGAACAAGTGCGGCGGGGAGCAGACGTGCTGGACGCTGCGCGCCCTGGGCGGGACGCCGGGGTCCCTCGCGTTCGGCTTGAGGAAGAACACCGCCGGGATCCCGTTCGTGTAGCCGCCCGTTGGCCCGAAGTAGTCGCCTGGCCGCTCGATCTCCCCCATCGAGGCGACGCGGCGGCCCGTCAGCATCGCGCCTGCTGGACACCGGCAATGATGCTTGCCATCCTGTGATCATGTCGACGTACGCGGTGGCCTTCTTCCTCGGGGGCCTCCTGGCCGGATACCCCTGCTACCTGTTCGGGGTGCACCGGGCGCTGCGCCACCTCGGGTCGGCCGAGTACCGCAAGCGCAAGGAAGAGATCGAGGCCGAGCGGGCCAGGACCCGGCTGCACCTGTAGCCGGGCATGAGAGCCCGGCGGCAGGCCGCACCGCCCGCAGGGCACCAAGCCGTTCTCGTCGTACGCGCCCAGGCCGTTGCGGCTCCAGGGATGCGGGACCATCATCCTGGACTCACGGGAGGCAACGGCGCGAGGCCGGCCCGGATCTCGGCGGCAGTAGGCTCCTTGACGTCTCCCCGGAAGCTGGTCCGCCGGTCAGTGGCAGTCCGCTCCACGGTGGGCAGGTACGGGTCCCATCCTGGGCCATGGTTCGGCGAGAAGGGCCGCCACAGCTCCGCCATCTCGACTCCGGTATCGAAGGCGAAGTCCTCCATGCATTCATGCCGGTCCACATCGGACAAACGGTCGAACAACCACCGCGTCCAGGACTGCTCGTTATAGGTCGCGGCCGGGACGGGGAAGTAGTGGTTGACCCGCATCTGCTCGTCATGGCGGTAGGAGTTGGGGCCGTGCCGCTGGACGATGAGGGTCAGGCCGCGCGCCTCGCCCTTGTGCCTGCCGGGCTTGTCGCGCTGGCAGTCATCCTCCAGCCACACCCGCCAGCCGAGGTGCCGCCGGTACCGGAGGCGATCAACCAGGCCCGCCAGTTCATCCGGGTAGGGGGCGACCTGGCGCATGAGCGGGGGAGGCTCATCATCCTCCAGCCCGAAGGCCTCCCCTATGCCAAGGCGAAGCGCCAGCTCGTAGTTCCTGGCCGGGGTCCCCGGCTCCGCTTCGCCGTCCAGGGGGAGGCCGGCCTTAACGCAGGCGGCTTCCAGCACGGCCCGCAGCAGGCCCTCCGCCGCCCTCTCGCCGAGGGCGCCAGTCGCCTCGTCAATGGACGCGCTGTCGCCGGGGTTCTTCCCGAATGCGCCGCTCATGGTCGGCCCTCCTAAGACTTCAGTGCTGGTGCCCGTGCCCTCGGCTGCCGTCGAGGAAGTTCCGCAGCGTGTCCTTGTCGGTGTGGATCCAGCCTTCCTCGCCGATGCCGAGGACGTCGTGGACCGCCTCGTGGACCCTCTTGTCGGGGTCGAACGGGGGACCGCCGGGGACCCGGCCGGTGATGGTGACCTCCGGCATCGCGCCGTCCTGCAGCTGGCCGGCCGCCGCGAACCGGTACCAGTTCACGTCCACCGTGAAGCCGATCGCGGCGAACCGGTCGCGGATCTCGCGCTCGAAGTCCGGGTAGTTGTGCCGCTTGGCGGCAGCGCGCTGGTTCAGCTCAGCGTGCAGGGCGATGACCTGAACGACTTCCGAATCGAGCAGGTCAAGAACGTTCCCGTCATCCGTCAAGCTGTCCTCCCTGCGGCGCCTCCCCCGCCAGCACCGCCCGGATCTCCGGGGAGGCGTACACGTCGGCGGTGAACGCCTTCCACTGGGCCGGGGACAGGTGGCGGCGGACGATGGCGAAGAATGACATAAAGGCTCCCTGCCACGCGGAGGCCTCCACCCCTTCGCCCTTCCGGTCCCGCTCCAGCTGCGCCAGCAGCCGCATCGCGGCCACCATGTCGCGGGGGGCGACGTCGCCCTCCCCGTGGACGAGCCGCTCGGTACCCCGGGCGATGATCGCGGCGAGGGCGTCCTGCGGGCGGGCCGAGGTGACGGCGGTGTCGTCGCCCCGGGCGGCAGCCGCCTCCTCGAGCGCGAGGCGGGCCTTGCGGTGCGGCTCGGCGAGGTGCGCGACGTGGGCGCGAAGCGACTCCTCCTCCGGGACGGCGGGGCTCAGGCCGGCCAGCAGGCGGCGCACCTGGCGCAGCGAGTACCCCTCGGCGAGGGCGGAGTCGATGGAGCGCAGGTGCGGGGACCGGCACGCGGGGCACAGCGGGTCCCACGGCTTGTCGTGGGCCTGGCCGCCGATGACGACGCGGCGCAGCGGCAGCGGGCCGCTAGTCGTCCCCGTCACTGCCGTCGTCGCCGGTGTAGGTGTCCAGGCCGTCCTGGGCGCGCCTGACCGGGTACCAGCCGTCGCGGGAGTTCAGGTGCGGGTACTGGGAGTTCCACGCCCTGGAGAACTGCCCCCGGCGGACGGCCGGGTCGGCGGTGCCGGAGGCCGGGTAGACCTCGTGGTTCCACCTATCTTGTTGTTTCCATTCTGTCAGGATGTCCGACTTGGCCGCGCGGGACGTCACCCCCGCTAGGGACGCCTTGATGAGCGCGTCCGCCTGCGCCTCAAGCTCCCTGCAGACCCCGAACCGCATCCGCACCAGCCCCGCCTCCCTCCCATGCCGCCAGCAGCTGTTCCAGGCCCTCGTCGGCGCATGCCGCGATCAGGGTGCCTGACGGCAGGCCCACGGCGGCGGCGGCGTCAGGCTCGCGCATGTCACGGTAGAGGAGCATCTCGATGGCCCTCGCGCGCAGTGGCGGCAGGACGCTCGCCCGGCTGGCGTACATGGCCCGCAGGTCAAGGACGGAGTACTGGGTCCCGTCCGGGGCGGTGATCATCTCCGTTCCCTCAGACAGGTAGAGGGACTCGATGGCCTGAAGGTGCCGGAACAGCTCCCTCAGGTGCGTGAGGTCAATCGCCCCTCCTCCTCTCAGAGTGCCGGCAGGAAGGCCCGGGGACTAAAGCTCCCTGGCGCGATCATAAGCCATGGAAGGGAGAAGAGGGCATCCCTGGAGGGCCCGCGCGCAGGTCAGGGGGTGCCGATGCCCTCCAGGAACCGCTGCATGCCCTTCATCGACCAGACCACGGCGTCGGCCCGCTTCGAGAGGGAGGCGCGGAACACGGCGAAGTAGCGTTCCTCGATCGCGTAGCTCACGCCGTACTGGGTGCGGTCCTCAATCGTCGGCCTCCCGGCCGCCTCATGGCCGGGCATCACCCGGAACCCCCGGGAGAACCGCTCCTCCCATTCCGCCTTGGCGAACATGGAGTCCGCCCAGATGGAGGCGGCGGCCAGCTCCCACTCGTACATGCGGGTGAACATGACGCCAAGCAGGTTCCTGCGGTCCCGGTCCGACAGCCTTCCCCAGTCCTGGACCGGGACGCCGAGCTCGTCCTTCTCCCACATCGGGGAGCCGTCCTCGTAGCACCTCACCTCGCCGGTCTCCGGGTCCGACAGCGGGACCTGGACGTGCCGGTTGACCCGCTCCAGGACGGCGAACGCCACCGCGAACCGGTCCCGGATCATCCCCGCCGCCAGGGCCTCCAGCTCTGCCAGGGCCTGGCGCTCCGCCTGCGGCCAGTCGCGGCGGATCCGGGCCAGCCCGGTCCCCTTGAAGGTGCGCGCCCGGTCGGGGGCCGTCTCGATCTCCATCGGCTTCTCGTCGCCGGGTTCCAGCGGCCGGTCCATGTCCCGCAGTGCCCGCTCGGCCTGCTCATGCACGTCGCTCACCGCTGCTCCCCCAGTAGCCCCCTGCTGGAAGCGCGGGCGATCCGCGCCTCGTGGACCATCGCGTCCCCGGCGGGCACCAGCGGCCCCGCCAGCTCGTCGCACTCCCCCTGGCTGCCGCACCAGCACTGCCCGCAGTCGGCCAGCAGCACCCGCCGCGCCAGCTCGGCACCCGTCATGGCGCCGCCTGGGCCTTCAGGTCCCAAAGCCACGTCACTCCAGTAGCGATCGAATCGCGGATGTGCTCGTTGTAGCCCCGCCCCGCCGCCTCCGGCACCAGCTCGATGACGGCCGCGCGGATCCTCTTCTTCCGCTCGTCGCTGCGCACCCGGGCGTCGCCCAGCATGACCGCCGACACGCGGGTGGCGGACACGTCATGGCAGTTGCCAGGGTCCATGGACCACACCATGAAGCCGGCCATCAGGCTGGACTCGACACGGTACCCGCCGCCCACCGACGGGGCCTCCAGGACCACGTCGGCCGGCCTGACCCGGTCAGTGACGGCGCTGATGGCGTCGCGCAGCTGCGTGGCCTTGTCCCAGGTGCCCCGGTAGCCGGTCAGGGCGGTGCGCGGTCGGATGGTGCCCTTCTCGTAGATGACCACGCCGTCCCCGCCCGCCGCCATCAGCGCCCACGCGCAGTTCGTGAGGGTCGCGTCCCAGGCGAGGACCGGGCGGCCCGGCTCCAGGTCCCGTGCTGTCGGCGGCCTCCACGGCGGGGGCGCGGGCTGCTCCTTCAGCCTGGCCCGCAGCCGCGTGCGGGACTGCTCCACGACGGCGCTCAAGCGATGATCTCCACTCCGCGCTCGTAGTGCGACAGCACGGCCCGGTACTTCGCGGCCACGCCCTCGGCGAACTCCTCGTCGTAGCCGAAGTGAAACTCCCGGGTGTCCCACGGCATGCCCATCGTCAGGAAGAACACGATGTACTTCCGCAGGCCGGACAGCCTCATGCACTCCTGCATCTGCGCCCAGTACCTCGGCCACCGCTCCCGGAACTGGGCGGAGTCCATGTCCCGGATGGCCGGCCGGTCCCTCGTCGCCTTGAAGCCGAAGACGTAGATCGACTTGAAGTCAAAGCCCAGCGGCCCCTCGCCGCCCAGGTCGAGGATGGCGTCCAGGTGGCAGCGCGACCGGGTCTCATGGTCAGCGAACCCGTGCTCCGTGCAGTACTTCTCCGGGTCGGGCCGGGCGCGCAGCATCCTGCGTGGCCGGCCGCAATTGGGGCAGCAGGTGGCGGGCAGCGGGACCGAAGCCCCCATCCAGTCGAGGAACGACTCGATGATCGCGTGCCCGAGGGAGCCGAACATGACGCTCATCATCGACTGGTAGTCCATGTCCTCCGGCCCGGCCTGCCCGGTGAGCCACAGCCACAGCTCGCGGTCGGTGGCCAGGGGATGCTGGGAGGCGTGGAACCAGCCGTCCGGCTCGCGCCGCACCGGCCGGGACACCATCAGGTTCAGCGTGGCGGGAGCCTCCCGGAGGATCCAGGAATAGAACAATGGTTTAATCAGGCATCCTTCGGCAGCCATATCGCCAATCCCAGTGATAATTGGCATCTACGTCACCAACCCCCGGTGAGTCGCATAATAGCTACGATTATAATCCCGCTGACAGATGATGCACCGCCTGCCTTTTCCGTTGGATCTGCTATGCGTACTTTCGTCAGTAAACTCATGTCCATTATCGCAGTGAGTGCGATTGGCTAGCGGGTGATGTCCATTGCGTACGTAGTCATTCATGTTCTGCTGGTGGGTGCCGTAGTACAGGTTGGTGCAGTGATTATTGGAAGGAACGTCATCCAGGTGGCAGACTTCAGTGTGGTCAGGGGCTGGCCCGATGAACGATGCCGCGACTAGTTGGTGAACATAGAATCGCCTGACCAGCAGCTTCCCGGAACCGTCCTTGCCTCCTTCATAAAGACTGACCATCGGATGCCCGCTCTTTGGGTGTACTGGCGTTTTGAGTAGGCCACCACGAGACCCCTGACGCTTCGCACTTTGCATTCTGCCGCACGAAGAAATTGCGTAAAATCCGTAACCTTCAATGGAAGACCACTCCTCTGAAGCACAGCAGCCGCTGTTGGCCATGTCCCCTATCCCGGCGATGACGGGCATCAGCGGCCTCCCGCGATGAGCTTGCTGGGGTATCTCTCGATGCGCCCCTGGTAGGGCGGGGTCACGCAGTGCCACTGGGAGAAGTTCCCGGCCGTCCTGCTCATCCGGATCGCCTGCCAGGTCCCGCTGCGCCTCGACCTCGGATCGCGCTCAGGGTAGGCGGGGAAGCCGAACACGGCGGTGGCCTCCGCGACGAGCCGGGCGTTGCGGTCCTCGTAGGTGGTGCCAGGCGGCATCTCGATGACGGTGACGCGGCCCGGAAGGCCGTCCAGCGCGGGGTCCTCCCACCAGGGGTCCACCCGGCTGCGGTCAGCGGGGACGATGACCACGTGCTCCGCCCCGGGGCGGTTCACGTAAAGCCACCGGCCGATGGAGGCGTCCCCGCCGGTGCAGCCTCCGGTCAGGTAGCGGTCAGCGTGCGGGACATGGACCGTGAGCACGTTGGTAACAACGCCCTCGGCTGCCTCGTCGCTCAGGCTCCTGGCGGCGGTGAAGGACACCGTGGCCAGGCTGGCGGGAGTCACCCGACCTCGATCGACGGATCGGACGCGCACACCCGGACGACCAGCTTCCCGTCCGCGTACAGGTCGCCGTCGGGGACCCGCAGGTCGTTGACGACCAGGCGCGGCCGGTTGGACGAATCGGGGGACCGCTCGACGCGCACCGAGCTGACCCCGAAGAGAAGCTGGTGGCCCTGCTCGTCGTAGGCGATGCCGGACCGGACCAGGCGGTCCGGCACCTGCACTGATTCTGGCACCCGCGCAGAGTGGATAACGCGCCATGGCAGCCGGGGTATGTACGGCGGAACCTCGGGAGCTCCTTCGCGGGCCTCGGCCAGGGCGGCAAGGGCCTCGGCCAGGGCGTCGGACAGCTTCCTGGCAGCCTGTTTTGCCGCGTCCGCCCTGGCGTTGGCATTCTCCAGGCGCACCTCAGCCGTGGCGACCTCGGCCCGCATCCGGTCCAGCTCCTCGCGAAGCTCGGGGAGGGTGCTGAGGGAGGCCTCGACCTCCTCCCACTTGCGCGCCGCCTCCAGGATCTCGGACAGGTCCACGTCCCGGATGGCGACCAGGTCCCAGGCGACCTCGGTCAGCTTGCCGTTGGCGTACCACCGCATCGGCAGCGCGATCCGGTCTCCCTGCGCCTGCTCGTTCAGCTTGTCGAGCATCTTCCGGGTGATGGTGATTGACTCGCCCAGCGTCGACTTCCCGTCCCACCGGAAGGTCCACTGCCCGCCTAGCGGCGTGTGCCCGTCCAGCTGGTCGTCCCACTGGTTGCCGCTGCTGCCCGTCTTCTGGCCGCCGAGCACCCGGGCGGTGTGCAGCTCGTGCAAGCGCCCCATCTCGGCCGTGGGGGAAGTCCCCGTCATGGCGTGCCTTCCTCGTCTTCGTCCTCGTCCTTCGGGTCCTCGAAGGGGATCGCGGCCCGCACCTCGTCACGCGCCTCCTGGCTAGCCCGCAGCCTGGTCAGCACGGCGGCCTCGCCATGGAGCCGGTCGCCGCCTGGCATCACGTAGTAGCCGCCGGGCTGCTGGTCTATCGCCTTCAGCCGCACCCCCAGCTTCAGGTGCTCGTGGGCGGAATCGATGCCCTGCGGACCATGCTCCTCGGTCGCCTGGCTGTTGATCCAGAACTCGGCCACCCGGGACGAGGCGCCGGTCTTCAGCCGGGAGACCCGCGCCCGGCTCAGCCGACCGGTTACCTCCTCCTCGCCCCAGTAGGCGCCCTTGCGCTGGCTGCCCTGCGCGAATACCTGCGCCATCTCGATCTTGGCGGTAGTCGCGTGCTGCATCGCCTTCGGCCCGGCCGACACGTCACCGCTCATCATCGATCCTGGATTGGCGCGGTACTGGTTGACCAGCAGGATGGTGACGCCATTGTCCCGGGCGAGGGTGGCGAGGTGCTTGGACATCCTGGTGATCACCTGGGCGTTCTTGCCGACCAGGTCCTTCTCCGCGTCCTTGTCCAGGGCCTTCTTGCTCTCCAGGCCGCCTATCGAGTCGACGATGATCAGCGACGCGAGGCCGCTGGCGCACCACTCCCGGGCCATGTCGCTGGCCGTCTCGGAGTCCGGCGGGAAGGGATGGTTCCAGCGGCCCGCCTGGCGTGCCCGCTTCGAGCAGTCCACCCCGATGGCGGTAGCCCAGGCGGGCTTGAAGGTGCCCTCGATGTCCTCGTAGACGACCCCCAGGTCCGGGAACATTCGCTGGTAGTTGACGGCGGCTGACAGTACCAGGGAGCTTTTCCCGGCGTCCTTCACGCCGACCAGCTCGTAGATGCGGCCCCGCCGGAATCCGCCCTCGCGCAGCGCCCAGTCCACGGCGATCGACCCGGAGGGAACTATCTCGGCAGCAGGCCGGACCAGCCCCGCCTGGCGCTCCCCGTAGGACCTCCCCATCTTCGCGGCGAAGGCCGCAAGCTGGCGGGCGGTCACGACAGCCGCCTGCGCCGCAGGCCGCGCCGGTAGAGGCGCGCGGACTCAGCCGTCCAGGATGCGACGACGTACGCGAAGCAGGCGTTGCCGAGCAGGAACTGCGACGGGTTGAAATGGATCGAGGCGTCGCCGTAGATGGCGAAGAGGAACTGGAGGAAGAAGGCGAGCCACCGCTGGCCGAGGGGCCTGCACCAGTACCGCGCGAAGGGCAGCGCGTGCGCGGCCGCCTGCCTGAGGATCATGGCTGGCCCGCCCGGTGCTTCTTAACCCACGAGCGATGGCGGCCAGTCCAGGCGAAGGCCTCGCTGCGCGCCTCCTCGCCGCTGCCCACCCGCACTCCTATGCGCCAGGAGGCGATCCACACCCGGAAGAACGGCCACCAGGCGATGTCCTTCGCCTTTGCCCGGTCACGCCGGTAAGAGCGCGCCAGCCTGCGTGGTCCTGGGTACCGGCTCATGTCATCGCCTGCTCTCAATAGCTTGAAACATTGTATTCGACGCGGGCACCCCGCCGCTAGTGAAGGAGGGGTCAGTCCCCGATGGGGGTAATCCCCGCCAGCCGCCAGCCGGTGCGCACGCCCCGGCCGGGCACCGCGTAGGAGCGCCGCTCCGCGTCGGCGAGGACCAGGGTGCCAGGCCGGATGCGCCGCAGGTCGCCGGGGACGTCCGGCTCGTCGTCGCGGCGGGGGGAGAAGCAGGCCATGGACAGCGACGACACCTCCGTGTCAATCGCCGCCCACCACATGGTGGTGCCGGCGCGGGTCAGGGCGGGATGCCACTCGGCGAGGATCCCCGCGATCGGGAAGGTCCCCGCCCGCGCCGCCGAGGCCGCCAGGGCGATCTCCCGCGCCTGCTGGCGGGTGCCCTCCCCGTGCCGGTCCAGCTGGGCGAACGGCAGGGGCGACATCCAGGTGCCATAGGCCTCCCGGTCCTGCCGGTACAGCTCCGAGGCCCGGTACTCGGCGGCGGCGGCGGGGTCCGCCGAGGGCGGCGGAGAGTACTGGCGGCAGGCGACCGTGCACCGCTTCGGGGGGCCCTTGACGGCGAGCTTCAGCGCCCGCTTCCCCGCCGCCATCCGCTCCGCGTTGACGGCCGCGTTGCGCTCTCCCTGGAGCGCCGCCTCGGCCTGCCAGTCGTACGCGCACGGCAGCCCGCCGGGGCCGCTGGCGGCGGGGTCCTTGTGCTCGCAGCGGGTCGCGGTGCCGTCGCGGGCGCCCTGCAGCAGCAGGGCGATCCCCCGGCGGGAGGGAATGATCGCGTCGAGGGCGCCGGCGGAGACCAGGGCGCGCAGGACGTCGGCCCTTGCCCCTGACCGGGACCGGAAGTCATCCCAGGACGAGTACGGCTGCCCCCTGGTGATCGCCTTGACGGCGGCGTCCCCGACGCCCCTGACCGACTTCAGGCCATAGGTGACGCTCAGCGGCCCGCACGTGAAATCGGCGCCTGAGAACCTCACGTCCGGGGGGAGGACTGAGATTCCCCTGCGGCGGGCGTTGACCGCGAACGGGGCCATCCGGTCCATCTCCTTGAGGGTGGACAGGATCGAGGCGGTCATCTCGACCGGGTAGTGCGTCATCAGCCAGGCAGTCCAGTAGGACAGCACGGAGTAGCACCAGGCGTGGGCCCTCCCGAACGCGTACTTCCCGAACTCGGCCATGGCCGACCACAGCTCGCGGACCTGGTCCTCGTCGTGCCCCCGCTCCGCGCACCGGCGGATGAACTCTTCCCCTGCCGCCTCGATCTTCTCGGTCAGCTTCTTCCCCATCATCTTGCGGACGCCGTCGGCCTCCAGGTCGTCATACCCGGCCACGATCTTGCAGGCCATGAGGATGTCCTCCTGGTACGCCATCAGCCCGTAGGAGCGCTTCAGGTGCTCCTCCAGCAGCGGGTGCGGGTAGGTGACCGGCTCGGCCCCGGAGCGCCGCCGCAGGTAGGCCTCGGCGGCGCCCGAGTTGCGGGGCCCAGGCCGGATGATGGTGGTCAGGTCCGACAGGTCGCTGATGGAGCCGGGCTTCATCCGCTCGCAGTAGTCGCTGCACAGCGGGGTTTCCAACTGGAACATCCCGAGCGTCTGGCCGGTCCCGATCTCGTCGTACACCTGCGGGTCCAGGTGCTCTTCCTCCCAGCCGCGCAGGTCCAGCGCGATGCCGGCGCGCGCCTCGATCAGCTCGACCGCCCTGGCGATCGAGTCGAGGTTGCGCAGCGTCAGCATGTCGACCTTCATGTAGCCGAGGGCCTCCACGGACCGGAAGTCCCACTGGGTGACCATCAAGCCCTTTCCGCCCTCCTCGCGGCGCATCGGGATCCTCCCCGCCAGCGGGACGCCGGGGGAGATGACCAGCCCGGCGGGATGCTGGCCGAACGCGTACACCCGGCCGGACAGGGCCTGGGCGACCTCGAACAGCTGCGGGTACCGACCCGCGTACCGGGCGATCTGCGGGTCGGTGACGAGCTCGTCCCATGGCAGCCCCAGCCCGGCGGTCCCGGCCTCGGCCTCCTCGATCAGCCCGGAGACTACCTTCATGTCGCCCACGGCCTCGTCGGGCAGGATCGCGGCCATGACGGTGGCGAGCTTGGCCAGGCTGCGCTTCATCCCGCCCCGCAGGACGGTCCCTATCCGGACGACGTGCTCCTCGCCGTACTTCCCGATGGCGTAGTCCTGCGCCTGCCCGCGCCTGCTGGAGGGCAGGTCCAGGTCGAAGTCGGGCAGCTCCCTGCGGCCCTCGGTGAGGAACCGCTCGAACATCAGGCCCGCCCTCAGCGGGTCGACGCTGGTGATCCCGGTCAGGTGGCTCATCAGCGACCCGGCCGCCGACCCCCTGCCGGGGCCGACGAGGATGCCCTGCGACCGGCACCAGGAAACAAGGTCCGCGACGATCAGGTAGCAGCCCGCCAGGCCCTTGCGGGCGACCATGGCGAACTCGCGGTCCTCCCGGTCGCGGTACTCCCGGGTACCGGGCACCTGGTGCCAGCCGGCCTCGCACAGCTGCCGCAGGGCCCGGGCGTCATCATCGGGGGTGCCGCCGGGGGTGAACACCGGCGGCTCGACGTGGCCGCCGACCCTCGCGGTGCACCGGTCCGCGATCTCCAGGGTATTGCGGAAGGCCGCGTCCAGCATGTCGCGGTCCAGGTAGCCGAGCAGCTCGCGGGCGCGGTCCTCGGAAAGCATTCCGCTGAAGTTCCAGTAGTTCTCCTTGGACTTCCCCGCCTGGCAGGCCATCCACAGCCTGTGCAGCCCCTCCTCGGCGGGCGACGGGTAGTGGGCGTCGGACGCGGCGACAATCGGCAACCGGTACTCCCGGGCGATGTCCTGCAGCATCAGGTTGAGGCGGCGCTGGTCGGGGATCTCGTTGGGTTGCACCTCCAGCATCAGCCGACCGGGGAACAGGGCGCGGAGCCGGTCCAGGGAGTCCAGGGCCTCGTCCACCCGCCCTTCCAGGAGGTCCTGCGACAGGACGCCGCCCAGGCAGGAGGTGGTGGCGATCAGGTCGCTCCCGTAGCGCTCCAGCAGCTCCCAGTCGACCCGGGGGCGCCCGTAGAAGCCGGTAGCGAAGGACTCGCTGGAGGCCGCCCACAAGTCGTGCAGGCCCCTGTTGCCCTGCGCGATGAGGATGAGGTGGTCGCCGTTGACCAGCTGCTTCTGGGCCGCCTTAGCCGCCTGCACCTCGGCCTCAAGGCGGCGGATCTCCGGCGTGACGATGGTGCCGTCGCCATCCGCGAGGGCGGCCAGCCGGGCACGCTGCCCGGCGGTGTCCGGCGGGCGGGCGAGGCGGTCGGGCCGGAAGTAGGCCTCCATGCCGAGCAGTGGCTTGATCCCCGCCTTGTCGCACTCGGCCTGGTGCTGGACGTGCACGGCGGCGTTCCCGTGGTCGGTGCACGCGACGGCGGGGATCCCGAGGCTGGCGGCCATCGCGGCGACCTCGGCGGGAGTCTGCTCGCCGTCGAGGACGGACAAGTCGGTGTGGCAGTGCAGGTCGGCGTACGTCATGGGCGGCCTTCCGGGGACAGGCCGGCCGTGCCACCCCGGGGAAAGTGGCACGGCCGGAGATCGGGTGGCTAGAAGGCGGGCGCCATGTCTTCCTGGTCGTCCTGGGGCGCCTGCGCGGCCTCGCGCTCAGCGAAATCGCGGTCGCCGTCCGCCGCCGGGGCGCGCTTCTTGACGCGGTCCCGGAACTTCTGGGCCGCCGGGGCGTCCACGGTGGGGGCAGAGGCGGAGGCAGTCTCGCTGGCGGCCTCGCCGTCCTCGTCCTCGCCGTCCTGGCCCTTGCGTCCGTAGCCGCCCTCGGGCTCCTCGCCCTCGATGAACCAGCGGCGGTAGTGGTCGAGGGTCGAGTGGTCCAGCAGGTATGTCTCCAGGTCGAAGCCGATCAGCTCCAGGGTGCTAGTGTAGGCCTCCCATGCTTTGGTGCCCGGGGCCAGGTCCGGGGTGGGCCGGAGGGTGGCGACCGTGTACTCGTTCTCCTTGCGGGTGACCTTGACGTCGGCGTCGGACCAGGTGCCGGTGATGTACGCGGACGCGGCCGGGGCGGCCCAGAACGTCTCGTAGTTCATCGCGACGATGACGAGCTGCGGGACCTGGTGGACGTTGCCGTCCTTGTCCTTGTGCTCGGTCATCTTGTCCCGGAGGCCGACGGGCTTGCCGGTGGCGGGGTCCTTGACCAGCTCGCGGACGGCGGCGATTCCGTACGTGAGGTACCGGGTGCGGCTCATGTCCTTCTTGAACTTCGGGTCGGGCACCCCGGCCCACCTGTCGTGCAGGTAGCAGACACCGTCGTAGCCGTCCTCCCATCCTTCGAGCGGCATCCCGTCCGGGCCGCCCAGCCGGAACTGGCGGTCCTTGCGGCAGACGCCCCACATCTTGTCCGGCCACTTGTCGCCCTTGAAGCCCTCGGGCTGGGGCTTGGTCGGCATGTAGGAGTGGACCTCGAACGAGTAAACGTCGGCCTTGTCGGTGATAAGGCGGAGGTACACGGGGTCGTCCCCGTCCTTGATGATGAGCTGGTCCAGGCGGCCGAATGACCTCTTGCGTGCCCTGGCGATCTCGTCGGCGATCTTCTCGGCGGCTTCCGCGCCCCTGCTGAGTGGCACTGAGTGCCCCTTTCTCCCTGCTAGGTGACCTTCCGGGCGATGACCGTGCTCACGGCGTATCGTGCCATCTCGCTGGTCGCGCGCCCTGCTCCTGTCATGAACACAATACAGCCTTCATTGCTATCACGCCACACCCTCGGGCCGTCGCCCGGCCACGCCCCCACGGCGAAGCGCATGAAAACCCCACGGGAGGAGAGCTCGGCCGCGATCATGCCCTGCCACCGCGACAGCTCCCCCCTGCCGGGCCAGGAGGAGGCCCCCTGGGGGTCGCGCATGCTGTACCACCCCCACTCCCACCCCTGCCGGGGCGGCGGCTCCTGCGGCCCCGGCGGGGACGCGGGGACGTGCATGAAGCCCCACTCCTGAAGCACCTGCTCCTGGGTCACCGTCACCCGGCGCCCCGCCAGCCACGCCCGCGCCCGCAGCGCGGCGGCCCGCAGCGCGGCGGCGCGCTCGATGCCCTCCCGGTTGTCCCGGTCGAGGAACAGGCCGCCCTCCGGCGTCAGGTCATAGGCCCGGCGGGTGGCCGGGTCGAGCAGCTGCAGCAGCGCGTAGCGCAGCCCCTCGTCCCTCGCCATCGGGTCGAGGGCCAAGTAGGCGAGGCGCAGCTCCCGGGTGGTGGCCCGGGTGGGCACGCCCAGCCTGCGGTAGTAGCCGCGCACGTCGCGGACGGTCCAGGGGACCAGCTCCTGGCAGGACGACGCAAGGAAGACCGGGCCGCCCTCCCTGGCGACGCTCCAGCCGTCATCGGTAATGCGCTCCCCCGGCTCTGCCGTCCAGGCGGCGGGCTCCGCCATGGCGGACTGGGCCTCGGCGAACTCCCGGGAGGCCGAGGACAGGACCCTGGTGTAGTGCAGGACGCAGCGGGCGCCGAGGACCTCGTCCAGCCGCAGGTCCCCGCTGTCGCCGGTGAAGGGGCTACTCACCGTCCTCCTGGTCCGGGCCGGGGGCCGCGCGTTCCTCGCCCGCAGCTTCGCCGACTTCCGGGGGCGGGTCCGGCAGCGGGACGTCCTCGGCATACACGGGCCGCAAGGCGCCGCTGCCCGCCTCGATGCCAGTGACGCGGCCCGTCACCGCGCCGGTCTTCCTGATGCTCATGCCGTCCGTCCTCTCGTCGCCTTCCCCTAGCGTGCCACCTTCCGGCGGCCGGGTGGCCGGCTCCTCCGTCCACTGGCAGCCGCACGCCCGGCACCTGATGCACAGGTGCGGCCCGGCGCCGGGGTCCTCCTCGCAGGGGAACCCCGGCAGGGGCCCGAAGGTGAGCAGCGGGACCTCCTCATGGAAGGCGACGCTGGCGTCCTCCGCCCCGCAGGCGGGGCAAAGGTGCTGCGGATCGTGCGGGCGCAGGCCGTAGGGGCTCACCCCGGGCCCCGGCCTAGCGCGGCGCTCATCGAGGCGACCGCCTCCGGGTTCAGCGCGCGCCATGGCGCCCACGAGTCGTCGTCCAGCTTGTGCTCCATCCACCCCGGGACATCCGGCGTCGGCTCGAACGACGGCTCGCCCGCCGCGCACCGCTCGCACTGGTAGCCCAGGTGCTCAGCGCAGAAGTACAGCCCGCAGCCGTCCTCGCCGCCGAGCGGCACCTCCCCGGCGCAGACGAAGGCCAGCCCCCGGTCAATCGCCGCGCCGCAGCCGGCACGGTCGCACGTCGCGGGCACCCCGTACCCGATGTCCCGCTGCCACCTGGCGTCGTACCCTACTGCCCAGCTCACGGAATGCTCCTTTCGCCCTACAGTGCAGTTCGCTTCCCGTGTCCCCGCAATCCGATCTGCACTTGTGCACTATCAGCCTGTCAGCGAGTATTTCCGATAGTAAGTTCTGCACTGGTATCTGCACTTCAGTGCACATCTTCTGCACTCACTCCCCCGGAAGTGCACTGCCGGAGAACGGCAGGCGCACCTGCAGGCCGGGGAAGCCCGCCCAGCCGTTGCCCCGGTAGTACTCGTGCTCCTTGCGCAGGCTCGCCGTCAGCCACCTCTGCGCCCGGGGCGGCATGTGCCCCTCGCGCTTGCACCACGCCGCGTACGAGGTCCAGATGTCAGCGCAGCTGCGGCTGACCGCGTACCTCTCGGGCGGGACGACCTCCAGGCAGTCCTCGGCGAACTGCGCCACGATGTCCTCGTCCTTGCGGTAAGACTCGGCGGCCTCGACTGCCGCCCCGGGCACCTGCAGGCCCCGCCGCCGCCATTGCACGGCTCCCTCGATGATCCAGGCGAGGATGCCCTCCCCCTCCTCGCGGACCAGACGGCGCTGCAGGTCCCGGTCGCGGTGCTCCTCGGGGATGACCACCGGCCAGGTGATCAGCCGGACGCGCCGCCAGGTGGCGCCGTCATCAGAGACGCGGGGCAGGTGGTTGGTGGTCAGGTGTATTTTGCCGACCGGCTTGAACTCGAAGAAGTCGTTGCGCATGAAGCGGGCCGCCACGGCGTCCTCGCCGGTCAGCTGCTTCAGCTTCTGCTCGTCGAGGCTCTTCCCGGCCTTGGTCTCGCTTGCCCCCAGCCAGCGGCGGCCGACCATCCTGGCCACGTCATTCGGGATCCGGCCGTCAATGGAGGACGCCATCAGGGTCTCGACCGGGAGGGTCTGGGAATAGCTGCCCAGCAGGTGGCTGATGACGTTGTGGAAGACGCCCTTGCCGTTCGCGCCGCTGCCATGATGCAGGAAGAAGACCTGCTCCGAGGTGTCGCCAGTCGCGCAGTAGCCGGCGATCAGCTGCAGGTAGAAGCGGATCGTCGGGTCCGGCTGCACCGTGGCGAGGAACGCCTCCCACTGCGGCGCCCTCGCCCCCGGCCGGTAGGCGGCCATGCACTGCAGCGTCATCCGGTCCTCGGGATCGTGCGGGCGCCGCTCCCCGGTGGCCAGGTCCACCACCCCGTCGGTGACGTTCAGGGCCATCGGGTCGGCGTCGAATGTCGCCTGGTCGATCTGCATCAGGGGAAGGCCGCGCGCCAGCTTGTTGGCGACGTTAACGGCCTTAGCGGTCTGCTGCTTCTTGACCCATTCCAGGAAGCGGTCGCGGGGCGACGGCAGGACGGTACCGTCGGCGGCCACGTCCGCCTCGTCGTCGAAGGACATCGCCTCCGTGTCCGCCAGGGTCCGCAGCATCACCTGGGCGGCCCACTCCCCTGCCTCCGGCACGTCGGTGACCCACACGCCGGCCTTGTAGCGCATCCAGGTGCGCTGGGTGGGGTTCCACCGCAGGGTATCCCCGTAGCGGTCGGCCATCCGGTCAGCCAGCCCGAACTCATTCTGGGGCCGGGCCGGCCAGTCGGCCTGGGTGGCCTGCCACTGGATGACGCGCGGCTCGGCAAGGCCCTTGCGCCACCCGCTCGTGAACGTCCGGTTGGCCTCCCCCTCGCCGAGGCCAGCCGCGCGGGCCGCGTCGCACAGCGCGGCCCGCGCCTCCGCCTCCGACAGGATGCCCGCCCCGCCGAGGGTGCCGAGGGAGAAGGCGGCGGCGTTCAGCGTGTCGTTGCGCTCGCCGGACGGGGCGTCCCGGACCCGGGCGGCCTCGGCCCGCAGCGCGGCCTCCGCGTACCGGCGGGTCGACCCGGCCGCCTCGGCGGGGAACGCGCCGGCGAGCGCGCTGCCGTTCTGCACCCTGTCGTGGCCCCGCAGCAGGTCTATGAGCCAGCCAGGCGCCTCGGCCGGGTCGATGTCATGGGCCGGGCTGAGCTCGTAGGCGCCCTTCGCCGAGACGGATGGCGGCGCGACGATGAAGCCGTTCTCGCCGCGCACGTCCAGGCCCCTGCCGAGGGCCTTCCCGGCGGAGTTGCGGATGTCGAAGCCAGGGTGGGCGAACAGGTAGTGCACGCCGCCGGAGCCGGTATGGTGCACCCGGGTCTCCGGCAGCGGGCCGTGGCGGCGCTCGTAGCCGGCCAGCGTGGGATCTCCCCCGTTGTAGGTGTCGACGTCCATCGCGAAGATCCCGGACCGCCGGCCGGTGACGATGCCGATGTTGGCGTAGGGCCACCACTCCGTGGCGGGCATCATCGCCTCCGGCCGCCACCAGCCGGCGACCTCATCGACGTCGCTGCTGGCGAAGTCAGGCCATGACTGGTGCACCGGGTGCTTGCCTGGGCTGGCGCACTGCGCCCCGGCATGGCAGGAGCAGTGCCCGTCAGGGCCTATCCAGCGGACCGGCATGACCTGCCAGCCGCGCCGGGCGTACGACAGGGCGGAGTCCAGCAGCTCCTGACGGCGCTCCTCGTCAGGGGCGTCCAGGACCGGCGGGAGGGCGCCGCCGGGGGGGTCGTCCTGCGCCGTCATGGCGCGTCATCGCCCCGCGCCTCGGCGAGGAGGGGAAGCGCGAAGAACGAGTCGTGTCCCGGGCCGAACCGGGCCACGGTGACCGGGGCGCCGCGCCAGTAGCCGCCGTGAGGCCCGAACGCCTGGCGGCACACGGCCATGGCGTCCCCGGGGCCGAAGCGCTCCAGGAACCCGCCCGTCACCTCCCGGGCGCGGAAGTGCGGCAGGTGGGGACCGCAGCAGCGGGTGATCTCCGCGATCACGTAGTCGTGGAACTCAAGGTGGGCAAGGGTCTGACGGGATGCGAAATCCGGTGACGTGGTCACCATGGAGGGACACCTTCCGGGGTTTTGAGGATCCGTCGTGAAGGCCGTGCACGCTGGCCCCTGAGGGGCCAGGCACTACCGGGTCACTGCCAGAGCGCCCCCCTCTCCGCCCGCGCGGCGAGCGACGACAGCTCGTAGCGCCGCAGGAAGCCGGTCAGGCCCCCGGTGACGGCGCCCTCCCACCTGGCAGCCTCCCAGAAGCCGTCCCCGGAGGGTACCCCTGGCTGGCGCGGCGGGTCGGCCAGCTCCATGATGTCCTTCCATGCCTCCACCGGGGCTTCCGGGTCGCCCAGCGTGGCCCTGTCCAGCGCGGGCAGCGGCCAGCGGAACCCCGACCCGGCCAGCGCCTGCACGGCGCGGGCCGGGCCGATGCCGCGCACCCCGGGAATGCCGTCGGACGCGTCCCCCGCCAGGGCCCGTAGGCACGGCAGCAGGCGGGGGTGCGCGCGCCACCTGCGCTCGACGTCCACGTCCCGGTCCGGCGGGACGCCCCGCAGCGTGGCGCGCTCAGTGCGGCCGTCAAGCAGCTGCAGCAGGTCATCGTCGCAGGACCAGATGACGATGCGCTCGCCGGGCAGGCCCCGGGAGGCAGCCCGCCACAGGGCCGCGATCACGTCATCGGCCTCAAACCCGGGCACCGTCACCTGGGGGATCCCGGCGGCATCGACCAGCTCGCGGGCCTGGGCCTCCTCCAGGCCGCCATCGCGCGCCCGGGGGCGACGGCCCCGCTTGTACGGCCCCCACAGGGACCGGCGCCAGTCCAGGCCGCCGGGGCCGTCCCACGCGACCACGACCCGGCCAGGGCGCGTCTCGCGCACCCGCGCGGCCAGGGTCCCGGCGAGCATCATCAAGGTGGCGGTGGGCGTCCCGTCAGCGGCATGAAGCCCGCTGCCCCGCGCGGCGCGGCTGCACCTGACGAGCAGCCCGGTCCCGTCCGCCAGCAGGACGGGGCCGTCAGGCGCGGGCACCGCTGGCCTGCCGCGCCGCTGGCGCGTCCTCGCCGAGGCCGTACAGGATGGTGACGGCCCTGACCACGCCGAGGACCTCCTCCAGCCGCTGGTCCGCCGCCGTCCTGGCATCCGGCCCCGTGCCGTGGAAGGCGCCGAGGGCATGCAGGCTCCGGGCCATCGGCTCGATGTCGGCAAGCGAGAACAGCCGGGCGGAATCTGCCTTGTCGGGGTCGGAGCGGAGGAACTCCATCGGGGTGCCGTCAGGGCTGACGAACCAGGTCAGCGGGTGATCAGGATCCGGGGAAAGCTTGCCGCGCAGCCAGGAGGCGCTCTTGCCGAAGAACGTGCGGGCGGCCTCGTCCACCCGCCACACGGGCGTCTGCTTGCGGTGCCAGTCCCGGCTGGCGATCGCTTCCCTCGTCACGATCGGCTGGCGCACTGCCATCTGTCCCTGTCCTCCTCAGTCAGCGGCGCGGCCCCGCCGGTTGCCTCCCGGGGGCCGCGCCGTCTCTCGCCCTCTCAGGCTTACTTCTTCGGTGCGTGCAGCGACGCCGTCGGCGCGCTGCGGGTGGTGATCGCCGCGAGGATCTGAAGTCCCCGCAGCGGGTGGCGCCGGATCCAGTGCGCCATCTTGACGTGGTCCAGCACCCGGACGGACCGGGTAAGCCCGTTGTACTCGGCCTGGGTGACCTTGCCGTCGGCCAGCAGCCTTAGCAGGACTGCCCCCGCCGGCTCGGCCTTGCCCTTGACGTACCTCTGCTGCCATGCGTCCTGGTAGCCCTCGACGGGCACCTCGAATGGCTTTTCCGGCTGGGCGGCGAGCAGGTGGCCCTTGCCCTTGCCGGACTCGATGACGGTGACGGGAAGGCCCGCCTCGCGGGCGAGGTGGTCCTGGTGGACTCGGATCATCTCCTGGACGGCGGTGCGCCGCTTGCCGATCTCGTCGTTCACCGCGTCGATGGCGCTGACTTCCTCGGTCAGCGCCTTCACCTCGGCGGCCTCCAGCCGCCTTGCCTCGGTCGGGCTCACCCTCCCGAACACCTCGGGCAGGTGGCGCAGCGCCCCGAGCAGGCCCTCGGTCAGCGGGACCTGCTCGACGGGGTCAGGCGCCGGGGGAACCTCGGGGGCCGCCGCCGGGCGGGCGAGAAGGTCGGCGAGCTTCTCGATGGTCCAGGGCTTGTCTCCCTGGACCATCGACAGGACGCCGGGGGCTACTGCCTGGTCGAGGGCAGTGCTCGCGGTCGCTTCAGTCATGATGCTTCCTTCGGGTCGGGTGTTGCTGTCGTGCCGATGATAGCAAGAAAACCTGCTATCAGGCAACCAGGGCTAGTCGTCCCCGCCGGGGTCGACGTTCCAGGCCGGCTCGTTGCGACGGGGCTCCTCGTGCCGCCTGATGTCGTCCTCGTGGGAGGCGTAGAACTTGTCGGCCACCTCCTGCGCCACGGCGGACAGCCCGCCGATGGTGGCCGCGAACTCCTTCAGCTCCTCCGCCGGCGGATCGTTGACGGGTGCCTCCTCGACACGGGCCACGATGCCCGTGAAGTCCTCCGCGAGCCCCTCGAACAGGGCCGGGAGGCCGGCGAAGAATCCCATGATCGACGCGGCGTTGTCGAACTGGATCCCGCTGAGGACCTCGGAGACGTGGTCCTTCAGCTCCGTGAGCGCCGGTGATGGTGATGGTGCCATGTCGTGCTCCTCTGATGGTGACGGGGGCGGCGGGCGGTCACCGCCCGGTCCGTGCCCGGGGTCAGGCCGGGCCCTCCTGGACTCGTAGGTGACCTCCGGCCCGGGGTCATCCACTGGCGATGTTAGCAAGGAAAGCCTCATCCCGCGAACAAGCCGGAACAGCCGGCGCAGGCGGTGCTTCCACCTGCGGTACAGGCGCCCGACCAGCCGGACCAGCCGGAAGTCCCCGTTCCCGCCGGCCCGCCAGGTCATCAGCTCCGGGTCCGGGCGCGGCGGCGAGGGCCGGAACCGGAGCCTCGGGCACGGGATGGCGCCCCGCCGGCGCCACGACCACCGCAGCCCGCGAGCGCCTCCCCGGGCGGCACCGCGAGCCGCCGTCCAGGGCAGCCTGCGCCACCGCACCCTCGCCGCCCCCCTCCTGGCCCAGTAGAGCGGGGACAGCGGGGGGACCCACCCCAGGCCGCGCGGGCGCGGCGGGCGGCCGGGCATGCCACCCCGGCCGCCAGGCGGGCGGAACGCCGCCCCGGAGCGGGAGGCGCCCCGGGACCGGGCGCCGCCAGCCCGGGGCACGCCGCCTGGGCGGCGCCCGGTCCCGCCGGGATGGCGGCTCCCCCCGCCGGGGATGCCCCGGGACCGCCCGGCCGCCATCCCCGGGAGGCGGAATGACGACGGGCGGGACCCTCCGGGCATCCTGCCCCGCGCCGGGGCGCCCCAGCCGGGCACCCCGGAGAGGCGCGCCCCGCGAGCGGAACCGCGCGAGGGACTCGCCCCGGCGCGGGGACGCGCGCCCCCCGGCCAGGGCAGGTGCATGCCCCACGGGCGCAGGCTTCCCGCGCGAAACGGGTGCGCACTCCCCGTGCGGAATGAGTGGCCGCCTCCTGCACGGGAGAGCGCCGCGCCCCCTGTGCGGAAGAAACGTGCACCCCCCGCACGGGAAGAGGCCGCACCCCCTGTGCGCACCCCCCTGTGCGCACCCCCGTGCGCGGCGCTACCCCCCGGGGGTAGCGCGCCCCCCGGGCCGCGCCGGCGCGAGCTGCCCGCACCCCCGGAGAACCGCGCCGGCGCGCTCTGGGCGGCCATGCGCAGCCAGGGCACGCGCCGCGCGATGCGGGGCGCGCCGCTCATCAGCGCACGCGCCAGCGAAGCGCCCCCCTGGCGCACCCCCCGGGGGCCGCGCCGGCGCGGCATGCCGCCGCCTCGCCAGTTCCGGGGGTGCAGCCGGCGCAGTACCGCGCCGGCGCGGCGCAGCCTGCGCCGCACGTGCCGCAGGACGCGGGGCGACACCGCGACGCCGCCGCCCGCTGCCAGGCCAGCCCCCCAGCCGGCCAGCCGCGCGGTGCCTGCCGCCGCCAGGATGGCCAGGAAGACCACGATGGCGGCCCTCCTGGCCCGGACGGCGTCCCACTTACCCACGAGCGCCCGCTCCTCCCGGGAGCTGGCCGGCCGGGGCGGCGATCAGCCCTGGCTGGCGTCCTGCCCTGGCCAGCCGGGGAGTGGCCCGGCGCTCTTCCAGCAGCGTCCGCGCGACGCGGCGCCGGTCCCTCCCCGTCGGGTCCAGCTCCCGGGACAGCTGGTTGATGGACGGCAGCCTGGATTCGGGCAGCCCGGCCAGGCGCTGCCGGGCCCCCTCAATGACCTCCTCCGCAAGGGCGGGAGCAGTCATGGACGGCACGGCGTGCAGGGTCGCGGAGCCGCGCACGACCTGGGGGTGCACAGGCGGCGCGCTCTCTTCCTGCACAGGGGGTGCGCCGTCCCCGTGCACAGGGAGTGCGCTCTCCTTGGCGCGGGGGGTGCGAACGGGGGGTGCGGCCTCCTCCTGCGCGGGGTGCACAGGGGGTGCGCCATCGGGCAGCGCGGGGGGTGCGGCGCTCGCCTGCACAGGGGGTGCGGGGATCTCGCGCACGGGAGGCGCGCTGTGCACCGTGCGCAGGGCGCGCGCACGGCCGGCGCGGCGCTCGTCGACCCAGGCGATCGCGCGGGCGGGGCTGCTCTCCCCGACCCAGGCGGCATGGGAGGTAGCGCGCAGCGAGAGCAGCGGGTGCCACATCCAGCGCGCCGGGCCAAGCCGCACGGCGTGCTCCTCGACCAGGCCGAGCTCCATCAGGCGGTCGCGGCTGACACGCCGGGAGTGGATGCCCCATAGCCAGGGGGATAGGGCGCTCATCATGAGCATCCCGACCGCCATCACGGTCGGGCGCCAGTGCACGGCGGCGAAGTGGCTGTAGTTCATTGCGCCTATGACCAGGCCGAACGCGTAGCTGGCCAGCCGCAGCCGCATCGAGGAGTCGTTCTTCATCTGCGCCGCGTGGGCGTGAAAGGCCAGGTAGACGGCGATGGACTCCAGGGCCAGGGCGACGAGGACCTGGCCCCCGACCGGCCAGGGCACGTGCTGGCGCAGGTAGGCGAGCTGCCCGATGAACGCCGTGGCGTTCACCAGCACGACGGGAACGGCGGCGGTGACGGCCAGCGCGCGGCTGCCAGCGGGCGCGGCCGGGCGATCCGCCAGTCCGGTAGGTGTCACGGGGAGCCTCCTCGGGGGAGCGGTAAGTTGCCCTACAATACCAAGAAAGCCTGTATTCGGTACACTGGCCCTGGGGGGCCGTGGGTGACGGCAGGGTCACACGTCACACTTTTCGCCCCCTGGCCTGCGGAAACGTGAAGTGTGACCCTCGCGGGGTGTGATCCTGGCATGGCAAGGATCATTGCCCGCGAGGGTCACACTTCACGGCCCGCAACTCACACTCCGCTGGCAAGGAAAGCTAACATTGGAACTCGTGATGGATCACATGGATCACAGTGCGCGCGTGCGGGTCGTCACCTCCCGCGCGGACCCGGGCGCGGGACAGCCCGTCGCGGCAATGACGCCGCCCGGCGCCGCGCCGCCGCACAGGGCGAGGGCATGGGCGCACGCGGCCGAGACCGCCTTCGCCGCCGCGCTGGCCGTCACCGCCGCCACGGTCATCGCGCCGCGCGCCGGGGCCCCCGGCTGGGCGGTCCCGCTGGTCTCCGAGCTGACCGGTCTCGTCATCGCGGTCATCGCGCGCAGCCAGCGGCGCAGCGCGCTGGCAGGCTGCTGCGCCGCGATGGGAACGTTCCTCGCCACGTGGGGAGGTCTGGCCGGAGCCGACCCGTGGCGGTCCCCGCTGCTGATCGCCTGGCTGGCCGGGATGGCGGTCCTGGTGCCCGCCGTCGCCAGCGTCGCCCGCCGCCGGGACCGCGACCCGGAGCCGGCCATCACGCCGCCCACCCCGGAGGACGAGCACGACGCCGAGATGCGCAAGTTCGAAGCCATGCTCGCCGACCACGGGTGCGAGGTCCGGGTGCTCACCCTGTCCGAGGGACGGGCAGGGCGGGTGCTGCAGCTGGAGCTGCCCCTGTCGGGGAAGGTGACCCTGGGCCACCTGGAGTCGATCGCCGTCAACATCGGCGTCAGCCTGCGGCTGCGCCACGGGGCGGTCGAGTTCGCGGCGGGCGCCCACTCCGGCCTGGTGACCATGAGGCTCCGGGAGCGCAACGTCCTCGCCGAGGTCCCCGTGCTGACGCCCGAGCTGCGGGCCAGGACGGTGAACAGGCCCTTCGCCGTCGGCATCAGGGAGGACGGCCCGCCGCACTGCATCACGGTGCGGGAGCTGAACTGGCTCGTCGTCGGGACCCTGGGGGCAGGCAAGTCGACGTTCCTCAACACGGTCATCCTCCAGCTGGCGTCCTGCCCGGACGCGGTCCTGTGGGGCATCGACCTGAAGGGCGGCCGGACGATGAGGGCCTGGCTGCAGGCGTGGGCCGAGGGGAAGGCCCCCTTCCCGGCGCTCGACTGGATCGCCACCACCCGGGCGGAGGCGAACCTCATGACCATCGCCTTCGAAGCAGTCTGCAACGCCCGGATGAACAGCGGCCGTGGCGGCAGCAAGATAGCCCCGAACCGCAACATGCCGCAGGTCGTGCTGTTCAACGAGGAGGCATCCTACCTGTACTCGACCGACCGGGGGACCCGCAAGGAGCTGATCATGGAGCTGGGCGAGGAGGAGGGCGCGAAGGCCACGTCGAACACGGAATTCATCGCGCGGGCCAAGCGCACCAACCCGGGAACCCGGTCGGAGGCGGCGACCTACTTCTGGGCCACCCAGCGGGGGACCGCGTCGATGGGCGGCAGCGCCGACCTCAAGGCCCTCACCCGGGGCCGGGTCGCCCTCGGCGTGACCACTGAGGGCGAGCTGCAGCACGTCATCCCGGGAGTGCGGGCCGGCCGCAAGACGCTGGTGGCGCTGGGCGCCCCCGGGGTGGGGATGACCGCCGTCGGCACCGACAGCAGCGGCCTGGTGAAGTTCTTCCCCACCGACCACGTCGCTGGACAGTGCAGCGAGAACGGCAACGACGGCTGCGTCCCCGCCTGTCCCATCTACGCGGCCAGCATCGAGGTCGGCCCGGTCCGCCCCCCGCTGGACGAGGTTACGGCCGCCGGGGTGGAGGAAGCGCTGGCCGCCGCCGGGCACCCGGGCGCGTACGCCCGCCGCTGGGACCGGGCCGCCGCGATCCTCGGCCCGATGGCCGCCGGCCGGAGCGAGTCGCCCGGGAGCGCGGACAGGGCGCGCGAGGTGGCCAGCCGGGCCCCGGAGCGGGTGCACCCGGCCAGGATCCGGGCCCGGAACATCCTCGCCTCCCGGGGGGTGGAAGGCGGGACCACCAAGTACCTGATGGACCGGATCAGGGACGAGGGCATCCCGCTGGTAGAGCGCGAGACCTTCCAGCGGTGGCTCGCCGCCGATGACGAGGCGGGCATCATCCACCACGCGAGGTTCAACCGGTGGGTGACCGGCCCGGCACCGGAGAAGAAGGACTAGGACGGCGGCGGGACCGCCGCCGCGACGGCCCGGTCAACGTCATCCTCGAGGGGGCCGCGCTCTTCCTCCCCCGCCACCAGCTGGCCGGTCAGGTCATGGATGGCGGAAAGCCGCCGCAGGGTGTCGGCGTGCCGGCCCGCGATGGCCTCCAGGCGGCGCCCGGCGACCTCGCTGACCGCCGTGGCGCGGGCGGTCGCCTCGTCGGTCACCCTCTTCGCCTCCTCGCGGGCGCCGGCGAGCACCACGTCCGCCTGCTGCCGCGCCCCGGCCGTAAGGGAGTCCGCCTCCCGGGCGGCCTCCGTGACCGACTGGCGGCCCCGGGCGGTGGCGTCCGCGAGGATCTTCTCCGCGTCGGCGAGCGCGGCTGCCCGGTTGCCCTCGATCTCGGCCGCCGCTGTCCGCAGCACGTCCTCGATCAGCTGCTGGCCCTGAGGGCTCTCCGCTCCCCGCAGGAGGGCTCCCCCCGCCTCCCTGACGGCCCTGGCGGCCCGCTCCTCGGCGGCCCGGACCCTTTCCAGCAGTGCCAGGATGACGCGGTCCACCTGGCCGGGATGATAGCCGTCGGGAACCCGGTCGAAGCGGCGCGGGTCGGGGGCGAGCGCGCCCGGCGGGGGAGCCGCCGGCTGGGGGCCTGTCCGGCCTTGCCTGGGAGCGGGGGGAGTGGCCAACGGGTCCTCCTGATAACGGCCCGCTGTACGTCCCGGGCTCTATCGCCGGGACCGTCACCAGCGGCCCCGGGACGACGGGGCCGCGAGGGGCGGGGGTGCTGCACTGCACCCTACCGGGGAACACCAGGATCCGCTGGGCTTGCGTGAAGCAGGCAAGGACGGGACTGGCGGCGAGGGCCGCCGACGCCAGCTGGACGGCCATCAGGACGTCATCAGGCTCCCCGTCGCGACCTGCGCGGCGGTCAGCGTGTACGTCAGGTCGGCGAGGCCGTAGTCAGTGCTGCCTGACGGGACGTTCGCCAGTCCCCGGGCCACCTGGCACTGAGCGTGGCTCCCGAGCAGGTCGAACCCGGCCATGGTGACGGTGAGGGGGCCGATCACGACGGTGGAGCCGTTGGCGGTCAGGGTGGAGGAGGACGCGTTGCCGGCGTAGCTGAGGTTAGTCGGGGACTCGGCCATTCAGGCTCCTTCCGTCACGCCTTCCGGGGCAGGCCGTAGCGCTCCCTCACCGCCTGGTACTCCGGGGTGCCGATATACCAGGCGACCACCTCACTGGCCACGTCTCCCTCGTCGCGCCCGGTCAGGAGGATGTAGGCCTGCTTCAGCCCGTCGTACCTGCCCACAGCCTGAGCGCTCCTGTCGGGGTCGGATCCGTATGGCTCGGCGTCCATAGCCGCGTAGGCGGCCTTCAGCTCCCGCATCAGTGCCACGGCTGCGCTCTTCCTCGTCCTCATGGCAGCACGATATCAAGAAAGCCTGTATTGAGATAGCCTGGTCAAGAGACGGGGTCCGCGATCGGGACCGCGACCACGTCGTGCGAGCCGCAGGTGCGGCACTGGAAGACCGCTCCGCTGCCGTGGTTCCCCTGCCGGAGCTGCAGGTTCGACAGGCTGTTGTCGTGCTTCTTCCTGTTGTCCTTGTGGTGAACCGTTTCGTAGTCAGTAAGCGGGCGGCCAAGGGCCTTGGCCATCACCAGGCGGTGCTGCATCACGTAGCCGTTGACGCCCGGCGGGCACAGCAGGGCTTCCTCCGGCGAGGGCATGACCATGGTGTATCCCTCGACGATCCTGATCCCTCCCTTCCAGTTGTGGTGGTCCTCCCTGGCCCTGTACCGGTTTGACCTGGTGTCCACCCCGGCTCGCCGCAGGGTCCCCCTGATCGTGATCGGGTTACCGCCGTGCTTCCTGGCTAGTTCGGCTAGGGAGGTCCCGGCCTTGAACTCCTCTGCCAAGACAGCAGTCTGCTCCTCGGTAAAGCGGTGGTGCTTGCCTCCCAGGCGGGGCGTGATCCCGGCCTCGCGCAGCACCAGGGAGACGGTGGTGTCCCTGGCGTGGACCAGGGCGGCGGTGTTCTTGACGCTAGTGCCCTCGTGCCAGAGCCGGATGATCTCGGCCCGGTTCTCCGGGGTGTCGTGCCAGTTGTACTCGGCACTGGGACGGCCCCGGCGTTCGATTCCCAGGCGCTTGAGGGCTGCGATGACCGGCACGGGAGAGGTCCCGTAAATGTCGGCGACCTGCTGAAGCGTCTTGCCGGCCTGATAGTGGCAGGCAATCTCGGCGTCCTGCTCGGGTGTGAAGAGTGGTTTTTTCCCTCTTGGCATGCCTTAACTATATTAAGACGACACTATCGCTGTCAGGGAGAATCGCCTCGAACTTACAGCTTTAACTGCCCCTGACGGATCGCCCGAACTAGGACAATCACATCCGAAGCGTATGTAGTCGACTATACTCTTTAGGCTGCGAGCGTGAGCGACCCGCTGGCGATCGTGAAGGTGTCGCCGGAGTTCGTCGTTTTGGCCGCCGTCAGCGGCCCCCACCACAGCCGTACCGGGGTTCCCGAGGCATCCCACAGCTCGATCCCGTTGATGGTGGTGGCGGGCATGTTGGTGACCGTCACCGCGACGTTGGAGGCCTTGGAGCCAGCCGAGGCCGCCGCGAACGTGACGGTCGGGGCGCCCGTCCCGGCGGTGTAGCCGCCGGAGGTGGCCAGCTCGGTGCCGTTGGCGGTGTTGGTGCCGTTGGCGGTCATCAGGCGGCAGGTGAGCGGCGTCACCGGCGGGGTGAACGAGCCGCCGCAGCTGGCGTCCAGCAGCCTGTTGGAGAAGGTCTGGTCAAGGCTAGACACCGGACTGTGCTCCCGTCATCGCGTCGCAGGTCCCGTCGGGGCACCCGGCCGCCGCGCAGCAGGCGAAGTGGCGGCCGACCGTCACCAGCCCGTCGTCGCCGGGCACCACCACCTGGTGGTGCGGCTGGTCGTCCACCTGGTGGCAGCCGTCGCACTCGCGCAGCTCCCGGGGCGGCTCCGGGGCGGTCATAGGTCCCTCACGCTCCTTCCGGGGCCGGCGTGGCAATCACCGTGCGCACCGAGAAGAGAATGGCGCATGAGCATCAAGCTCCTGCGCCGCCGAAAGCGCAGATGGCTGTGTCCCTTCTGCGGTTCCCCGTTCTTTGTCATCACTGCGGGGCTAATACGCAAGAGAAACCATCTGCCTGGACTCACGAGCATCGACGGGCTGCTTACCTGCGCGGAATGCGGCCTCGGCGTCGGATACGAGGATTTGGTGCGGCTAGAGCGCACCGGGAGATTAGCGAGCCCAGGTAACCACGTGCACCAGCAGGCCGAGGCGGCGCAGCCCTGCTTGGAGTCCAGCCGCCGCAGCTCCACGACCGTGACCTGGCCCCACGGGACGAGGGGGACGACCGGGACGGAGACGCCCGTCCGCAGCGCGACGGTCACGGTCCGCACGGCCTTGCCGGAGCGGTAGAAGGTCACCTGCACCGCCGCCCCGTCATCCCCCGCCAGGGACAGCAGGCACCCACGGGGCGCCGCCAGGACCGGGACGGCTACCGGGCCGCCGCCAGGCGGCAGCTGGACGAGGGCCTCCATCTCCGGCGCGGCGGGCAAAACCGGGGGAACAGGGACAGGAGGAGGCGCGGGGGCGGGGACCGGGGCCTTCGGGGGCGCGGGAAGCGCGATGCCGGCCAGCTGGGCCGCCGACCCGTGGAACGCCGAGCAGTCGACCGGGCCGGAGATCCCGGCGATAGACGCCGAGGGGGTGAACTGCAGCAGCGCCGGCGACCGGCCACCGTACGGCGCCCACCAGGAGGCCGGGACCCTGCCGTAGAGGGCTGCCGGGTCGCCCGAGCCGCTGACGTACTCGCTGGCCCACAGCCAGTCGGCAAACGTCAGGTCCATCCCCGCCGTGTACCAGTGCGGGGCGTAGGCGCCGATGCGGTGGCCCGGGTAGCAGTGCCGCAGCCGGGCGGCGGCGTCGACCGCCTGCTGCCGGGTGGGCGGCCCGTCGGGGGCGCGCTCGTAGTCGATGACGACCCCCCAGCCCGCCAGGTCGCCGGCCACGTCCGCGAAGTGCTGCGCCTGGTCCGCGCCCGCCCCGGAGGCATCCAGGAACAGGTAGGCGAGCGGGATGAACCCGTGGCGGGCGGCGGCGGCCATCGACGTCCGGGCGGCTGCCCACCTGGGGTTGACGTAGCCGGTGCCCTCGGTGACCTTCTCGGCCCCGCCGCCGCAGGTCGCGGCCACCCGCCCCCAGTCGGGGGCGCCCTGCCAGGAGGAGCAGTCGACAAGGTACGTAATGGATCCGGTCACGTACCTTCCGTGGAAAGATCAGGAATGCGCCTCCGCGTCGGCCTGGGCGTACAGCTCCCGGACGGCCGCGTCGTACGCGGCCTGCGGGGAGGACGGGTCGAACGCGTCGCGGGCGATGACCAGGGCCCAGTCGTCGGCCGTGCCGGGGACCCGGACCCCGACCATGAGGAAGAACCCGACGGAGGCACTCCCCGGGCCACGGGGCATCGCCGCCGAGGGGAGGGCGTCCCACAGGACGGCGTCCCGGACCGCCTGCAGGACTGGCAGCGCCCGGACGGCCGCCTCCATCCGCCCCGTCACGACGTCAGAGATCCTCGGCATCGGCCTGCCATCCCCTTCCTGAGTGACCGCCATCTTCTCCTGGCCCGGTACCACGGCCACGCCGCGCACCGCATCCAGAGGTGCCTCGCCCTCGCGCCGAGGGGGTACCTGCCATGCCCGATGTGCAGGTGCGGGGGAGCCGTCCTGCCCGCCTTCCAGTCCGGGCCCCACGTGCACGCGTAGGGCTGCAGGGAGTCAATGCCCCGCTGACGGAGCCAGATGCGGGCTATCGCGGCCCAGGCACGCGGCCTGGTCCGGTACTTTCGCTTCCCGCAGTGCTGGGCGCGCCACTGCCGGAACCCGTTCCGGCTCACCGCCTACCCCGTCACCCCCGTGCGGGCGTACATCTCGCGCCTGTCGGCCGCCGTGACGTAGCCGCCGCCCGCCCCGGCGTCGCCGAGCATGAAGTCCATGTCGGCGTTGCGGGCCAGCACCGTGCGGACCGAGGAGTCCGCCTCCAGGGTGCCCTCCAGCACGTAGGTGATGAACGTCAGCGGCTTGGCCCTTCCCAGCCGGTTGCCGCGCCCGGACCGCTGCACGCGGATCGCGTGGGTGCGCCCGATGTCGTACTCGTCGACCACGTCCACCTCCGGGACGTTGATGCCGTCGGCGGCGGCATCGCTGGCCAGCAGGACGGCCGGGCCGGAGGCGGACCGGAAGGAGGCCAGCTGCCGGTCCCGCTCCGCGCTGGTCATGCCGCCGTGGCAGGCGAACGGCTCGAAGGCGGCCAGCCTGCGCTGCAGGACGGGCAGCACCGTCTGGCCGTAGAAGGTGAAGGCCATCAGCTTGCCGCCCCAGCCGGTCACCTCGGCGGCCAGCTCCTCCAGCTCGGCCGCCTTCGCCGAGGAGCACTTCTCCAGCTCCGCGCCCATCTCCTCCGCCACCATGACGGCGAGCGGGGAGGATCCCGCCCGCGCCGCCTCCAGCACCGCCAGCGGGTCCCCGGCCAGCTGGCGCAGCAGCACGCTCAGCCCCGGGACCTCCTCGCCGGGCTGCTCGCGCAGGGCGGCCAGGGCGTGGTAGGCACGGGCCTGGTCGGGCCTCATCCGGATGCGGCGGAACCGCTCGGTCAGCTCGGGGAACTGGTCCCGGACGTCCGGGTCGGAGCGGCGCTTGCGCAGCACCCACGGGGCTGTCCGCTCTCGCAGCCACTCCCGGCCGTTCGCGGTGTAGCGCGGCCGTCCGTACATCGGGTCGCGGGACCGGATGACGTTCTCCTCAAAGTCCTTCACGGCCGACATGCCGGGGACGACGACCCGCATGACGGAGAAGAAGTTCTCCAGGTCGGTGTCCATCGGGGTGGCGGACAGCCCGATCACCCGGGTCCCCGGGTGCTCCTTGCGGAACTGGGCGATCATCCAGTAGTGGGCCTTGTACAGCCGGGAGGTGCGCCGCCCGAGCTTGGCGACCTCATCGTAGACGACCATGACGCGCCTGCCGCGCAGCGCGGCCATCAGCGGCCCGGGGGCCAGCGCCCGCGCCCGGCTTCCCTGCGGGGGGAAGACGGCGATGTCGTTGCGGCACGTCTCGTAGGTGACGATGATGGCGGCCGGCAGGGAGCCGAGGTTCCGCTGGCGCTTCGCCCCGTCGTAGACCAGGGCGGGGATGCGGGTGTGGCGGCTGAAGTCCCGGTGCCACTCGCCCAGCTTGTTGGGCTTGCAGACGACCAGGACGTGGTCGATGAGGCGGTCCTCCATGGCGATCCCGGCATCGGCCAGGGCCATCATCGACTTGCCCAGCCCGGTGTCGGCGACCATGAGGGCGGACCCCAGGGCGAACGCCTGGCCGGCCATGTCCATCTGCCACTCGATGTAGGTCGGCGGACGGAACAACTCCCCGTCAGCCCAGGGGGTATCGTCCACGGCCTACCCTTCCCGCTTGCGCAGCCAGCGTTCTGCCTCATCGCTCGCGGTGAGGATGTGCGCCGCCAGCTTGCGTGCGGCAGCCACGGGCATGGCCTGGCCGCAAACCACGACGAGGCCCCGGCTCGTCCCGGCGCTCGCGAAGCCGCCGTAGGCGTCCTGGACGCGGCCTGCTTCCGTCGTCCCCGTATCCTGGCCCATGCCCCCTAGAATACAGGAGTTCTTAGCAAGGCAGCATCGGCAGTTGATTACAGCTTTCCTTGCCATTATGATGGGGCCGTGAGACTCCGGCGGAGCCGGGGGACCGGGACAGCGCAGGAGGACCAGTGAGCACGCCAGCGACCGACCAGGCAGCGATCCCCACGACGTTCGCGGAGGCGCAGGAGGTGCTCGCCAGGGCGCTTCCCGGCTACACCCGCCGCGCCCACCAGATGGCCATGGCCGAGCGGGTCGAGGCCGCCATCCTGGGCAAGGTCCACGGGCTGTTCCAGGCAGGATGCGGAACGGGCAAGTCATTCGCCCTGCTGATTCCGGTAATCCTCGGCGGGAACCGGACGATCGTGGCCACGGCGACGAAAATGCTGCAGAGCCAGTACCGAGGAGACCTCTTGTTCCTCCAGGAGCGCCTCGGGGTCCCGTTTGAGTGGGCGATCCTGAAGGGCCGTGGCTCGTACCCGTGCCTGGCCAAGGCGCAGGACATCACCTCCCCCACCCCCGGCCAGAAGCAGGTCCTCATCCGGCTGGACGAGCTCGCCGCGCCTGGCGCGGTCGCGGCCGGAGAGGTGGCCGACAAGGAGGACTTCCCGAGGCTGACCGACCCCGAGTGGCGGGACTTCTCCATGAGCGCCTCGGAGTGCCCTGGCAAGAGGGACTGCCCGTTCGGGGACGTATGCATCGCCGAGCGCGCCAAGGCCAAGGCAGCACAGTCGAAGATCGTCGTCACCAACACCGCGTACCTCATCCAGGACCTGCTGATCCGCGACGTGACCGAGGGCGACGTCGCGCTGCTGGGCGAGATCGGGCAGATAGTGGTCGACGAGGCGCACACGCTGGAGGATGTCGCCACCGGCGCGCTTGAGGACTCCCTGAGCGAGCGGGGGTTCGACGTCCTGGGCCGCGACATCGGGGGGTACCTGCAGCGCGAGGGCGGCAGCGAGGACGACGGGATCGCGGTCGGGCACGCGGCGCGGCTGCTGTGGATGCGGCTGGGGTCCATGCACGCGGACTGGGCGGCCAAGAGCCGGGCCAGCCGCGACCCGATGCCGCTGACTACCCGGGACATGACGTCCCCCGAGGGGCTGGGCGAGCGGATCATCGCCCTCGGGCAGGCGATCGACGCGGCCAGGACGGAGGTGCGGCGCCGCCGTCCCGACGAGGGGGACAAGCGGGCCGTGGCGGCCCGCTACCGGCTGCTGAACCGCGCCGGCCACCTGCTGGCCCGGCTGGAGGCCCTGCACGACGACCCGGCCGACATGACCATCCGGTGGGCCGAGGAGGAGGAAACCGAGTGGAAGGGGCAGAAGCGCAAGAGGATCGTGCTGCGGTCGGCCCCGGTCTCGGTAGAGCCGTTCCTGCGGCGCGCCCTGTGGGACGTGGCGCCCGTCATCCTGTCCAGCGCCACCCTCGCCCCCGGCGGGGACTTCACCGCCCTGCGGGAGTCCCTGGGGCTGGCGCCGGACGAGGTGATCACCCACGACGCCGGGACCCCGTTCGACTACCCGCGCCAGGCGATGCTGTTCGTCCCGCCGAAGGGGATGCCGGAGCCGGTGCGGGACAAGGTCCCCGCCTGGCGGGGGTACGCCCAGGCGACCACCCGGCACCTGGTGGAGGCCTCCGGCGGCGGGGCGCTGCTGCTGTTCACCAGCCGGGCCGCGATGAACGAGGCCTGGGACGCGCTCGCCCCCGGCTTCGAGGAGCAGGGCCTGACGGTGCTGCGGCAGGGCGACCAGCCCGCCCCGCAGCTGGTGAAGGTGATGAAGGAGGACGGCAACGGGGTGCTGTTCGCGCTGCGGACCTTCTTCGAGGGCGTCGACATCCAGGGCACCGCGCTGCGCCTGGTGATCGTCGACAAGCTGCCGTTCGTGCCGCCGTCCGACCTGGTCCACAAGGCCAGGTGCGAGGCGATCGAGCGCAAGCACCACGACCAGTGGGCGTCCTGGGACAGGCGCATCATCCCCGGCATGGAGCTGGTCCTGATGCAGGCGCTGGGCCGGCTGATCCGGCACGCGGACGACCGGGGGCTGATGGCGGTCCTGGACCCCCGCCTGTCGAGCAAGGGGTACGGCGACAAGATCCTGAAGGCAATGCCGCCCGCCCGCCGGACCACCGACGTCCACGAGGCGGCCCGCTTCCTGCGGTCGCTCTAGCCAGCGAGGAGAACCATCATGTCGCACAATGAGGTCCTGGTAGCCGATCTGTACGTCCAGTGCTCGTACCCGATGCGCCCGGACGCCATCACCGCATCCGATAACTGCCGGGGTCCCGCAAGCACCGCCGTGCAGGACGCCGGGGGCAACTCGTGGTGGCGCTGCCCCGTTCATGAGGGCCGGCTTGCGGACGGAACGCCCGGCAAGGTCGTTGCCAGCGTGCCGAGGCATTCTGCCCCGCTGCCGCCGTCATGAGCACCGCCGCCCTGGCAATCGCCTTTGCCGCGCTATGGGTAACCGCCGCCGCCGTCATCTGGAACCGGGCATGCACCAGCTTCCGGCGGGCCGCCAGGCTGTACACGGCATGCCGGTTCGCGGAGGGGAAAGCCGAGATGAGGCGCGGCCGGGCGCTGCGCCGCCGGGCTGACAGGATGGTGCTCAGGCTCATGCCGCCTCGCAGCTAGCAGGGACGATCAAGGCCCGCCACGGTACGGTCGCGGCGGGCCTTGGTGCTTCCGGTCGAGCAGTGACAACGGGTCCTCGCCTTCGAGGTTACCAGCGGGTCACCCGGCCAGCAATCATCATTGCTAGGCAACCACCTGCTGCACTACCTTCCCTATCAGCCCGGCCGACCCGGCCGACCCGGTGCCGTGCCCGGAACCCCCGGCCCCCTGGGCCACGGTGACGGTTCCCGCCCCGGTCACCGGGGACGCGGTGCAAATGATGACGCAGCCGCCACCCCCTCCGCCGCCGCCCCCGACGTTGCCGGTGATGGGGGAGGCCCCGTTGCCGCCCTGGGAGGAGATCACCCCGGCGTTGACGAGCGACCTGGCCGCGATGACGAGGACGCCGCCGCCGGACCCGCCCCCGCCCCCGGCGTTGGTGCCGTCCCCGGACCCGGACCCGCCGCCGGCCCCGCCGGCGAGCAGCGCCAGCTGGCCATTCCACAGCGCCGCCCCGGCCAGGGCCGCCGACGGGATCGTCCACGGGGCAGTGCCCGGCGTGGCGGAGACGATGCCGCCCGCGCCGCCCGCGCCCTTGGCGGGGCTGGCGCCGCCCGCGCCGCCGGCGCCCGCCGAGATGGACGACATGGCGGGAGCCGCCGCCCCGGCGTTCACCGTCCCGGTCGCCCCGGCTCCCGCCAGGTACATCAGGGACCCGGCCAGCGCCCCGGGTGATGCTCCGGACCCGTTAGCGCCAGAATTCGTGATGGTGCCGTTGTTGATGACCGGCCCGTTCACCTGCAGCGGAAGGCCCGCCGTGTCGAGGGTGACGCCGGAGTTGACGGTGAGGGAGGACGGCGGGGCGGACAGGAACGCCGCCGTCATCGTGTACACGGCCCCCGCCAGGGTGGTGCCCGCGCACGGGGTGGTCCCGTCGAAGGTGACGGCCCCGCCAGAGCCGTTGCCGAAGATCCCGTAGAACGCGATGGCACCGGGGGCGGTGAGGGCGCCCGGGATGACGACCGTCGACCCGGCGGTGCCGAGGACCACCTGGTTAGGGACGATCGAGGTGGCGCCCTGGCCGATGGCGACCGACCCGGTGGCCGAGGCGCTGGCGCCCTGGCCGAGGGCGACGCTGCCGGTTCCGCCGGAGGTGGCCCCGGTCCCGATGGCGATGGCGCTGGTCCCGGGCGCGCTGGCGGCGGCTCCCAGGGCGACGGACTGGTTCCCGGCCGCCGAGGACCGCTGGCCCGCCGCCGTGGCGGAGGCCCCGGCCGCGCTGGCGGCCTGGCCGAGGGCGGTCGCAGCGGTGACGGGGGCGGAGGCTCCCTGGCCAACGGCGAGGGAGGCTCCCCCGGCGGCCGATGAGGAGTCGCCGAGGGCCACCGCCTGGCTCCCGGCCGCGCTGGAGCCGCTGCCCACGGCGGTCGACTGGGCGCCCGCGCCGGTGAACGTAAGGCTGACGGTGGTGAGGGCGGAGACTTGCACGTCGATGTCGGGGAACAGCATCGGGGACTGGCCGGGAGGGGCGGCGGAGACGTCGACCCGCTGCGGGGAGTCCATGTAGAAGGAGACGTTCCCGTCGGGGGTGATCCACGGGTTGGGCAGCAGCGAGGAGCTGGTCCCGTCGGCGTAGATGGGGAGGGTTACCGGAGAGGTGGTGCCGCTGGCGTAGACGGTGATCGCGGACCCGGGCAGCAGATCGCCGGCGGTGTCGGTGAGCGGTGCCCTGAAGTGCGCTCGGATGGGATCCTCCCGGAGTCGGGGTCACTCCTTCCGGGCGGGCACCAGGGCGGCTACCGCTCCTCGCAGGGCAGCAGCCGGTAACTCGCCCGTAGCGATCTCTCCCCGATGCCCCTGGCGGGGTGCGCCCAGTGACCGCTGTAGGACCCTATGGTGGCGGCGACCACATCGTAGTAAACGCGACCGTCGTCAACGGACGTGACGCGGATCCTCCGCCCCCTTACCTGCCGAGCCTTGCCAATCCACACCTGGCCTGCCTCGGCCTCCGGCTGCGCACTATCCGTCATAGCTCCCCCCGTCGTGCCATCGCGCGGAGGGCGGTGATGCTGGTCATCTGGAAGCCGCCGCTGGTGTCCACGCCCAGCTCCCCCTCCACCTCATCGCGGAATGCCGAGATGTCCCGGTCAGCCGGGACGGGCAGCACGAACGCGTTGCCGTCCCGGTCGATGATCACGATGGCCTCACGGATGCTCATGCGCCCTCCTCGCCTACGATCTCCACGGTGGTGTCGTTCATGTACTCGTTGACCGCCTCTTGCCACGCGACATCCAGGTACTTCTCGCAGGCCTTGGGATCGTCCGGGATGTGGTCATCGGGAACCTCGATGTAGTGCGTGCCCTGCACGCCGATGTTGTGGCTGCTCCCGTAGGTGATCTTCAGGTATGGCATGGTCCTACTATAGCAAGGAAAGCTGTATTAGAGAACGGCGGCGAGAGCCTGGTAGGCGGCCAGCATCGCGGGCGGCGCGGTGGTAACCGAGTAGCCGCCGGTGCCCAGCCAGTACGCGTCGGAGCCGGGCTTGCCCGCTGCCCGGCGGGAGGCGAAGAACGAGGCCAGGTAGGCGGTGAAGGCCTCCCCCTGCGCGGCGGTGAAGGCGGCCAGGTTGACGCCGGTGCCCGCCAGGCCCAGCGGCTTGCCGTGAGCGTCGGCGAACGCGGCGGACGCGGCCAGGGTGGCTGCCCCGCTGCCGGGCGGCGGCCCCGTGCAGAAGAACGTCGGGGCGATGACGTCGACCAGGTCATCGCCCGGGTACCAGGCCTGCAGCCACCCGGAGTCGACCGAGGCGGCGGAGACCGTCACGACGTGCCGGTAGCCGTTCTGGCGGATGACGGCCGCGTAGCCGGGCAGCATGGCCAGCCAGTCGGCGGGATTGATGAACGCCGAGTCGGCCCCCGCCCAGATGCTCACCGACGCCTGCAGGCCACCTGCCTGGCAGGAGGCGAGGAAGGCCCCCAGCCGGGCGGGGGTGGTGGTGGCATCGGGGCGGAAGTCGAGGAGCACCCGGCGCACCCCCGCGTCCCCCGCCGCCAGGGAGGACGCCAGGGACGCCGGGATGACGTTGCCCAGGGCGATCCGGCGGGCGGGCAGCGGCAGCCCCGTGGCGGCCAGCAGGGCGGCCACGGACGGGTCAGAGGCGGGCACCGGGCCGAGGTCCGCGCCCAGCCCCCAGGCGGGCACCGGGATGACCAGGGCGGCGGCGGCGAGGGAGGCCGGGGCGGCGAGGGCAGCCGCCGCCGGGCGGACGGTGCCGGTGAGGACCTGGTAGTCGGCGCCGTACCCGTCGGCGTAGGGGTCGGCGTAGACGTCGCCCGCGCCGCCGGGGGCGTAGGTGTCGGTGAAGATGTCAGTGAAGATGTCGGTGAACGCCTGCGGCTCCTGTCCCTGGGCGGCGGGCGGCTCCCACGCCAGGGCGCTGCCGAGGACGGCGTCCGGCGGCGGCTGCGGCGGCCCGGGGAAGTCACTGGCCGGGGAGGACACCCCCAGCGCCTGCCGGGTGGCGAAGAACCAGTCGCTGGGCAGCGGCCCGGACGGCGCCTGCCAGCGGGGGTCCCTGTCCACCGTGCCGTAGCGGTCGAGCGGGGCGAGGTTCGGGCCGTGGCCAACCCCCGCCGCCCTGGCGGGGACGCCGTGCGGCCAGGTGGCGTACCAGGGGCGGATGGCCAGCGAGGAGATGAACGTGCCCGGCTGCCAGGCGGTGGCCCGCCACATGAGCTGGGCGCCCTGCCCGGGGGCGGCCGGGGGGAAGGACAGCACGCCGTGCGGGTCGTTGCGGACGTCGTAGGCGGGGCACCAGGTGGCGCCGCCGTCGTTGGAGAACTCCCACAGCACGGAGTCCTGGAAGATGCTGATGTTATCGACGGACCACGCGTCGCCCGTCGACTCCTTCTGGATGAGCTGCACGGTGAGGGTCGTCCCCAGCGGGGCGGTGCTGGTGTCCGCCTGCGCCCAGGTGACGGCCCCGATGGCCGCCCACGCGGGGTAGGCGGAGGCCACCTGCGCCCAGTCAAGGGACGAGACGATCCCCTGGCCCATGGTGAAGCCGGCGAGCCACTCGGTGACCGATCCCCCGGCCACCGCCTGCTCCGCCTCGGCGATGACCATCCCGGTGGCGCCGTCCAGCAGCTGCAGGAACAGCGGGGCCGACAGCGCCGCCGGGGAGAACACGCGGGCGGCGGCATAGGCGCGGGCCGACCCGGTGGCCGTCACCGGCGGCCCGGTCCAGGCGATGCCGCCCATCGCGGTGGACGCGGGCGCCAGCCCGATGTCCAGCCACGCGGGAACCGCCGCCATCGCGCCCGCCCAGGTGCCCCACAGCGGCTGCAGCGCCCCCCAGGTCACTGGCTGGGCCGAGGCGCCCGGGGCTGGGGAGGCGCCGCGCGTCACCTGGGCCATGGCCCCCAGCTGCGCCTGCTGCGGCGACAGCGACAGCGGCAGCGCGTCGCCGACGGCCAGCCAGCCGCCGAAGGACGGGCCGGAGAAGTCCGCGTCCGGAAGCAGCTGCGCCGGGCCCGACTGGACGGTGGCGAACTGCACCCCGGTGACCGCGTGCGCGGACGGCAGCACGAGGCTCCGCACCTGGGCGCCGCCCGGCGGGACATTGCCGGACAGCACCAGGCCGGTGCCCGGCTGGAGCGCCCATCCGCCCGGGGTAATGGTGGCCGGGTCGGCGGTCCCCGGGTCGGAGAACGTCTCAACGTACTGCTCCGTGTCGGCGGTCGCGGTGTAGGAGACCCTGAACAGGGCGACCGCCGACAGGGCGACGAAGTAGGCGACCCGGCTGATCACGGCGTAATCGGCCTCCTGGCAGGCCGTCGGGCCGGCTAGCTGGGCGGGCGCGGCGGCGGCGGGCGGCTGCCAGGGCTGCATGTTGTACAGGCTGCCGCCGCGCAGCGCGAGCGCCGAGGCGGCGGCCAGGTCCGGCGCGTAGAGCGCCTCGGTCGGCAGGACGGTCCCGGCTGGCGGGAAGCGCGGCGCCGCCGGGGTGTCGGGGAAGAACGTCGCCGCCGAGATGGCGGCGCTGGCCTGCAGCCCGGCGTCGGGCGCCGACCCCGCCGGGGGACCGCCGTCCGGGGGCAGGGGCGGCAGCCGGGCGGTGGCCGTGACGGGCCTCAGGTACTCGTAAGGCTCCGGCTGCAGGCCGGTGAACTCCAGCTTCCAAGCGGCGGCGAGCACCGGCTCCAGCTGGACGTACCCCCGCGCCAGCGTGAAGCTGCCCCGGACCGGGACCCACGCGCAAGCCTCGTAGGCGCCGCCGAGGCCGCCGGCGAACCCCCACGGGCTGACCGGGGGGAGGATGAGGGGCGGGGCGAAGCGCAGCACCGCGTTCGCGGTGGTGGCCTGGCTGCCCGCCAGCGGGGGCGTGACGTAGGCCCCCGGCCCGGCGGCGAACTCCGCCAAGTCGGCCGGAATCCCGCCGGACAGGCCGAGGGCCTCCTGCTTGACGACGAACGCGGTGAGGGTGTAATTGCCCGCCAGGACCTGGATGCCGCCGGAGGCTGCAGCAGGCCGCCGAAGCAGAAGGCCGGGCCGCCCTGCAGGGGCAGCGCCAGCGGGGCCTGGAACATGGCACCCGCCGGAGCCCAGCAGAACAGCCGCAGGCCGTCCTGCCCGAACGCGAAGGCCAGCCGGTCCCCGGGCGCGAAGCTGAACGACCAGGTGCCGGCCGTCCCGCCGCCGGGCAGGGTGACGGCCCAGGTGCCCGCCGAGAAGGTGAGCGTCAGCACGCTGGTGTCGAGGATGACGTAGGTTCCCTGGTCGGTGCTGGCGAAGGAGGGCATCAGCTCGATCCCGGCCCACCACGGGGAGGAGGCGATGGTGCCGGACGCCTGGCCGGGCACGGTGAGCCAGCCGGGCTGGGCGGGGAAGGAGATCCCCGCCGCGACGGCCGACGGCGGGACGGTCCCCCCGGTCGTGATCAGCCCCGGGGGCACCGGGTCGTCGAGGGCCGCGAAGGAGGCTCCCGGCGGCGGCGGGGAAGGCGACCAGTAGATGCTCATCCGCACCCCGCTGGTCACCGGGTCGATGAAGATCCGGTCGGTGACCTGCGGGTTCCCGTTCGCGTCGCGGGAGTCCAGGTACAGCTGGACGACGCAGGACGAGGCGGGCTGCGGGGCGCACCGCCACGGCAGGCCGCCCAGCAGGCCGACGGCGCGGTTCTCGCGCAGCTGCACGGTGACGGGGCTGCCGTTCAGGTCGGCGGTGGTGGTGAACGGCTGGCGGAGGGTGGGGACCGACGGGCTGCGGGGCATCGGCGGCACGTCCGAGGACGACAGGACGCGGGTGCCGACGTCGAGGTTCATCGCCCCCAGCGGGTAGGGGACGGGATGCCCGGACGGGCCGAGGGGGACCTGCTGCCACGGGGCGGGCGCGGCCCGGGTGAGGCGCAACAGCAGCCGGGACGTAACGACGGGCTGGACCTGCTCGTCGTGGTGAGCCCAGTGGCCGGCCCCGTAGTGGTAGGGGTTCAGCCCGGCGTCCAGGGCGACGGGGCTGTCCACCATGGCGGGCACCGACCCGCTGGTGGCGACGGACAGCGGGGCGCCGGAGGATCCGGCGAGCGGCTGCCACAGCGACCCGTCCCACCAGAAGAACGCGGCCACGTGCGGGAAGCGGGGCAGGTCGACGGCGACGTAGTTGACGATGCGGTCCTGGCCGAGGGAGACGGCGAGCTCCTCGACGGTGGGATCGCCTGCCAGCCGGGGCTGGGAGGACCAGAACCGCTGGCTGGCCGGCGGGGAGGACGCGGCGGCGGGCTGCGCCTGCGCGACGGGGATCCCGTCGGCGTAGACCGGGGCCACCGAGGGGATGGCGAAGGACCCGGGAACGCGCAGCGGGGTGGTCATGACGACCTCATCACCGGCACCCGGGGACCGGACCAGGGGGCCGCCTTCACCGCGACGGAGGACGCCGCGCGGGCGGCGGCGGCCCTCGCGACCGGGATGACCGCCTCCTGCGGGAGGTACTGCACCGTCCCGCCGGCCTGGGGGCGGAACGTGACCGACTGGAAGTCCTGGCCGTCGGTCACGGTCACGTCATTGGGGTCGGCGCCGGTCACCGCGCGGGCGGTGACCGCCGTGACGTCGGGCGCGTAGCTGCACTCGAACCCCGAGGAGCGGGACAGCGGCGGGGACGGCGTGACGTAGGACCCAGGCGGGAGCGAGGATCCGGACGGTCCCTGGTAGGACCCGGCAATGGCACTGTAAGCGCTACTCGAAGCCGGCGGGGTGACGACGGTGACGACCTCCCAGTACTGGCTGGGCGACCAGGCCGACCGGGCGGGGACCGGGACCAGCACCCCGGTCGGGCCGGGGATGACGGAGACGATGCAGGAGGCGGGCTTCAGCACCTCGGCGACCGCCAGGATGGCGTAGTAGTCGGCGGACTGCCGGGCGAGGCCCTCGGTGGTGGGCGGGTACTGGGCGGACGGCACGATGACGACCTCGCCGGGGGCGTTGCCGGCGAGCAGCCCGGTGTAGGCGGGGATGCCCTCCACCGATTGCCAGGGAGTCCCGGCCGGGAACGCGGACCACAGCGGGTACTGGGCGGCGACCTGCGCCCAGGACAGGCCGCCCGGTGGCGGCCCGGGGGCGCCGCCGGTCAGCCGCCACATCTCGTAGACCTGGCACTCCGAGCTGGTGACGGCCTCCGCGATGGCCCTGATGCCGGGCACGGTCCCGCCGAGGGTGATCGCCCGCGCCAGGGCGATGACGCGCTCCCGGTACAGGGCGTCGGCGGCCTCCACCGCGTCCCACCCGTCGGGGCTGGCCAGGTCGGAGTACGGGTTGACGGCAGCCCCGGTGGCCGGGTTGACCGGGATGGCCCCCGCCGGCCCGCGCTGGGCGCCGAACAGCGCCCCGTAGAAGGAGTCCAGGTCGTAGAACCGGGTGCTGGTGATGGCCTGCTGCAGGCGGGCCACCAGCTGCCGCTTGCGGAGCTGGCCGGCGCCCCCGGCCCCCAGCAGCGCCTGCATCAGGAGCGTCAGCAGCGAGCCGGGCGAGGTGTCGTAGACACTGGACGGGAAGTTGACCAGCTGGGGCGGCACCTGCAGGTCGGGAGACAGCAGGCCGGTCGCGGTGGCGGTGCCCGGCGGGAGCGGCTGGGCCTGCGGCGCCTGCAGCGACAGCACCGACGGCCGGGCGACGTTCGGCCAGGAGAACAGGTCGGTCCCCTCGTTGACGATGATGCTCGTCAGCGAGGGGTCAGTCAGCACTTGCGGCACGGCGTCCTCCCTTGCTTCCGCGCCCGGGAGAAGGCTGCCCAGTTGGCAGCGCAGCCTACGGCACCGAAGGTTACCGGCTAGTAGGAGAAGGGCCAGTGCAGCGAGTGCACGGGACCTGGCGTTAAGGCTCCCATTGAAAGCTAAAGAACGTAAAACATAACTACTACTACTATTTTTTAATTATTTAGTATTTGTATTTACGTATTTAAGTCTTAGGAGGAGCTACGCGGGGGTCGTCCCCTCCCCCCTTTGGATGGCTACGCGGGTCGGCCCCCTCCCCCTCTGCCCACTGGAGGGCTACGCGGTCGTCAGTGCACATCGAACGGGGCCAGTGCACATCGCCTCTTTTTCGATTCATGCTATTGGCCAGGTGCAGTGCACATCGCCAGTTTCGCCAGTGCAGATAGCGTTTTTCGATTCATGTACCTGAGCTGGTATTAGTGCACAAGTGCAGTTCGATTGGCCGTTTTGGGTTCCCTCACGCGAGGCCCCGGATGGTAGTGACTAATACGCTACTTACCGTGGTCAAGTCTCATGCTGGGTATGGCAAGCACGTTGCTAGCTATTGCAAGCAATTTGAGTCTCCCCCGGGGCGATGCGTTCGCCAGGCGCCAAAATGGCGATTTTATCTGCACTTGTGCACTATCCGCACTTCAGCAGAACTTTTCGAGCGTCAGTTCTGCACTTTCATCTGCACTGGAAGTGCACTGGCCCTTTCCCGATGTGCACTGGCAAGCGCATGCCGTGGTCGTGCAGTGACCCTAAGCGAATGCGCCGAGAGTGTTGATGGCCTTCGTGACCAGGACGACACCGCCGAGGACGGGCAGCGCTGCGGCGGCCATGGTCACGGGAAGCGGGTTCCCGGCGGAGTCGACGTACGAGGCGATCGTCACGCCCCCCAGGACCTGCTGGATCCCGACGTCGTAGTTGTTCGCTGCGGCGCCCGTGAAGCCGGGGTAGTCGGCCCCGGTGAGGAACCGGCAGGCGGTGATGCCGGGGGTGCCCTCCACTGCCTGCAGGACGCTGGACGGGTACACGACCGCCCCGAACCCGATGGCCCCGAGCCAGGAGGACAGCGCCTGGGTGACGGCCGCCTGGGCGGTCGCGGGAGTGGCTCCCGGGTCGTAGACGACCGCCAGGCTGAACTGCAGCTGCAGCTGGATGGCCTGGTGGGCCTGCACGTCGGTGCCCGCCAGCCGCCAGTTCTCCAGCTGCTTCTGGATGGCGGCGGGGACGTCGTTGTAGGTGTAGCCGTCGCTGATCGTCAGGGGGGTCCCGCCGGGGGGCTGCATCCCGGCGGCCCACTCCAGGCCGAAGTCGGAGTAGGGGGACCAGCCGAAGGCCCCCGTCCGGTGGGCCACCTGGTAGGCATAGCTGACGCCGCCCGCGACGCTGCCCAGCGGCTGCGCCAGGGTGGCCTGCCCGTAGGTGACCCCGTTGACGACCATCACCGGCGGGACGGTGAGGACCGGGCCCCATGGCAGGGCGATGAAGGCGTTCCCGGGGGCGGGGGAGCTGCCGTCCGGCCGGGTGAAGGACCCGGCGTACCAGGGGGAGGAGCCGGAGGCGGAGAAGACGGTGGCGGCCGAGAACCTCAGCGACGCGGCGGCGGCCATGGGGCGCTGCCCGGAGCACCAGACGTCGACCCGGCTGTAGATCCCCTGCGCCGGGGAGTTGCGGGAGTAGGCGTCCATGTACAGGAAGCTGACGTCGATCAGCTGCCCCTGCGGGAAGTAGGAGGCGTCCACCACCTGCACCGAGGGCGGGCTCGCGGCGGAGTTCCAGGTGTACTGCAGGCCCGGGGCGGCCACGTCCCCGTTGTCGATGTCGCGGCCCACCACCTGGCCCGCCGGGTAGGTGAACTGGGCGTCCGGGATGGTGGTGGCGGCCTGGCCGCCGGACACCTGCAGCTGCTCCCGGTACCTGGTGGCGCCGTCGATGACGTTGGCGGCGGTGCACTCCGGGTCGGCGAGGGCGATCCCGAGGAACATCTGGCTGGTGCCGGCCATCGACCGGAACGCGGTGGCGCTCCAGCGGGCCTGCAGCTGGGCGTCGGCCTCCTGGCTCGCGCCGCCGGACAGCGCGTTCAGGTTGGTGACCCCCGAGACCTCGGAAACCGGGGTGAGCAGCTGGGTGAGGGACCCGGCCGCCGCGTTCCCGGCGGGGCCTGCGATCACCGCCTGGACCGGGAGGGTGACTGACAGCGCCCCCGGGTTGAGGATCCCGGCGGTGACCGTCTGGATCACCACGGTGCCGTCGGCGGTGGCCACCTGGGTGGCGACCGGGATGGTGACGACGTCGGTCGCGGTGCCGCGCGTGAAGGTGACGGTGCCGTAGGAGCGGGCGGCCGGGTACCGGGACAGGCCGAACAGCTGGACGAAGGCGTCGAGGTCCGCGCCCGCCTTCGAGGTGACGTCGTAGCTGTAAGCGAGCATTTGCTGGTCTATGGTGGCTGATGACACCGACGCGGCCACCACGTCGATGATCTTGCGGACCACGCTGCCCAGGGAGGTGTCCAGGTCGGGCACGCTGGCGGCGAGCACCGCGATCATCTGGGACGCGACGTCAGCCTGGCTGGCCACCTGGCGTCACCCGCCCGTCACGGGGAGACCGTCCGGACGGCCGACAGGCGCTGGCCGCCCTGGGTGGTGAGGGAGACGGCCACCGCGATCGCGTCCGGCCGGGAGCCGGGCGCGGCGGTGACCGAGTCGACGGAGGCGATGACGTCGTCGGCGGCCAGCTGGCTGCGAGTGCCCGCCATCGCGGTGGCGGTGATCACCTGCTGCTGGGCCGCCATCAGCTGCGCCAGCACCCGGGACGCCTCGGCGGTGACCATCGCCCCGGTCCCGGCCAGCTGGGGGGAGCCGAGCATCCCGGTGAGGGCGGATCCCCACTGCGGGTGGAACGGGTCGCTGCCGTACGGCTCGGACAGCGCCGTGGCCACCCGCTGGCGGAGGTAGTCGGTGCCGGTGACGGTGGCCAGGTCGCCGCCGGACACGAGCAGGTCGCCCCCCACGATGGCGAGGTCCCTCACGAGGGCATCACCTCCCAGGCCTTCCGTGCCCCTATGACGGCAGCGGGCCGATCACCTGCGCCTGGCTGCCGGCATAGACGTAGCCGGAAGCCGGCTGCGGGTAGCTTCCCGGCGGCAGGCCAGTGGTATGGATGAGGTACTCCGCGTTGCCGTCCGCCACCGCTGACAAGACGGTCGGCGCCTCGGCCTCAGTCCAGCCGGAAGCCGCCGCCAGCTCCGCAGCGGACAGGCCGCTCGTCCACTCGTACAGCTTATTGATGGTCACGAGGGCGTTGCGATGCGCCAGCAGCGCCTGCTGGATGAGGGTCATCACCTGCGCCTGCGACAGGCCGGTGTTGATCGCCAAGGGTCCTCCTAGAAGTCGAGCGGATAGGTGCCGAAGATGCGGACGGTGTCTCCTGCCGTCGCGTCGTAGACGTGCACGACCCCGGTGCTGAGCATCTCGCAGACCAGCGGGATGCCGAGGAACGGCGACCCGGCGTTCTGCACGCAGCCTAGCGGCTGGTTGGAGGCCGGCCAGTAGGCGGCCGGCAGCGCCACGGTTATGTTCGAGTTATTCGCGACTCCGGAGGGGACGTTGAGGATTCCGGAGACCATGACCGTGTTGTCGGACCTGTACTTGTACTTGAAGGTCCCCGTCCAGCTGTTCGCGAGGGAGAACGAGTGGGGCACCTCGGGCACCGCCGGGATGACGCCCGGCTGGAAGGCGGTGACCGGCCCGGTGTACCCGGCCGCGTAGGCGTTGCCGCCCGGGTCGGTGCCCGCCTGCGGCGACAGGGCGCACTCCAGGACTGAGCTGGACACGTAGGTGATCTTCACCTGGCCGTCGGCGCCGGATCCTCCGATTGGCTGGGAGCTGGACCCGGAAGTGCCGGTCACCGTGACGGAGGCCGAGCTCGCTCCCCCGGCGAAGTACCCGTACTGGGTGAGGTCCGGCTCGGAGGTGGACGGGCCGGTCATCAGCGACTTGGCCGCGCCGGACTTCAGGGCCGCCCCCAGGCCGGGCGGGTTGATGACCTTGGTCGCGCCCTCGGTGATGCCCGCCTGGTACTGGCCGTGCTTGTCGCCTGAGCCGAGCGAGGAAATGGTCCCGGGGAACGACGTCCGGTTCGACCACCCGAAGGTGATCGTCATGCCGCTGCCGTACCAGGAGTGCTGGTTGGTGATCTTCACCGACGCGGACGTGATGGTCACCCCGGACAGGTCCGACTGGACCGATGAGGGCAGCAGCCAGAACCCGAACTGGTTGCCGGCCGGAGCGCCGCTCGACGCCCCCTGGTAGACGGAGCCGCCGGCGTTCCGCTGGGCCCCGCCGATGTCGGTGCCGTAGTACGACGCTGAGCTGCTGGCGTTGTAGGTCCTGCTGAACGGCGAGGTAGTAGTGGACTGCCCGGAGCCGCCGCCGCCGCCGCCAGGGCCGCTGCCGCTGGCCCCGCTTGCCGCGCTGCCGCCGCTCGCCCCGCCTGCGCCGCCGCCGCCCGCGCCCGCAGCCCCGCCAGGGCCGTTGTAGACGCCGTTGCCGCCCGCCCCGGAGGGGCCCCCGGAGCCGCCGCCGGAGCCGCCGTCCGCGTGGCCGCCGGTAACTCCCATGCCGCTGCCGCCGTCGTGGTGGATGGTGTTGGCCGACCCGGTGCCCCCGGCCCCGCCCGTCCCCTGGGCGGGTGAGGCGTCTCCCCCGTTGGCGTAGACCCCGGTCCCGTCGAAGAAGGTGTCGCCGCCGCCCTGCCCGTCGGAGTTGCCGGTGTACGCGCCGTTGCCGCCGTTGCCGACGGTGTAGCTGTAGGTGGTGGCCCCGGTCGGGTCGAGGGGGTAGCTCGGCTCGCAGGCGTACTCGCCGGCTCCCCCGCCGTCCTGGCCGGTAGTGCCGTTTCCGTGGTTGGCCCCGGCGGCGGCGCCCCAGCACTCGATTTTCCCGGACGGGATGCCGGGCGGGGGCGTGAAGGAGTAGGTTCCGGCGGCGGGCTGGGTGATGGTCGTGGTGGTGGTCGTGTAGGCGTAGAGCACGCCGCCGACGGTGTCGAAGGTGATGTCGGTCTCCGTCATCGTCCCGCCGGAGATGGCGGTCGCGGCGATGGTGGAGGCGGAGATGGACCCGTCCTGGAAGCTTCCGCTGGCGATGGAGCAGGAGTTGACGTTCAGCCCGGAGATGCCGCCCTGCGCGACGAAGAGGCCGGCGGGGTAGGGGTTCCCCTGGCCGTCGGCGCCGGCCGCAGCCGACCACGACCCGATGAGGTTCCCCAGTGCCGGGGTGCCGGAGTAGACGAGGATCTCGCCGGAGGTGCCGAAGGCGATGAACTGGCCGCCCTCGATGGTGGTGCCGTCGACCACGCCCGCCAGGACGATGCCCGCCGCGATCTGCTCGGCGGTGATGGTCCCGGCGGCGATCTGCGCGGCCGTGATGGTTCCCGCCGCGATCTGCGCGGCCGTGATGGTATTGGCGGCGATGAGCGCGGCGGTCACCGACCCGGCCGCGATGGACTGGGTGCCGAACTGGAACGGCACCCAGTTGGAGCCGTTCCAGGTGGTCAGGGCGAAGCCCTGGTTGCCGTTGAACCACAGGTCGCCGGCGGCCGGGGACGAGGGCTGGGAGAACCCGACGCTGGTGGTGACGCCGCCGATGTCGGAGGCGGTGAAGTCGACCTGCCCGGGGGTGATGCCCGCGTTGGCGGCCAGCTGCAGGGCGGTGAGGCTGCCCGCCGCGATGGCCCGGGAGCCGAACTGCAGGAGCCGCCACCCGCCCCCGTCCCATACCGACACCGAGTTGCCCTGGGCCGGGTTGATCCAGATGTCGCCCAGGACCGGGGCCGGCGGCTGCGACGTCCCGGTGATCACGGAGGTGCCCCCGAGGTCGGAAGCGGTGACGGACAGCTGGCCGGCGGTGATCCCGGCGGCCGGGGCGAGCTGCGCGCCGGTGATGGTGCCGGGTGCTATCTTGGCCGCCGTGACGGCCCGGTCGGCGATGGCGTTAGTGCCGACCTGCAGCGGCACCCACCGGGACCCGGACCAGCTTGTGAGGGCGTTGCCCTGCGCGGCGTTCACCCACAGGTCCCCGGGCGCCGGGGCTGCGGGCGCGGCGGCGGAGGCCGTCACGGCGGGCGCGGCGGCGGCGGGGAGGTCTGCCGGGGAGGCAGCGGCGAACGCGGCGAACGTCCACGTGCCCAGGTCCTGGGTGATGATCCACATCTCGCCCGGGGCCGGGGGCGGCGCCTTGCTGCGCTGCATCAGCATCGTCACGGCGACCTGGGTGCCCTGCCGGTCGACGGTGATGGCGGTGGCCCCGTCGGCGGATATCGACCGGACGGTGACCAGCTTGGCGGACAGGCCGACGCTGTGGGTGGCCGGGTTGAGCGGCTGGCGGGGAGCGGCCATCAGGGGCCGGCCGTCCCTGTCCCGGGCAGCGGCAGGTTGGTGCCCGCCGTGAGGCCCCCCGCTACCGGCAGGCCGATGAGCTGGCCGCCGGAGTTGTTGCCGCTGCCGGGCAGCCGGGCGGGGGCGGCGATGTTCACCTGGGTGGTGAAGGACCCGCCGGGGCCGGTCTGCCAGGTGTGGGTGACGGTGGTGACGTAGGCCTGGAAGCCGTAGGCGGGGACCTGCAGCAGCATGCCGGGCCACAGCTCCGGCATGAAGGTGAGGGCGACGTCGGAGTTGTACTGGTAGGCCCAGCTCCTCATGAACAGGAACAGGGCGGAGAAGAACTCGCCCGACGGGCCGATGACCCCCGGCATCTCCTCCAGGTCTGGGCGGGCGCCGAACCGGCCGTAGACGTAGCTGATGAACTTCTGCGCCTGGGCGGCGGTCGGCTCCAGGCCGAACAGGGCGTACATGATGGCGGGGATGTCGATGGTCGCGATGCCGGTGGTGGACAGGGCGTAGATGACGTCGAGGGGCAGCGTCTGGCCGGTGGCGGACAGGGTGATCCCGGACGCGGTGCCGCTGCCCAGGTCGACCTGCTGGGCGGGCGGCGCGACCACGTACTGGTGGGTGACCAGGTTGGTGTCGTCCCACGTGACGCTGAAGTCGATCAGCTCGATCGGCTCGACCTGCATGATGGCGGCGGTGCCCCAGATCCCGTAGTAGTCGGGGAACCACGCGATCAGGTCCCCGTTGGGGGCCGAGCAGTAGCTCCGCATGCAGGACCCGAGCAGGTTGCGGATGTAGGGCAGCAGCGGCTGGTCGTTGAGCAGGACGCGCGGCCCGGTGAACACGGCGGAAATGGCGGCCGACTCGGAGTCGAACGTCGGGAACCAGGGACTGGGGCCGAACAGCTTGTCGAACTGGTCGTTCGGGTTGTACCACGGCTGGGTGGAGGACGGGGATACTTGCAGCGCCTGCCCGCTGGCGGTCGCGGAGACCGCGCCGCCGGAGGTGAGGGCGCCGCCCGTCGGCACTGACTTGAACGCGGCGACGGTGCCGTTGTAGGCCGAGTAGTCGAACCCCGGGGCCAGCCCGGCGCACGTCCAGTAGGAGGCGGCGTTCCCGACGACCCCGGCGAATGTCCCGGTGTGGTGGGCGCCGACCGTGCTGCTGCCGGTCCCGGTGCTGATCTCGACGTGGCTGGACGCGCCGGGGCCGCCGAGGAACATCAGCGCGCCGGGGATGTTCATCCCCGCCTGGGCGGACACGATCTGCCCTGACGACTGGCACCAGGCGCTCTGCTCGGCGGCTGTGCGAGGGCACCCGCCGAGGCTGCCGAGGGCGTGGAAGACGCACCACTGGACGAACGAGGAGCAGTCGAGCTGGGTGGGGACCGCCACGTTGGGGGCGGAGTCGCCGCCCAGCTGGTAGGGGATGTGCGGGTCGGACTGGACCAGCCCGAGGGCGGTGCCGAGCAGCTGGGTGCAGCTGGCCTTGCCCGCCTTGGCGTTGGAGGCGAGCGGGGCGAAGCCGGGGGAGTTGCCGAGCGAGCTGGCTCCCTGGGCATTGGACAGGACGCCGACGATCTGGGTGGCCATGTTCAGCCACTGGTCGTAGTACGCCTGCCCCTGGGCGGCGGTGTTGAACGCCACCTGGACCATGTTCGCGACCACGCCGGGGTCGATCGACGCCCGGTTGCCGATCTTCAGCTCCACCGAGAAGAACTTCTGCGTGGCGTAGGTGACGTTGGTGACCTGCGCCACCGTCCCCCACCCGGCGGCCGGCCGCTGCTGGAACAGGCCGTAGGCCCCGTCAATGTTGGGGGTCGGGATGTTGGTGAGGGTCGACTCCCCCATGGCGGTCTCGATGCCGATGACCGCGTCCCGGGTGGTGCCGCCCATCTGCAGCGCCGTGTTGTAGATCAGCACCGCGAGGGAGGCCTGGGTGGCGTCGAGGCTGAACCCGGCGTACGTCCCGGCCTTCAGCGCCCCCGACGGGACGGTCCCGCCGCCGCCCCCGGGCAGCGAGCCGCCAACCGACCCGCCAACCGTCCCGGCCGCCCCGAGGGTGGCGTAGAACTGCTGGGCGAGGGCGTCGGCCGCCGCCGTGTCCGCCTTGACCGCCTGGGCGATCTTGTACGCCCACGCGGTCCAGCCCTGCGGGATCCCGGCGATGTGGACCTTCTCGGCCGGCCAGCCGGTGACGTTCTGCAGGATGGCCAGCACCGCCGCCGTGACGCCCCCGTCGTCGGGGTTCTTGGCGCTCGCCATCGCCTGGGCGACCATGTTCTGCGAGGCGGCGAGGCCGGGGTCCCAGAACCAGTACTGCAGCCTCTTCAGCGAGCACGACGCGGTCAGCTGCACCGACGTGGGCCAGGCGGTGACCAGCGGGACCGAGTTCAGGTAGCCGGTGAAGACCCTGAGCCAGGTGATCCGCTTCATCATGACGATGATCCGGTCGTTGGGAACGAATATCCCGGTGTACTTCCGGAACGGGTTCTGCAGGGTGAAGGCGAAGGTCGACACCCCGTCGGAGCGGCGCACCATGGTCCCCTGGGTGACGTCGTCGCTGATGTCGATGATCCCGTTGGCCTGGGTGAGGATGTAGATCTTGCAGGCTGGCGAATACATCAGGACCGCCACGGGCCGTCCCCTCCGCCGTGCCGCCTGATCCACACGACGATCAGCATCGCCGCCAGCACCCCCAGGACCAGCAGGAGCGCGCTCACGGGCCGGTCCCGGTCAGGTTCGGGGGCGGTCCCTGCCCGGGGGCGTAGGGGATCGTGACGGGCGACGACGGCGCCACGGTGCCGTAGTTGAACGGCACCTGGGTCCCGGACAGCTGGTCGCCGAACGGGTAGAAGTACTGGATCGCCGGGTCGGACGCGAACGCGCTCCACTTGTTGACGACGGAGCTGGCGGCCACCACGGCGGGCTGGTGGGGCGACAGCCCGGCCTCGAAGATGAACTGCGGGGTGAACATCATCATCCCGGTGTGCGCTCCCCACTCGTAGCCGACGAGGGGGATGCCGTGCTCGGTGAAGCCCCGCGACGGCACGGTGACCACCATCAGCGGGAAAGACGTCCAGGTGATGTTGGGGTCCAGCACCAGCTGGGCGAAGGACGCCATCCAGGCGTTGAAGTCGAGCCGCTCGTCCCAGTCCTTCAGCAGCACCTGGACGGAGAACTGCTGGCGGGCGCTCTTGTGCGGGTAGTAGGCCCGGGTGGTGCGGCCCTGGTCCTCGGCGGAGATCATCTGCACGCCGTGGGACAGGTCCCCGGCGCGCACCTGGTAGGCGTGGGTGACGCCCTGGGCGTCGGGGTAGCTGAACGTGGCGTTCAGGCCCTGCCGCGTCATCAGCGGGGCCGTGCGTCGATGCCGGCGGAGTCCATGACGACGGGCCCGGCGGCGGCCGGGGCGTAGACGGGCACGGCGAGGGACTCGTACTCGGCGGCGGTCATGTCGGGGACCAGCCGGTACTGGGTCATCCCGAACCCCATCATGGGGACCATGACGGCCTCCCCCGCCGGGAGCGGCATGGATATCGGGACGTCGGACGCCCAGGCGGGGCGGTCGGCAACGGGCACGGGGACCTCCTCCCTACTTCCGGGGAGGAGCCTCGCCTAGGGCCCGCCGAGCGTTCCTGTTGCCTGGCCGTTGAATTTTGTGAACTTCCAGCCGATTCCGTCGGATATGCGGGCCATGAAGGCGCTCACCGCGTCGTAGGCCTGCTGGGAGAAGGCCCCGTTGGTGGTGCCCGCCTTCACCAGCGACGGGCTGCCGTCCTGCACGATGAACAGGGTCAGGACGTACTGGTGGGAGAACTTGCCGTAGCGCATGATCACGCTGGCGTCCCCGTCGGGGTCGGCGAGGCCCTTGACGTAGACCAGGAAGTTCCAGTTGCGGGGCGGATAGGAGAAGACCGCCGGCGGGTGCATCTGGGCGTTCGCGGTGGCGTCGGCCGACTGGGCCTCCATGATGGCGGTGATGCCGCCGAGGAAGGCCTCGGCCTGCTGCCAGCTCTCCCCCGTCACGGCGTCGGAGTGGTCCTGGCCGAAGGACCCGCGCACCGTCAGGTCCGACAGCCGCGAGCCGGTCACCTGGATGACGCGCCCGCCGATGGTCTCCGTGACGGAGGTAAGAGGACCTCGTAGCTCCAATCGATCGCGTCAGGATCGATTCGGAAGGCTATCGAGGGGCCGCCCGGATATCCGAGCGTGGCAGTTCCCATAAGGCACCACCTCCCTTCAGTGCCCTGGCCCTGGCGAGCGATCCCCTGGCAAGGGCAAGTTGCTTCAGCGTCTCGGGCGTTTCGTCGTCCCTCCTTCCGGGCCGGCTACCGGCTCGCCTGGTGCACGTAGGGGTTGGCGGGCACCTGCGAGGTGGCAGCCGCCTGGTCGTTGTTCGCGGGCAGCACCTTCAGGAGCTGCCGCGCCTCGGGGGTCAGCGCGATGGTGAGCGCCTGGGAGAAGGGGCCGGCCGCCTGCGGCTGGGCCGGCCCCAGGGGGACCGGGGCCGGCTTCGGGACGGGGACCCTGGCCGGCGGCGTGACAGGCGGCGTGACGGGCTTCGGCGAGGTTCCGACGGGGATGCCGCCGAGTACGTTGCCCTGGGACCCCGGCGACGGGGACTGCCCGACGGGGATGCCGCCGAGCACGGTCGGCACGACGGCGGGAGGCGCGCCCCCCGTGCCGCCCGTCGTCGTGCCGCTGGTGCCGAGGGTGGCCTCGTTCACCCCTACCGTCTGCGAGACGATCCACTGGAACGCCTGGGCGGAAGTCATCTGGACGCCGGTGAGGGCGGAGATCTCCTGCGCCCACAGGTTCTCGTTGATGTTGCCGCTAACCTGGTTGGCGTTCAGGAACGCGGTGGCGACGCTGTCGCGGAGGCCGGGGTTCCTCGCCACGGCGGCGGCGCCGCCTGCCTGCGCGATCAGCTGCTGCAGGGACTGCGTCATCTGGGGGGTCATCAGCCCGCCCAGGGTCAGGAACTGCATGTTCTGGCCGGCCAGCTGCTGGGCGTACAGTTGCGGGTTGTTGCGCGCCGTGTACTGCAGCTGGGCGGGGGACTGGCCGGTCATGCCCGCCAGCAGGTACTGGCGCTGCTGCGACAGCTCCCCGGAGAAGTTCACCCCGGCGAACTCCTTGCCCAGCAAGCCCTGCATGTTGGCGATCCCGCCAGCCAGGGCGGTGGCGCCGTTGCCGGCCCCCATGCCGAGCGCCTGGGAGAAGTACGCGTTGAACTGCTGGCGGGCCGTCTCGGCCGAGGTGCCCGCGTTGCCGGCGTCCTGCGACAGCTGCTCCATGGTGCGCGACAGCTGCTGCAGGTTGACGTTGGCGTCCTGGGTGGCGGACTGCAGGACGGACAGCGAGTCGTTCACGTCCATGCCCATGGAGTTGTAGTTGTGGTAGACGAAGTTGAGGGCGCTCTGCCGGTTCTGCGGCTGCTGGCCCTCCCCGATGGCCCCCTGGTTGAACCCCATCGCGGTCACCCCGGCGAACGACTGCGCCGCCGCGCCCTGCGGCATCAGGCCCGTCATGCTCAGCTGGTAGACCGCCTGGTGCAGCCGCTCGGTCTGGGCGTTCCAGTTGCCGCCGCCCTCGACCTCCTGGTACGGCCGGGCCGCCTCGCGCTGGGTGAGGTAGGGGTTGCCGTTGGCGAACCAGTTGTACAGGTCGGTGACCAGGCCCACGCCGGGGATCTGCTGCAGCAGGCCGGCCGGGGTGCCGCCCGAGGCTGCCACCCGTGCCCCGACCTGCTGGCCGAAGGTGAGGGCCGCCGCGCCGCCACCGGGGGCTCCGCCTCCTCCTCCGCCGCCGCCGCCGCCGCCTCCACCGCCTCCTCCTCCTCCGGGCGGCCCGTAGAGGGTCCCGCCCCCGGCCTGGCTGTAGAGCCACGAGCCCAGCTGCTGGGCGCCGTAGGCCTGCAGGTTCTGCAGGGAGGAGGCGGCCCCCATGGGCGACAGCTGGGTGGCGCCCGCCGTGGCCACGGCCGACCCGCCGCGCTGCAGCTGGGCGATCACGTCCGGGTCCATGTTCGTCGTGGGCGGCACCTGGCTCGCCTGGTAACGGCGCGATGCGCTGCTGGTCCGGGTCAGCGCGCTGGTCTGCGCGCTGATGACCTGCTCCAGGGACTGCAGCTGGCGGACCACCACCTGCAGCCCCTGGGTCATCTGGGCGGCGGCCGATGCCGCGCCCACCGTCGACTGCGGCTGGCCTGGCCAGGGGATGGTCACGGGACCACGTCCTCACGTCCACTCGGGATGGGGCTCCGGGGCCGGCGGCGGCGGCCGGGACGGCTCGCGGATCGTCACCCGGCTGCTGGCGGCCACCAGTGACTCGAGCGCGGCCATGTCGGAGGCGAACGAGGCGGGGGTGGCCCTCTCCAGCCGCAGGGCGCTCCCGGCGGGCGGCGTCCCGTCCCCGGGGGCGGGAGCTTCCTCGAAGTGACCGGGCCACGCTTCCAGGGCGCTGACCAGGCCGGAGGCGACCGCTGCGGACAGGATGAGGTCCTGGCGGTCCTGCAGGCGGCGCCCCTCGTCGAGCCAGTGCAGGACCTCGGTGGCGGCCAGGCAGGCGCGGGGGAGGTGCCGTCCCGACAGCTGCCCGCGCCTTTCCGCCAGCCGCAGCTGCTGCTCTACCCAGGGATCGCAGTGCCCGCCGGGGCTGGTGCTTTTCCCAGGGCCTCGATCACCTCCCGCTGGCGGACCTCCAGTGCCAGGTAGGCGGTGAAGATCGCGTCAATCGTCGGCGGGAACCACCGGCGGGCGTAGTTGTACCGCTCGTAGGCCCACTTGCGCTCCTGCCCGGGGTGCTCGCCGAGCGGCACCGGCATCGGCTGCCCGTCGATGGCGGTGACGCACATCCCGGCCATCGCCGTGGCGTAGGACTTGGCGCCGCCCAGGCCGCCCTCGTGGTCGCGGACCAGCGACGCGACGAGCAGCTCCTCGTCGGTGGTGAGGGTCTTCAGCTCGATCCGGTGGCCGCACCAGTCGAACCACGCGGTCAGGTACCCGAGCCGCAGCAGGCCGGTCAGGTCGTCGCGCCACGAGCCGGTGTCCGGCTCGTCGAGGTGCAGGTCGAGGACATCCTCCGGCGGCGGGACGGCAGACGCCGCCGGGGATTCCTCGTCGGGGAACGCGGTCACGCCGGGCTGCCTCCCCAGCGCAGCTGCATGGCCTGGCTGCGCATCCGGAGGTTCGGGTCCTCCTGCTCGAGGGAGACGCTGGCGGAGGTCGCGCCGGGCACGGTGACCGTCACCTCCGCCGAGCCGGTGGCAGTGCCGTCCGGCCCGGTGACGGTGGCGGTGATGGTGACGATCACGCCGGCAGCGCGGGGATGACGCCGGTGAAGACGGCGGTGCCCGCGACGTTGGACTGCTGGGTGTAGGCGGTGCTGACCGAGTCGGACACCGCGACGGTGAGCGGGAGGGCGGGAGCCGCGCCGGCGGTGTAGGTGGCGCTGCCGGTGGACGCGGTGCCGTCGAGGGCGGTGACGCTCGCGGTGACGGTGACGGTGACGCCCGGGTTGGCGGGGTCGAGGTACTCGACGGTGACGGTGATCGGGTCGCCGACGGCGTAGGCGGCCTTGTCGGTGGCGACGGTGACGGCGGGCGGCACGGGGGTGGTCAAGGTTCCTCCACGGGCGGGGCGGGCAAGGGGTCTCACTTCTTCCGGGGGGCATCGCTATGCTCGCTGCATGACCGTTCGCGCGCCCTTCACCCCGGCCCAGGTCGCCAGCCTCAACGGCTACCAGGCGTCCGCTTCCTTCCACGGGTTCACCTGCGGGGATGATGCCTGTCCCGGCGCCGATGGCGAGCGTGTCGCCCTGCGCGCGCAGGAGGACGGCTGGCACTGCCCCGCGTGCCCGTACACGCAGGACTGGGCGCATGACTTCATGGCCGACGGGTCGTGGCAGCGGCTCTCCGGCGTTACCGTCACCGTCGGCGGCGTGCGGGTGAGGGGCGAGATCGGGGAGATCACGGGCTAGGCTGGGCGCAGGATTCCCGCAGGGGGACGCTCAGGAGATGGGATGGCCGGCGCAGCACGGAGCCGGCGGGCGCCAGCGGCCCGGAAGGCTGGCCCCTGTCCCCCATCGCAACAGCGAGGCCCGCGCCCTATGTCAAGGGGCACGGGCCTCGCGCGTCCGCTAGGATGGCCGCCATGCTGCGGTGAGTACCGGGTGACGCCGGGAGGGGCCAGCAGACAGCGCGGGAGCCGCCGCAGGAGCCCTGGTACCGGGGAGACGCCGCGAGCACAGCGCGCCGGGCTATGCCCGCCCGCCACCACCGTATGCCGGCCTCCGGCCGGCCTGGGGGCCGTCTGCCTCCGGACGAGACTGGCGGTCGCCCGGACTATCCCCCTCGCCAGGACATCCTTGCCGGATTATGTCGGATTGAACTGGTTCGAGTTCAAGGGCACGTAGTGGGTATACGCGAACGTGATTCCTTTTGTTACAGCCAGTGCGCCTACGGTGACTGTCTCCCCGTCGTTGATGTCCACTACCGTGACGTTCTGGTAGACCTTGCCGCGCCAGGACCCGGGAGTGCCCTCCGTGCCGGGCGGCTTGATCACCATCGAGGCCGTCACGTAGTTCGGGTCCTTCTGCAGCGCCAGGAAGATGTCGACCATGTTCCAGGTCCCGGCCAGGCCGGCCAGCTGCCACCAGACGGGCTGGTTCCACAGCTCGCGGATGGTCACCATGACGGTGCCGCCGGAGATCACCCTGGACGTGGCGATCTCCACCGGGAAGCTGGAGCCGATCGGCTGGATGAATTGATAAGGCTGGCCGGCATCCGAGAAGGCCCTCTGGCCTGAGTCCTCGCATTAACCAGCCTTCACAGAAGGCAATTGGTGCTTTGTTATATGACAACACAGTGTAGCCTGAACCGACTACCCTGGCCTTCGTGGCGGCGATGGTGACCACCTCCTTTCGGCGAGTCTCGCGACATACTAACTATCGCAAGATAGTATTGGCTTAATGAACATCATCGAGTACGAGCAGATCCTTCGTTCCGGAGACATCGGCAGGCTCCCTGAACTGGACCGGTGGTACTGGTCCAAGGTCACTGTCATTGACGACGAGGATTCCTGCTGGGAGTACCGCGAGGCCACCCGCAAGCGCCCTCGCGGTAACTACGGGGCAGTGAGCATGGTCAACCCGAAGACGGGCCGCCGTGGCACGGTCAATGCCCAGCGGGTTGCCTTCTGGCTCGTCCATGGCCACATGCCGGAGGTCGGCCGCCATGAGTGCGATAACCCGCCCTGCTGCCGACCGAAGCACATCCTCAACGGCAGCACTGCCGACAACAACCGGGACAAGGTCCTTCGCGGACGAGCGCTCGGGATCGGCGGGCAGAATGCCCTGAACCCCGACCTTGTCCGACAAGCGAGGACCATGTACCGCTCTGGCGTGGGAGTGCCGGAGATCGCGCGCCGCCTGGGCAAGAAGCTGGACGCTCTCCAGCTTGCGGTGAACGGGGTCACATGGGGATGGCTCATGGACCCGCCGCCGGTTGCGCCACATGAGCGGCGCAAGTCCGGGGGTAAACTCACCCAGCCGCAGGTCGACGAGATCAGGAGACTTCGAGCCGAAGGCAAGGGCATCGCCGAGCTGGGGAAGAGGTTCGGAGTCCACCACTCGAACATCTCCATCATCTGCCGGGACCTGCCCAGGGTCCGAGCCGTCCGGAAGGATGCCCGGTTCACCGATGAGCAGGTTCGCGAGATCCGGCGCCTTGGAGCAGAAGGCGAGAAGAGGGCGGTGATCGGAAGGCAGTTCGGCATCACCGAAGATGCCGTCCGCAAGATCGTCTCGCGCTACTCCTACTCCCATGTCGCCTAGGCCCCCGTCGCCGAGGCGTTCTGCTGCGACTGCACCGCCACCAGGCCGCTGGACAGGTTCACCGACATCTGCACCGTAATAAAGTTCAGCGGGATGGCCGGGGCGTAGGAGAACGTCACCGCGATGATGGTCGGGCTGCCCGTCGGGTACGTCTGCTGGATCACCGACAGGCTGGAGTAGGCCTGGATCACCGAGGCGCCGATCGCCGCCTCGAGCACCCCGATGACCGCCTCCTGCACGGTGCTGACCGTGGTCGCGGTGATCGGGGAGCCGATCAGGCCGCTGCCCATCAGGCCCTGGCTGACCGCCAGCAGCAGCGAGTCCGACTGCCGCACCAGGGAGATCTCCTGGAAGTTCTGCGCGGACATGTCAGTCGTGAGGCCCTGGCGGCACGCCAGCACGCCGCTGAAGTTCAGCCCGCAGACCGACACCCCGGACGCCGCCAGCGAGTTCATGAAGGCCGGGGTCATCCTGGCGACGTCAGCCGGGGACAGCCCGGAGGTGCCCTTGATGACCTGGCCGGTCAGGCCGGTGCTGACCGGCAGCGACGACAGGACCGCCCCGAGCGCGACGGCGAGGTAGCAGCCCGACGCCTGCACGACCTGCGTGGTGACGCCGTTGTACAGCTGGACGACCTCCGGATAGGCGAGCACGGTGCGGCGGCTGCCGATCGAGGCCGCCAGCGTCGGGACGGGGATGTCGGCCTCGCCGTAGTTGCGGGGCAGCCCGATGATGGCCATCCGGGGGAAGCCGTCGTTGTAGGCGCTCCACATGGCGGCGTCGGTCTCCTGCGCCAGGGTCTGCAGGAGCGCCGCGACGGTGGTCGGGGACGAGGTGAGGTCGTCGGCGAAGACCGGCACCACGATGGTCGCCGCCACCTGGCTGGCCACCTTGGCGTACGCGGAGGCGTACTGCTGCAGGAAGGTTCCGTCGCCCGGGTTGAGGGCCACGCACAGCAGGGTGGTGGCGCCGTTGGCGAACGCCACCTGGGCGGCGAGCGACAGCGGGTTCGCCACCTGGGACGCGTTGGGAGCGGCGGGCACCGCCGACAGGAACGGCTGCCCGTAGGCGTTGATGACCGACTGCGGGTCGGTGAACGACTGCGGCCGGAAGTAGGTGCCGTCGGCGTAGGAGTAGGTGATGAAGACCTGCTGGCCGTTCGCGATCGCGGTGCTGGTGCTGACCCGGGTGATGGTCGCCCGCGCCAGGGTCGGGTCGCCTGACGGGTCGGGGATGGCGGTCAGCGCGTAGTCCACCCCTAGGGCCAGGACCGCGCCGGACGCGGTCGCCACGACAGGGGCGGGGATGGCGGGCGGCCCGGACTGCGCGGTGAGGAACGCCCCCGAGTAGGTGAGGGCCGTCGCGGTGGCCGAGGAGATGAGCAGCGACTGGACGGCGGTCCGGTACCCAGTCGCCGGGCCGACCAGGGTCAGCACCCGGGACGGGACCAGCACGGGGGTGACGATGGGGGTGCTGACGTCCTGCACGTACACGCCCGGGGAGATGTATCCCGTGAAGCTCGGTATCGTCAACGCGCCGCCTCCTGTCCCTGGCCCTTCCGGGGCTAGCAGGCCTTGTAGCCTGGAGGCGCACCGCTCTGTCCACTGAGCTGCGCGCATGCAGGGCCATGAGGCCGTTAGCAGCGGCCTCGTGGCCTGGGCGGTCCCCCGCCGTCCCTTGGCAGGGAAAGATCCGGCGGGGACCGCTCAGGACGTGATGGCAACCGACAGCGGAGGCGCGCCGGGGTAGAACTGGTCGGTCGCGGTCACCTGGATCTCCTCCAGGACGGCGAGCTCGTAGGTGACCGGGTCGGAGACGAACTCGCCCACCACCTGGACGGCGAACCCGCGCTCGTAGATGACGTCCATCGTGCCCCACGGGGTGCCCGGGGCGGCGGCCACGGCGCGGTCCTCGACGCTGTCCCAGCCCCAGGTGGAGGCGATCAGCGGATTGGCCTCCACCACCTGGCGGAACTGCGACGGGAATGACGACTGGGCGGCGAAGGCGGTCAGCGACACCAGCTGGTCGTACACCATGTCCCGCTCGTTGGACGTCAGGGCGACGATGGTGAAGGTCACGTGGCCGGCGAACTTCCAGCGGGCGTAGGCGTTGCCCGCCGGGTCCTGCTCGGTGTAGGCGATGCCGACGTTGCGGAGCTCGGCGCCCTCGTAGTCCACCCAGATGGCGGGGTACTGGGCATCATCGACCGGATACTCCACGGACACGTACGGGGGCCTGGTGCCCCCGGCCGGGTCCGGCTCGGGGTAGCGCACCCGGAAGGACTGCTCGATGGCCTGCACGGCAGAGGTCTTCAAAGACCGGAGGAACCCGCTCACATGGCTTCCGTGGCACCCGGCAGTTGCAGCTGCCGGGATGCCCGTTCGGAGCCTGCACCTCCCTCCCAGAGGATGTTAGCAAGGAATGCCGTATGCTTGAGGCGCTTCGCAGTTGCAGGGACTTGCTCTCGCCGGGCAAGACGGCCCGCCTGGGGTGGTAGCCAGGCGGGCCGTTCTCGTCCTTGGCAAGGAATGCCGTATGATGGCCATGGCTATTCGCAGTAGCCCTGGCCGGGTGAAAGCAGGCCGCCCTCTGGTAGCGAGGCGGCCTGCTCCCGACCTGGCAAGGAATGCCATATGATGGCATCATCCCCGCCAGGGGTTAGTCCCCCTGGCCCGACGGCCCGCCACGGCGGGCCGTTTCCGTTTCCGGCTATCCTTGCCATCGGATGCGCAGCGTAGACGGACGTCCCGCAAGGGGCGGCGTAAGGCGGGGCCGGCTGGCCGGCGGCCGTCCCGCAGTCCAGCCTGGCGCCAGGCGGCACCGAGCGGCATCCTCGGTCCTGGGCCACGGCGCTCCCGGCCCGGGACCCTAGAACCGGGCGCGCCATCCCCGGTCGGCCGCGTAGACGCGAACCGGGAGGATGCCACCCTGTTCAGCGGCCAGCGCCATCGCGTGGTTCAGGAACTTGCGGGGAGACAGGCCGGGGTGCCGCCAGCGGACCCCGACGTTCCCCGCCGCGATCGCCCCGCCCGTGCGGCCCGCCGTGGTCCAGGGCGCAGCGGCCTCGCGCCTGCCGATCCGCCCGGGGGCGCCCGGGTAGGAGGCGAGCACCGTGTACTCCTCCATGGTCCCGTCGGCCTTCCTCCGCCGCCTGGTCAGGCGCTGGCCGATCGGCGCGGCCCGGCGGAAGATCAGCACCTGCGTCCTGCCCGACAGGGTGACCCTGGTGCGGGCGCGGGGGTTCCGCTCCCGCTCGGTGCCGGAAGGGTCGTCGACCCACATGGGGATCGTCTTGCCCGCCAGCCCGGTCATGGTGAACGGCCGGATGCCCTGCTCCTGGAACCAGACCCACGAGTCCGCCCATCCCACCCCGAAGAATCCCGCTCCGTACAGCGGGAACAGGCGGCTGGCGGAAGCTCCGGTGAGCTTCGGCATGACGCGGCGGGCCTCCCGGACCGCCGCGTTGGCCATGACGCGGGCGGCGGGTCCCTTGAGGCCGGGGATGAGCATGACGAGGCGGTCCGGGTGCTGCGAGATCATCATCTCCTGGATCTCGGCGAGGGCGGGCATCAGGAGACTGCCGCCCAGAAGCTCACTCCCGGGACGTTGGCCGACGGGGCGATGCTTCCCGGCAGCGCCGACAGGCTAGTGCCGTTGACCGCGTACCGGTACGCCGCCGGGGCCAGCCCGGCGCCGTAGGCCACCGGCGAGGCGCGGACGAGGACGGGCTGCGTCCCGCCCACGCAGAGGATGTCGGCCCAGTAGGTCCCGGCCGTGACGGCCTGCGGCACCGCGAGGGTCACCGGCGCGTCCCCCGCCGCGCCCTGCAGGACGGAGAGGGCGCTCCCCTGCGACAGCAGGGTGCCCGTGGGGCCGACCAGGCCCATCGCGGCGGACGTCATCCCCGATCCCGGGGTGGCGAGGAGCACGTGCACGGCGGAGATGACCTGCGCCGACCGAACGGGGACCCGGATCAGGTAATGGGTGCCCGAGGCGGTGGCCTGGGTGCCCTGGTACAGGTTCGGGTCCCCGTTCCAGGCGATGTACCCCTGGTCGGACGGCATCCACCCGCCGAGGAGCTGCTCCATGGACGACAGCGGGACGTCGTCGCTCGTCACGTACCACAGGCCGAAGGTGGCGCTGTACTGCAGGAGTGTCCCCTGGCTCATCAGCAGCAGGCTGGCCGAGACGCCCCCGGACGCCCGGTTGATGCGGTCGAGGCCGCTGGCGGTGACCGTCAGGGCGTACTGCAGCGCCGGGGCCGCGCCGACGACCTTGAAGCCCGCCAGGGTGCCGTCGGCCGGGGCGGCGGGCAGTGTCGCGGTGAAGGACCCCGCGCTGATGTCGCACGGGTAGTAGCCGTTGGGGGTGACGGCGAAGGAGGCCGCCTGGACGGCCTGCGGTATCAGCGCTCTGGCCGTGGACGACTGGGCCTGCAGGGCCGCGACGGCACTGCCGAGCCAGGCCAGCGCGTCGGAGATCTCGTTATGGTCGGCGATGTGCCCCGGCTGCCCGGCCGCGCGGGTGTCCGGGGGCGGCGCTGGCATCGACATGGCGTCTCCTGGTCAGCTTCCTTGCTATGATGGCGGTGGTTATCATGAGTTCGTCTTGTGGAGGACGACGCGAAGGGCGCCTGGTTCGTGCCGGGCGCCCTTTCGTCATCCGGGCAGCGGGAAGGTAACGGGCGCCTGGTAGGCGCCGGACGCAGCGGGCGGCGGCTGCTCACCGGGGATGAGCGGCCCGTTGACCTGCTCGATCCAGGCGTAGCTGGCCGGCAGCCGGGTGTAGGTGCCCAGCACCCGCGCCAGGAGGTCCTGCGCCGGGGGGATCACGTACGCGACGGACGCCACGGGGTCCTCCAGGGCGGCGCTCATCATGTCGTAGGAAATGGCTGCCGTCGCCTGCCACGGGGAGGCGAAGCCGGTGCGGAGGGTGACCCGGGCGGGCACGGCCAGCTGGTAGCGGCGGCCGTCGGACCGGAACAGGTAGTCCAGCGGGTAGGCGCGGAAGTCAGGTACCGACTGGACGTTGACGGTGCCGGGCGCGACGGTGCCCTTCGCGGTGCGCTGCTGCCCCTGGTCGGCGTCGGTGAGGATGGCGGGCCGCACGATGAGGGCCCGCACCCCCGGCACCTGCGCGGGAACGGCGGCGATCAGCTGGGTGCCGTAGCACAGGGTGCACCGGTACTGGTTGCCCTGCCCGTAGGCGGCGGAGACCTGCGCCTCGGCCGACGCCGAGTAGTCAGGAGTGGGTAGCGGCCGGGAGATGACCGACGACGGGGAGAAGCAGCGGGCGCAGCGGACGGCCAGCCCGGCGGCCAGGTCCGGGGGGCGCCACAGCAGGGCGAGCATGACCAGCTCCCCGAACTGCCATAGGGCCTGGGCGTGCCGCTGCCGTTCCTGGTCGATGGCCCATCCCTGGACGTCCCGCTGCCAGGCGGGCTGCGGGCGCCCTGGACGCGGCGGCGAGGACGGGACGGGCAGCGCCGCCCCGGTGGCGGCCAGCGACGCGGTCGCGGCCATCGCGGCGCGGGCGGCGGACTCGGCCAGCGGGACGGCCCGCAGCAGGGGGGCCGCCGCGAGCCCGGCGGGAGCCGGGACGGCCCCGTGGGCGGTAGCGGCCAGGACGGGGCGGGCGGAAAGGACGGCGCCGGCCTGCCTGGCGGCCAGCGCGGTGGCGTGCAGCAGCGGGGAAGCGGAGAGGTAAACGCCAGGTGACGTGCTGGCGACGGCGTGCAGCAGCGGGGAAGCGGAGAGGTGCACGGCACCCGGCGCGGATCTTGTTCCCCGGGCAGTGAGGGCGCCGCCCGCCGTGAGGTGCGCGGCACCCTGCAGCAGCCCGTGGGCGTTCGCGGCCAGGACAGGGGACGCCGCCAGGCGGACGGCTCCGTGGCTGGCCAGCGTGGCGGCGACGTGCAGTGAGGAGACTGCGGCCAGGGCGGCGGCTGCCTGCCGGGAGGAGGTGGCGGGAGCCGCGAGGGACGCGGCGGCTGCCAGCGCGGCACCCCCGGGGCGCGCCACGGTGCCCGTGGCGGACAGCACGGCGGCAGCGGGCAGCCGGGCACCGGGAACGTACCCCGCCGCGCCCAGCGTGGCCGCCGCCGCCAGCGCTGCCCCGCCACGGGCTGTCGCCGTCGCGGCGGGGACCAGGAAGGGTGCCGCCGCCAGCGCGGCGGACGCCTGGTCAGTCACCCTGGCGGCGGCCGTGAAGGACGCCGCCGCCGCGAGGGACGCGGCGCCGGGCATGAAGCGCTGGGAGGTGGCGGTCAGCGAGGTGCCCGCCGCCAGCACGGCGGCGGCAGCGCGGCCGGGGGCCAGCAGGGCGGGGGCGGCGGCGAGGTGCGCGGTGACGGCCGACGCGGTCGCCTGCAGCACGGGGGACGCGGCGAGGTGCGCCGGGGAGGTCCTGGCGATGGTCGCGGTGGCGGCCAGCAGCGGGGCGGCGGACAGCGCCGGGACGATCCCGCCTGCCGTCATGACGGGGGTCGCGGAGAAGGAGGCCGCCGCGACCTTGATGACCCGTCCGGCGGCCCTCAGGACTGGTGCCGCCGACAGGGCCGTGCCGGTGCCGCCGACGCCGAGGACCGGGGCGGCGGACAGGCGGGCCTGGCCGCGCACCAGGGCGGACCCGGTGGCCGCGAGGGCCGGGACGGCGGCCAGGGGGGCCTGCGCCTGCCGGGAGGTGACCGCCGTCGCGTGCAGCAGCGGGGCGGCCGTGAGGGAAGACGAGCCGACCTTGCCGCGAGTCCCCGCCGGGCTGACGGCGAACGCGGCCGTGAGGGCGGCGGCGCCGTTGACGGTGGGCACCGGCTATCCCCCCCGGGGGCGGGTCATGGTCGCGGCCAGCGCCCGCAGCACCCGCTCCTGCGCGCCAAGGGCGTCAAGGACCTCCCTCAGGCCGCCCTCGGTGGTCACGTCGAGGCGGTCCAGGGCGACGGCGATGCCCTTCCTGGCCTCCTCGGCGTCCTCGAAGGTCTTCGCGGCCCGCGCGTCCGAGGCCGTGGCCTGGACGGCCTGCCCGACCATGATGATGGACAGCAGGACGAGCTGCAGGAAGAACGAGGCCGTCCACTGCACGATGCCGTACAAGCCCCCGTGGATGGCGGTGGGCAGCGCCAGCAGGTCAAGCGCGGCGAAGGCGTAGGCGCACCACATCGTCCCCACGGCCCGGGTGATCCGCAGCGCCAGCCACGCGTTGGCCCGGGTGACCCACGGGCTGCCCGGCGGGGGCCGCAGGTGGTCGGCGGCGTGCAGGTGCACGGGCATCCCGCGCCTGGTGAAGCCGAAGTGCGGCCTGCTGGCGTGGCCCGGCTGCGGCATGGCACCTCCCCTGTGCCACTTCCGGGGACCGGAGCTGTCAGGGCGAGAGCAGGCGCCCCGCGAGGGACAGGCGCCCCGCTGCCGCCGACAGCTCCCGCACGGCCACATCCGCGCCCTCGCGGGTGAGGACGTAGTACCTGCGCGGCGGACGGCCGGCCCTGACAGGGTCGATTTCCTCCCACGAGGACGAGATCCAGCCGAGGCGCTCCATCTTGTGCAGCAGCGGGTACACGGACCCCGACGTGATCCCGGTCTCCCGGATGAGGCTCAGGCCGAACAGGGGAGCCTGCGGGTCCCTCATGAAGACGCGGAGGATCATCAGGAGCTGGAGCGTGACAGGAGATCGAGACATAGATCAATTCTACATAGGGAGCAGCAGGACACGAACGAGGCCCGGCCCCCGTCACTGGGGGCCGGGCCTCGCCATGCAGAAGATATTCAACCCGGAGACATCCTACGGGATGGCGGTCACCGTGAAGGCCGATCCGACTCCCGGGGGGCTGGGCTGCAGGGTGACGGCGCCGGAGGGGGTGCCGTCCTGGGTGCCGATGTACTCCCGCAGGTTCTCCGCGTTCAGCGTCAGGCGCGAGTTGGTGCCGCCCGCCTTCAGCTGCGGCGCCAGGAGCTGGGTGAGGCCGTCGCGGGTGAAGGCGGCCAGGGTGCCGCCCGCCAGCAGGCTGGCGTCCGCGCCGCTCGTGGTGTCGGTGCCGACGCCGAACTGGTGGAAGCGGACGTTCGGCCCGAACAGGGACAGGCCGCTGAAGCCGAGGGCGTTGCCCGGCTCGGTGTCCCCCGCCACGAAGGCGATCTCGTTGAGGAAGGTGCTGTCGTGGATCTCCATGTAGTACTTCTGGCCGGCCGGGACGCAGAAGATGCCAGCCCCGTCGGGGATGGGCTTCAGGTTAGCGGGCGGCAGCGGCACTCCGGGCGCCCCGGTAAACGTCAGTCCCTCCTCCAGCGTCCACTGGTCAGACTGGGCACCGCCGTCGGCGCAGGTGCCGGGGTGCACGGTGTCGTCCCATACCAGGCCAAGGCCGACAGTGTCACTGGGGATGTTGGATACCGCCTGCAGGACGCCGCCGACGGCGATGGTGTCGGCGGGGACGCTGGCCGGCTCATCGGGCGCCACCACGTTCCAGCGGACGTCGTTGAAGGCCTTCAGCCCGTTGTTGACCCCCGCGTACCCGGCCAGGTTCTGCGACCAGGCCGGGGTCCCCACCACGGACGCGCTCGCCGTGCCGATCAGGGCCACCGCCCCGACCGTGACGGCAGCGGCGGCGGCGAGGAAGATCACCATGCTGACGATGCCGGCCAGCGCGTTCCGGAAGGCCCGCCTCAGGAGCCTCTTGGCAATCACCTGTCATTACCTCCCTGTAGGATGCGCCCCCTGCGGGGCACGCTGGCCAAGCCTAGCGAGAGGGGGGCATGGCGGGCGACGGCGAGTTCTATCCGTGACCTTCCTTGCCATCGGCTATAGGTCCGGCACTGGCGGTCACCCCACGGCCTTCCGCGATCCTTTCCAGGGCCAGGCGCCCTTCGGCAATGCGGGCGCGGTACCGGCCTGGGCCGTCGCACCCGTCGGGGAGGTCACCCTGGCCCGCGAGCCGGACGAGGGCCTCGTGCACCGGGCAGCGGAACAGCTCGCCGCCCAGCCGCTCGCGCAGCGGGTGCTGGACGGCGAACCCGTCCCCACTGATGACGACGACGTCGAGGTGCTCCTGGCTGGACAGGATCTTCTGGGCGGCTCCCCGGTCGGGGCACAGGGGGGCCAGGCACTCGATGAGGCCTCCCGCCATGAGGTGCAGGGCTTGGCCGCAGCCCATGGGGCAGTACGCGCCGCTGATGTCGCGGATCATGGCAATGATCTTAACCATGACGATGAACAGTAACCGCCTTTCCCTCATGGCGGCTACCGTCGCCTCGTTCACGTCCCGCATCGGGTGCGGGACGTGCCGGGTGGCGATGACGTGCTCCAGGAGGGAAGCGGCCATGGCGGCCGGGGTCTGGCAGTCAATCCACGCGCCGCATGGTCGTGCCCAGTTCCTGCCGGTGACGGTGCGGGCGCTCACGTGGGCGGTGCACATCAGGACGGTGTCCTCGTAGCACTGGCCGATGGCCAGCGGCCATTCGGCCATGTCGGTCACCCGGATGACCTCGCACTCAGCGCGGATGAGGTCCTGCTCTTGCGGGGTCATCTCACGGCCCGCCAGGTTGGCGAGGTGAATGGTGTCCTGGATGCCGATCACCAGCTCATCATGCCAGGGAACGGAGATGGCCCCCGCCGTTCTCGGGCCGAAAGCGCGGGGGCCATAACAAGGAAGCCTACATCGTCGTGGTCACGCTGGCAAGCCGTGGCGCTGCGGAGGGTGACTAGCCAGCCCGAGACATACGTCATCCGGGCATAAAATCGCCCCTCATGCCCACCCCGCGTCCAGCTCGAGCATGGTGAGGATGATCGTGTCACGGTCCAGGTGCCCGGCCTCGCGGTAGAGCCGGGACCGGCGCTCCAGCTCCTCCGGCGGCAGTGGCTTCACGAACGGGCCGAGGGCGCGCAGGCAGTCCTCGGGGGAGGGGCCGTCATCCGGCGTGGTCATCGCACAGCCCCTGGACACACTTGTGGCGGGGGTCGCCGGGCGGCAGCAGGGCGAGCCGCATGACCTCCGCCCAGCCTTCGGGCGCCGGCTGGTCGGCTGCCGACACCCTCCGCCAGGACAGGGCCGCCACGCAGGTCACGTCGTTGCACACCCGCAACCCGGCCCGGTGCTTGTCCGGGTCCAGTACCCACTCCGCGTCGGGAGTGTCGGGCAGCTCAACCTCGATGATCATCTTGCCTCCTGCGGCATCAGCCGACGGTACTCGGCCTCGTGCAGCATTTCCAGCGTCGGGTAGCCGAACGCCTCGATGTTCATGTCCCATAGCGCGATCCTGTCCTGGAGCCGCTTCAGGGCCGACAGGCACGGCGGGCATAGCCTGAACGTCCCGGCGTTCGCGCCGGGCCACAGGTCCCACTCCGGCCTGGGGCGGGTCGCGGTGACCTCGCAGCAGTCCCGGCCATCGCAGGTCCCGGGGTGCCCCCATGCATCGCAGGCGCACTGGCAGAGGCGCTCAGGCGCCGACACTTACGGTCACCGCCCTCCGGTAGCCGTGGGCGGACGGCGGGCAGTTCATGTCGGGCCTGACCGTCAGCCAGAAGCCGCCGTCCATCTCGGCCCCGAAAGCGCAGCAGCCCTCGCCGTCCCAGCCGTGGCAGAGCCACCAGTCCCCGGCCGCCTCATAGCGCATCGGGCCGTGCACGGCGCAGCGCGGGACCGGCAGGACGCGCACGCTGCCAGCGGCCAGGACGGGATCGGGCGGGATGGGCTTGGCGAAGGCTGCATGCACCTCAGGGCTGGCAAAGAAGTCGGCATCTGGCACCCTTCGATCTTGCCATGCTGCCGTCCGGGACAGCTCCTGTCAGTACCAGGTCTCCAGCGCGCCCACATACGTGGACGCGCCGCAACACTCCCTGCTATTCTAGTCGGGGCGTATCTGCCATAACTGCCGCCGCTCACTAGTACACGAGGATTGCCGGCCATGATATGGCGGATCTTGAAGACGTCCAGCAGCCCCTTGAGATCGGCTTCCTCGTCCTTGATGACCTGCCGCCACCGGTCGGCGTAGTCGCGGCGGTCCAGCCGGGCCACCGGCGGGCCGGACATCATCGGCTGCTCGGTGTAGGACCGGACCAGCTGCCGGCAGCACTCCGTGTAGGACCAGCTGGCCAGCAGGCCGCCCCACAGCGCGACCGGGTACATCGGGCCCGAGATCCCGTCGAGGGTGTAGTTGCTCCACGGCTGGGCGGAGGCGTTGATCTTGGACAGCGCGATGGCCGCCATCTGGGCCATCCGGCCCCGGGACCAGTGCGCCTGGAAGTAGGACTGCAGGTTGGGGCCGCCGCCCGCGCTGTCGAACGCGTCCCGGAACCGGGACCACACCTGGGCCTCCAGGAAGTCCTGCATGGCGGGCGGCAGCGCGTCCCAGGACGGGTTGGCGGGGCCGATTTCCAGGTAGGACGCGTACTGCTGCGGCACTCCGCCGATCGCGTAGGACCAGTCCAGCTCCGCGTATCCGACATACTGCGTCTGGGCGCTGGTGGGGGTGATGACGTAGGTGCCGGACCCCTCGCGGGTCGCGGCGGCCGACCCCAGCCCGGTGACCGTCCCGTCGGGGTTGCCCAGCACCAGCTGGCCGGCGACCGCAGAGCCGTCCGGGTCGGCGAGGACGCCGCCGATGTAGGTGAGCAGGGTCAGCGCGGGAGCGGAGAACTGGGAGACGTACGTCCGCTCGCGCCAGTCGATCAGGCCAGGGTCGGTGACCGTCACAGGGAGTTTCCGGACGTGTACGCCATCAGCAGGGCAATGACCTTCATGCCGGTCACGCCGATCGCCGTCGGGTAACTGGACGACACGGTGACCGTGCCGCCGATCTTGTGCTGGCCGGGCAGGACGGACGGGATGACGGCCATCGACACGGCCTCTATTCCCAGGCTGAGGCCTGAGTCCCCGGGAGTGCCGGCGAAGCGGATCCCCTCGGGGAAGCCGCCCATCTGCTGGTTGACGCCGTCGAAGCTGATCTGCTGGTTGGCGCCCTGCGTCTTGTTGTTGGGGCAGGTGTAGGAGCCGGTCAGCCAGATGGCCAGCGAGGACGCCCTGGGGGTGCTGACGGTGAGGACGTTGTAGGAGCCGGACGACCCGGGGCTGACGGAGGAGTTGACGAGGGCGCCGCCGGCGAAGCCGGGGGCGGAGTCCCGCAGGTCGGCCCATCCGGTCCCGGTCCAGTAGGTGAGCTGCTTGGCGTCGGTGAGGAAGGCGAGCCGCCCCGCCTGGGCCGCCCCCCACGCAGGACGGGTGGCTGACGTGCAGATGAACACGCCGGGGTTGGCGTCGAGGATGCCCAGGTTGCCGGTGAAGTCCGACAGCTGGAAGGGGTCCGTGGGCTGGTTGAGCTTCAGGCCGAGGACCGTGCTGAATGTGGCGATGTCAGCCTCCTAGCCCGGTTCCTGCCTTGATGGTGCCTGCTGGGGTGTATATCGGGTTCACGGTATTTGCCGGGTCGAGGGAGCCGGTGCCGGTCGTGATGGACCCCTCGTGTCCGGGCTGCGCCTCGTTGTAGTTCAGCGGCACCACGTACCCCGAGTAGGCGCTCCACGGGCCGAGGCCCAGCTGGTTGCCCGCCGCCACCCGGAACCGGTACCCCTGGCTGTAGGGGGTGGTGCCGTCCGGGCGGTAGATGACCGGCGTGTTGGGGGTCAGGCCCTGCGTGAAGGTCGCCGATATGGAGGCCGGGTCCGCCCCCCACCAGTACTCGGCCACGATGGAGTCCCCCGCCGCCGCGTTCACGGACCCGGCGGCGAGGGCGATCTGGTACTGCGCCCACGGGCCGGTGCCCACCTGGGCGATGGTGTAGTCGTACCCGTACTCCAGCACCTGCGCGTCGGCCTGCAAGGGGTCGGCCTCGCCGCCGGCGATCTCGCCGCTGGCGAGGACCGACTGGGCAGACGAGGTGAGGTCACGGACGACCACCTGGCCGGGCGGGGTGATGACGCCGGACTTGCTGGTGGTCGCCAGGGTGGTGTTCAGGGCGGGGGGCGCGGCGCCCGTCGAGGTGGGCGGCGCGGTGAGGGTGAGGTTCGTCGCGATGGCCGTCGGCGATCCTGCTGCCTGCTGCCGGGTGTAGGTGCTGCCGCCGACCTGGGTGACGTAGGCGTACCAGCCGGTAGCCGTGCCGCTGGCGGCCGGGGAGGTGATGACCATGTTGTCGGTGGCCGTCACCGTGACCGAGGTGGACGCCGAGCCGACCGACTCCCCGTTGGCGTTCACGTAGGTGACGATCACCTTGTACACGCCGCCGGCCAGGGTGGACCCGGAACCGGTGTTGCCGGTGACAGTGGGGGCCGCCGGGGCGGCGATGGCGGCGGCGAGCAGGGTGAGGGCGTCAGCCTGGTACGTGGGCTGGCCGGTGACCGACCCGCCGGACGGGGACGGCTGGCCGTAGTTGGCGGGCTGCCCGGTGGCGGGCACCCACATGGTGCCAAGGTCCTGGCACTGCAACAGGTAGTACTGCACCGGGGCCAGCCCGGCGGGCGGCTGCCAGGTGACCGTCGCGCCCCGGTTGACCGCCACCGCGCTCGTCATGACGGGGGCGCCCGGCACCGAGGACGGCGCGTTGGAGTCCCAGTAGGTGGCGTCGCCCCAGGAGTAGGCGATGGACACGCTATTGCCGCTGGCGAAGTGGGCCGCCACGATGGGCGTGACGTACGCGACGGTGGTAGGGCCGTTCCCGGCCGTGGTCACGGTGTAGTCGGTGCCCAGCACCATCAGGGTGGACGTAGTGGTGTTGGTCACCACGATGGTGCTCGCGACGACGCCCTGCTGGGACAGGTAGTCGGGCACCCCGGGGAGGTCGGCGGCGAAGGCGTCAACCTGGGACTGCAGGGCCGTCGGGGCGGCGGGAGCCCCCGAGTAGCTGGTGTCGGCGACGATGGCCGGGTAGGCCGAGTTGAGCAGCGTCGGGGTGGCGTTGACCTGGTTGCCGAGGATGTCGGTCAGCGTCGTGTCCTTGACCCCCGCCGCGACCCCCGCCGACGGGGCGCGGTACGCGTTGGGGGACGGGAACATCGCCGGGACGAGGTTCCCCCCGGCCCCGGCGATGGTGTCCAGGGTCCCCGACAGGTAGTTGGTCGAGGGGGCGAAGGTCTCCGGCAGCTGGCCGCCGTAGGCGGACTCGGTGTCGGGCGCCCCAAGTGGCCAGCCGGTCGTCCCGGGGACGGTGTCGGTGACGGCGTACTCGCTGCCCGGGGCGCCGGTCTCGCTGGAGGACTGGGCGCCGGCGGCAGGGTCGGTCAGCGACCCGCCGGCGGCCTGGTCCCCGATGCCCGCCACGGTGGAGCCGGTGGTCGGGTCGACGGACGCGAACCCGGCGGTCCCGGGGGGAGCGGAGGTGGTCCCGGCGGGCTGGCCCTGGAAGTCCCCGGCCGCGTACCCGGGGTCGGGAATGGTGCCGTACCTGTAGGTGACCCGGCAGGAGTCGCCGCTGGACGCGCCGCCGGTGGAGACCCAGGTGACGGAGTAGGTGAGCGTCTCCCCCGCTCCGCTGGCGGTGAGCTTGTAGTCGGTGCCGAGGGCAAGGGCCTTGGAGGCGGTCACGTCGTAGACGGCGATGACGTCCGCCGTCGGGGTCGCCCCGGCCGCCTCCTGGGACGGGTAGGAGGTGATCGCCGTCTTGCTCAGGGGGGACGGCGTCGCCGTCAGCGTGATGACGTCGGTCTGCGTGACGACGCCCTCGGCGACCACGCCGAAGAAGTCGGGAGTGGAAGGGGTGGTCATCCTGCGCTCCGGTCGGCTGTCTCGTCAACGGTCACCATGGGGCCGAGGCTGGCCGCCAGGGCGCGGAACGGCGCGCTGTGGTCGCGCGTCCTGACCTCGCCGGTGCGCGGGTCGACCTCCATTCCCGCCTCTTCCAGGGCGAGGCGGGCGCGCTCGGCGGCGGCGGCCACCCGGTTGCGGTCGCCGTCGGGGTCCCCCCGGTTCACGGTGAGGCCCGGGGAGGTCTGCACGATGTTGGCGGACACCGCCTCGTCGAGGGGGTCCATCCCGCGAAGCGCCCACGCCAGGTCCCCGGCCCGCGCGATGTCGAACGCCGAGGTGACGCCGCTCAGCTGGGCGTGCGGGGCGTCTGACCCGGCGGTGTCCGAGGTGTCGTAGGTGCCCGTCATCGCCGACAGGTCGCGGGCGCCGTGGTAGGGCACGTCAGGCCTCGAGCACCCAGGGGCCGTCGCCCCTCTTGACGCAGCGGGCGGACAGCTGCCGGTGCCGGTCGCACAGCGGCGGCCTGCCCGCCTGCTCCAGCTCCTTGACCGGCACCTGCTCGCCGCACGCCAGGCCGTCGCGGGCGCCGGGGCCGATGCACATGGCCACGATGATGTCGGCCGCGTGCGGGGCCTCCATGGACTCCCGGGCGGCCGTCTCCTGGGCCGCGTTCCGGCGCCGGAACGCGTCCGTCTGCTTGGCCATGGCCGCGACCACCACCGGGTGGTCATCGCCCTCCACCACCTCGAAGATGCCCTGCCGCAGCGCCCTGGCGAACTGCGGGGTGCGCAGCAGCGCCTCCGGGATCGGCTGGACGTCCTCCCCGTCGGGGTGCCCGCGCCCCTGGAAGAGGATCTCGTAGTTACGGCGCGCGTCGGCCGCGATGGTGGTGGGGCCGGACATCATGTTGCGGCACATGACGGTCGCCGTGTCCAGGAACCCGGGCGGGGCGTAATCGGTAGTCACTGGGCCTCCTGCCCCTTCCGGGGCAGCGGGTCAGCACCCGGGGGAGGCGAACAGGAACAGCCAGCGGCCCCGCGCGGCCGAGTAGCGGAACACCAGCTGGTCGGCGACCCCCGGGGTGGCCGACAGCACCGGGTGCCCCTGGGTGCCGAAGGAGTAGCCGCCAGCCCCGGTGGTGTTCACCGACGGCGCGGCGGCCCCGGTCCAGGTTGGCGGGGCCGCCAGGATCAGCGGGACCCCGGGGAGGGACGGCGAGCCTGGTGGCTGCTGCCGGGTGTAGGACGATCCCCCGGCCTGCGTCGAGTAGGCGTACCAGCCGGCGGCGGAGTACGCGGCGGGCGGCGGCGGGACGGTGATCACCGACGCGGCGCCGGTGGTGGTGACCGGGGCCGAGACCGACGCGGCGGTCTCCCCGGTGGCGTTCACGGTGGTCACCGCGAGCCGGTAGGTGCCCGCCGCGACCGTGCCGCCCGACGGCGCGAAGGAGGGCGCGGGCGCGGGCGGGACGGCGAGCGGGCCGGGGAAGACCGCCGTCCAGGGGCCGCCGGAGAGGGGCTGGCCCAGCTCGAAGGAGGCCCACTGCCCGTCCGACGGGCCGGCGGGGAGGCCCATCACCCGGTTCCCGCCAAGGGTCACCCGAAAGTCATTGCCGAGGAGCGCGCTCACCGCGATCACCGGGGCGTCGGCCAGCGGGACCACCGCCGGGGAGGCCGCCCCGGACATCGCGCCGCCCGCCAGCCGCAGGTACCGGGCGTCCAGCTGCGGCAGGCTCAGATCCCCCGCCTGGACCGCCGCGACCAGCCAGGAAAGGGCGTCGGAGATCTGGGCGTGGGCCTGGACGTGCCCGGTCTGCCCGGCGGCGGGGGTGTCGGGCGGGATCAGGGGTGTCGTCACGCTGGCCTCCTGCCCCTTCCGGGCAGCGCCAGGGAGGGGGAAGGGCTAACCGGCGGCGCGGGGATTCCCCTAGCAGCCTCCGGACCTCCGTCTCCCGGTACCGCCGGTGCCCTCCCAGCGTGCGGATGGACGTGAGCTTCCCGGCCTTCGCCCACCGCGTGACCGTCTTGGGGTCGACGCGGAACATCGTGGCAACCTCGGCGGGGGTCAGCAGCGGCTCGGCGATGGGCGGCACGGGGGTCCTTCCGGAGGGCGCGGGGGCCTGGCGGGGAGATTCTATGACTTTCCGGGGCAACTGGCAGCCAATTGCCCTATCCCGGGATAACGGGCGGCATGGTGATGACGCCTGACTGGGTCGTGAACGGCAGGTCGAGGGCGACCACGACCATCTGCACCAGGACGTAGGACTGCCGGGTGGCCGCGTCCAGGTCGTCCCAGCGGGCGACCAGCGGGCGGGTTGCCCGCCACGCATCGTGGACGTCCCGGGGCAGCAGGCCGCGCCGGGCGCCGGCCACCGCATGGCGGTACCACTCCTGCTGGGCGGCTGACAGCAGCGCCCAGCAGGAGTCACGGGGCAGCCCTGACTCGGAGCGAAACTGGGACACGGCAGCGTGGCATATGCGCGCGAGTGGTTCGGTACTGATGAGAATTCCCCGAGTGGCGGTAGTGACTGGCAGCACTCCCAGGAGGCCATCCCATGGTACTAAGCCTGCCGACGGCCGTGCCCAGTGCAGAACGGAGCACGGCCAGTGCAGTGCCAGTGCAGTTGAAAGTGCAGAACTAGATGTCGAATAAACGATCCTGGCTGCGGATAGTGCACAAGTGCAGATCGAAGCCTGTTTCCGGCAACGCGGAGCGTCCTGCCCACCGCCGTCCACAGGGTGTGGATAACTTGCTAACGCTAGCTAGCAAAGCGCTAGCCATAATGATAGACGTCCCCGCGTAGGCTCTCCCGTGGACGACCAGGCCCATGCGCGTGGACGCCTGGCCGGCTCAGCGAGGAGGGCGGCCTGGGGAGATCGCGCGGGGCAACATGGCGAAAGCATCTGCACTTGTGCACTTTCCGCAGGTCAGGGGCACTTTCGATCTGCACTCAGATCTGCACTCAGATCTGCACTGGCGCTCCGGGGATGTGCACTGGGGTTCCCCGCGTAGGACTGCCCAGGACCAAGAACATAAAGCTAATGATAATAATTTAAAAGTTGTAGTAGTAGTTAGTTATTAGTAGTTGTATAGAGGCTGTTTGTTCGACTTCACGCGCACTTAGTAGGCTAACTTGTTACTAGCGGGTAACCTACGCTGCCGTAACTAGCGCTGACGGCTCACTCCCCCGGCGGGGAAGCCTCCACGCGTTCGGCTTGCCCTTGCGCCGTTTCAACGCTGGCGAGCAGCAGCGGCACGTCGCAGTCGTACAGCTCCACCAGGTGGCCCACGTCCGGGTGAGATCCCCAAACAAGGAAGGGCACCCGCTGCTGGACGTCCTCTAGCGCGCTAGCGGGAAGCGATAGCTGGTACCAGCACCGCCGGACTGACCGGGACGCGATCACTCCGGCCACGCCTTCAGCGCCAGTCTCACCTGCGGGTCGCCGTCACCGAGGACCTCCAGGAGCTGCGCCCGGAGCGGTAGCGGGGCCAGCCCCCCGCCATGGAGGGCGACCTGGTCCCGGAGCGCCTCGATGATGGCGGCCCTGGCGGTCTTCGCTCCGAGGGTGTCCCCGGTGACGCGCTCCCTGGCCAGCCCCAGGGCGGCGGTGACGACGGCGGCTGCCTCCTGCTGGTCCATGTCCCTATTCTAGCCGCGCGGTCTTTTGCCTGATTGCGGGCTTTATTGCTATGCTGGCACGCGATGCACCAGGGCAAGACACCAGCGACGAGAGGGCATGCATGAAGTACCTGCAGATCGAGCGCACCGAGCCGGATAGCGGCGGGCCGAAGCGCACCCCGCGTGAGGAGTTCCGCCCCCTGGTCCGGGCCGAGCACCTGGAGGCGCTGAACATCGGCGCCGAGCCGGAGCTCTACCCGGACACGTCCCCCTCGCAGGGCTTTCCGTGGGAGAGCGACCCTTCCATGTGCACCTGGTTCATCCAGACGCAGGTCGTGAAGGGCCTCCTGGAGCCGTTCGCGGTACTGGACGTCAAGGGCGACGGCGTATTCGCCTACCCGTACTCCCACAGGTACCTCCAGCTGGGCGACAAGCCGGATGACGGCGACCTGGCGCCTGGCAACGTGGACGCCAAGATGGCCGCGTTCATGCGGAAGTACTTCAAGGGCGCCGACCGGCCGCAGAACCCCGGCGGCACCTGCATCATGTCCGCGATCATGGCCGGGGACGCCCACTACCTGGGGACCGCCGAGGACCCGGGGGAGTACTTCAAGACCCCGTTCAAGGACCGCCCGCTGCGGATCCGCATCGGCCCTGGCGATGGGGCGCTGGAGGACCTCTCCCGCCTCATCGCCTACCTGGAGCAGGCGAAGCCCACCGATGAGGGGTACGGGCTGCACGGCGAGTGGCGCGAGGTCTGGGGCTTCCCCATCCTCGGCGAGGACGCGGACGGCAAGGCCAGCGAGGCCTACGAGCAGCTCCGGGAGGTGCAGGAGAAGCACCCGTGGGTGCACCCGTGGCTCTTCCAGGGCGTCCGGAGCGTTCCTGAGATCGTCGAGGACGTGGCGCTCGCCCTCGTCCCGCAGGACACCAGCGCGTAATCGCCCTGAACGCGAGAGAAGACCGCTGGCATCCCGGGGGCTGCCAGCGGTCCTCTTGCTTCCCGTCAGGATCCGAAGTGATCGAACTCGCCGTTAACGGCGCCGCCGAGGAAGGCATGCCACTCGGCAGGGGTGAACCGGAGCACGGGGCCGGACGGGTCCTTGCTGTGCCGGACGCCGACCATCCCGCCCGGGAGGTCGGCGACTTCGGCGCAGGCGCCGTTGGAGAAGCTGAGCGAGCTCTTGACCCAGCGCGGGCCGGAATCATCGGTCTCAGGCATGAGCGCTCCCCGTGAGGGTTTCGGCGGAAGTTGCCATGAACCCGATCATAGGAATAATTGCCATCAGGCGCAGCTGAACGCGCCAGCCTGCATTCACGTCGTCTCGTCCAGCGTGACCGCGAGCGGGATGCCGCACGGTCCCGGCGCGGCGTGCAGGTGCCTGACGACGTACGCGCTGGTTCCCCATTCCTCCTGGACCCGGCAGATAAGGCCCTCGGCCTCCAGGTAGTGCATGACCGTGATGACGCGCCCCCGGGGGAGGCCGGTCAGCGCCGCCGCCTCCGTGGCGCTGACGCGCCCGGTGCCGTGCCGTCGCAGCCACTCAAGGACCGTCGCCCTGTCCCTGCCCGCTCGCATCGCCCTCCCTGTCCTCGGCCCTTCCGGGCGGCGAGATGAAGGCGTGGCACCAGCCGCAGTAGCCCTCGTCCACGTCCGGCGGGTGGTAGCTGACCTTGTGGCACTTCGGGCACCTGACCGAGCGGAGGGGCACCGCCCAGGCCGGGCTTCCCGGCTCGCCAGCCCCGCCCTGGAGGGACGGCCAGCCGAGCAGTTCCTCCAGGGCCTTCTCGATTCCCGGCATGATCGCCGCCACGGCCGCGTCAGTTTCGTCCAGCGTTCCATTGTCGGCCCTAGGCCACCCGTGGCGGGCGGCCAGGGCGGCTGTCTCTCCCGGGCGGTATCCGTGCAGGGCGATCCACATCCTCGGCACCGTCCAGGTCCCGGCCGGGGTGATCACCTCGATGCCCGGCGGCCGGTCCTGCAGCATCTCCTGGATGGCCTCCCAGGAATCGGTGGTGACCTGGTGAACCTGCCCGCACGGGCAGTCAGTTACCTCGTGCATGATTAGCCCCTTCCCCTGGGACCAGCGACTCGCCGGGGTAGAAGTACAGCCGCAGCATCAAGTCCAGCTCGCAGGCGTACTCCATGGAGCTCAGGCCGCCTTCGGCGTACCTGGACGAGGCGCTGTCGAACTTGTCCTTGAGCGCCGCCTTGGCCAGTGGCCGGGGAGGGGCCGCCCGCGCGGCCAGGACGGCGCGGACCTCCGGGATGCTGAACCGGCGGTGCCCGCCAGGAGTGACGTCAGACGGGATGATCCCGCTTCGGGCGTAGCCCCGGACCGTGGCGGCGCTCAGCGCGAGGTCGGCAGCCACGTCGGCCACGGGGGAAGTTCGTGAAGCCATGAGGATCATGATATCGCGCTTCCATCGCCTTACATGCAGGGGAGCACCGGCTCGTCGCCCAGCACCAGGACCCGCCCGCCCGACGGCTGGCGGGCGGCCATCAGGTCATCCCACTCGGAAGAGCGCATCCTGCGCCGTGGCCGTTCCTCCTGGCACGGCGGCTCCCCGGACCGCAGTCCCGCCATGAACCGCACGAGCTCCATGCCCTCCCGGTTGCCGCGCCGCTCATTGCACCACTTGTGCGCGGGGCGCAGGTTCTCCGGTGAGTCTGGCCCGCCGCGCGCCAGGGGGATGACGTGGTCGCGGGTGGCCCGCATCCGGTCGCGCTGCCCGTCCCGCCTGAAGTCAATTGGCCGCAGGCACAGCCAGCAGTCATCGCCGTAGAGCTCGCGAAGCTGCCGGATGCTGATCATGACTTGAGTTTAGCAAGGAAAGCTGTAACAGTCAGCCCTGTTGCCTGCGCCGGGCAGGCTCCTGCCCTTGCGCCGGATGCAAAGAGCGAGAACGTAACCGCCGCCACATGCCTGTCACCCGCCACAGGGTGACCGCCGCCCGCCCCATCCGGTGCCCGCATAGCCAGCATCCCGCCCGGTCAGCGGCCCGCTCCGCCGCCAGCCGCAGCCGGGTGCGCCACGGCAGCGGAGTCATGAGCCGGGGATGGCCGCCCCGGGAAAGGGCCTTCTCGAGCCGGGCCTCGAGCTTGCGCAGCTCCTCGTCGCTGATCACCGGGCCAGCACGTCCAGGGCCACTCTCACGGACTTGCGCACGTCATGCTCTTCCGGCGGCCAGGAGGCGTGCACCCGGCACCACCCCGGGCGTCCCCTCGCTCGCGGCAGCCCGCTGGTCACCATGATGGCGATGCGCGGGCGCCCGTGGTCGGCGAGCATTACCCAGTACCCCAGCTGGCCGGGAGGCTTCCCTCCGGCCGCCTCCTCCGCCTGGGCCAGTTCCAGCTCGTCCCCGACCCAGGCGCTCACCTGCGCGTGCAGGTCGCCGCCGCTCACCGGCCAGACCTCCCCAGCACCGTGCAGTCCCGGTGGGTGATCATGACTGCGTCCTCCTCGCGCTCCCCGCCCGTCACGTCGCAGTGATCGTGCCGGGTCATCTTCCATGACCCTGGCGGGCCGTCCGGGGAGACGATGACGTTCACCCCGAACAGGAACTCCCATGATGAGTAGCGGCGGGCGGGAACGTGGGTGCTGGCTGCGGCCAGGGCGTCGCAGACGTCCTGCGCGCACGTCAGCACCTTATGGCAGGGGGTGCCATAGTGCTCTCGCAGCAGCGCGAGGACCGGCTCCAGCTCCTGGGGCGTCATGCCCGCAGCCTCCCGTCAGCCAGAGCCCGATCCATGTCCCGGATGAGCGCCAGGCGCGTGACGAACGGCCGAAACCGCAGCGTGATGTCCAGCACGTTTGCCTTCGCGGTGACCTGCAGCACGTTAGTCCTTGTCTTCCCGCTGGGGATGGAGCGGATCCACCCGTGGCCCAGGATGCGGTTGAACTTGACCAGCACCTCGCGGTCCTTCTCGGTGACCACGATGATGATCGCGGCTCCCTTGAAGTGGTAGCTGCCCTTGGCGTCGAAGTACCCGGTCGCCCACCACAGGTCCTGGTCGGTGATCGTCATGCCGGCTGCTCCTCGTGGTGGGAAGGGTTAGCGCAGTACACCGAACAGCCTCCTGGGTGCCGGAGGTGCTCGCGAGGGCGCGCGCAGGCCTGGAAACCGGGCCGCTGCTCCCAGTCCCACCCGTGTACCATCGCCGCCGCCTCCGGCTCGGTGACCGGGTTGATCGCGGTGACGTGCGTATGGCCCAGCGCCTTCAGGTCGTGCTCCATGCCCGCGCGGCAGGTCGCCATGTGCCCGGACCATCCCTTGTGCGGCCCGTCGGGAACGAGGCGCAGCACGAAGCACCGGTGTCCGCAGAACTTGCAGTAGGACCCGGCCATCAGGGGACTTCCTTCGGGTCCGGCATGCCAGGGCTGGTCTCCCATAGCCGGTTCTGGATGATCGACTCGGCCTCGTAGGCGGCACTTCCGATGTCGTCCCAGCCGCCAGAGGAACCGAACCCGATCTCCGTGAAGTCCTCCTCGTAATGGCCGCGCCGCTTGACGGAGAACTCGATGAGGTACATGTCGGACATCAGGGGACTTCCTCCCGTACGGTTACCGTCACGGCGCACAGGTGCGGTTCGCGGCCCGTGGCGCAGTTATTGCAGGTAACAACGCTTTCCCCTAGCTCGGCTAGGTGCCAGGCGCAGATCCCGAGCCTGATCGCGTGCTCATGCACGCAGGCCGCCTCGATCAGCGTCACGGGATCTGTCATGCACGTGAATCCGTTCAGGGACCAGGTGCAGAACAGGACGGCGTCCCCGGGCGGGATGTCCTCCAGCCTCATCGCGCGCTCCCTGGACGGAAGGGCGGCCTGTCAGCGGCGGCCATCGGCATGTCAGGCGTCCTTCACGTCGGCCGGGTAGGCCCAGGAGGCGAAGGTGCACTCGGCCTCGGCCCTGGCCATGCGGCCCAGGGCATCCTTGCGCTGGGCCGCGCTCATCGCCTCCCACTCGGCGCGCGGGACGACCTCGATCCGCTCGCTCCGGCGGGCCTCCCCGTGCCCGACGATGATCCGCACTACGTCCCCGGTCACGATGCCGCGCTCCTTTCCTGTAGGGCCTCGCAGGTCCTGCTGTGCTCGCTCAGCCAGTGGACCCCGGGCGTCCCGTTCGGGACGGCCACCATGCCATGTCCCTGGCAGTGATCGCAGGAATCGCAGCAGAACGGCCTGACCCCGTTGGTCAGCCGCTCGCACCCCGGAGACTGGCACTTGTGCAGGTCCCCGGGAGGGCAGCCGAGCACCCGGCAGTCGTGGGCCCGGCCGCTCACCATGGCTCCGCGCCTCCCTGCAGGGGCCTGCCGTACAGCTGCTCGTACATCCGGGCGATGGTCATCCGGTCCTTCTCGCGGCTGCTGACGTAGTCCTCGGGCAGGTTGGTGATGAGGATCAGCGCGCTCTCCTCGGCCGTGCTCAGCTTTTCCGGCTCCATGCTCAGCCCCTGAGCTCGTCGGGGCCGACCGGGATCCAGGCCGACTCGATGAACCGGACCTCGTAGGGCCAGGCGACGCTGTTCTCCGCCACGTGGCGGGCGATGTGCTCCTCGGAGTTGCACTGCGACTGGCCGATGCCGCTGAAGCGGCGGCGGCCGTTGGCCTTCCTGCGGTTGACGAAAGCCGCGCCGCGCTCCGGGTGGACGGTCCACCAGCACCTCACGACGTGCCGGAAGTAGATCCCGCCGGCGGGAGCTGCCAGCTCGTCCAGGGAGATGAAGTTGAAGTCATCCTCGGGCAGCTTGTCGCTTGCCATCAGAGAGTCCCTCCCGGGCACAGCGCGACGTCGTCGAGCTGCCAGTTTCCGTCCCCGTGCACGACCGGCTCCAGCGCCCTGCGCATGTCCGCGTCGACCTGGGAGACCACCTCAAGGTCGGCGGTTCCCTCGGGGACCAGCACCCTGACGGCGACCACCACCATCTTCCGGTTCTTCGTCATGCCCCCATGATAGCAAGGAAAGCTGTATAGTAGAAGCACGACGGGAAGCCCGGAAGGGGTGCCGGATAGCCGGGAAGGCGATGAGCGTAATGCTCAGCATCAGGGAGTACATGGAGGCCAGCGCTGACCACCGGCCGCTGACCCCGCAGGAGCAGGCGGACGCGATCACGGGCAACACCGACCTGGAACAGGACCCTCAGGCGCTGCCGGTCCCCTGTTAGCAACCCTCCTTGCCAGCGCCCGCCTTTCCACGGTAGGCTTCCTGGCTATGCCCGGAATGGACCCGAAGCTCCTGCAGGCAAGCCTCGACGCGGTGGCCGGGCGCGAGCGGGAGCTGGCCGAGTTCTTCTACGCCCGCCTGTTCCTCCTCGCCGTCAACCGCGACCAGCCTGAGGTCCAGGCCATGTTCCCGCTGGTGATGACCGCCCAGCGGGACCGCCTGCTGGGTGCCCTGGTGCAGGTCGTGCAGCTCGCCGCCAGCGGCGACACGGCCGCGCTGACCGCCCTGCTGGAGGACACGGGCCGCAGCCACCGGATGATCGCCGCCCTGCGTCCCGAGCACTTCCCGCTGGTCGGCGAGGCCCTGCTCGCCACCCTCGCCGAGTACGCCGGGAAGGCCTGGACGGCCGAGGTGGCCGCCACCTGGAACGAGGCCTACGCCCTGGTGTCCTCCGTGATGGTCAAGGCGATGGAGGACGACGGGTCTCCCCGGTGGTGGGACGCGACGGTGATCTCCTCGCGGATGCTGTCGCGGGACGTCCTGGGCCTCCTGGTGCACCTCGGCCAGCCGATGGCGTGGGAGCCGGGCCAGTCGGTGAAGGCCGAGATCGACGGGCCGCCCGCGCCGTCCGTCCGCCGCTGGCTCACCCCCGTCAACGCCCCGCCCGGCGCGGGCGACCGGCTGGAGTTCCACGTCCGGGTCATCCCCTGGGGGGTGTTCGGTCCCGCCCTGGCAAGGGCGGCCAGGCAGGGCGCGGCGCTGAGGCTCAGCGCCCCCGGCGGGACGCTGCGGCTGGACGGGGAGTCATCCCGGCCGGTGCTCATGATCGCCGGGTCTACCGGGCTGTCGCCGATGCTGGCGATGCTGGAGGCCCTCGCCCGCCGCCCGGACCCGCCGGCGACGTCGCTGTACTTCGGGGCGCGCGACCCCGAGGGGCTTTACGCGGCCCCCGAGCTGGATGGCATGACCGCCTCGCGCCCGTGGCTGTCCGTCACGTACGCGGTGGAGGCCCCGGCGGGAAGCACCCCCGGGTACCAGGGGGCGCACGGCACCGTCACGAGCGCGGCAATGCGGGACGGCCGCGACTGGAGCGGCCATGACGTGTACGCGTGCGGGCCGCCGACCATGGTCCGGGCGGCCCTGGACCGCCTGGCCAGGGCAGGCGTCCCGCCGGGCCAGGTGCACGCCGAGGAGTTCCTGTCCTAGCCACGAGAGGGAGGGGTCAATGGCACCCGCCAGCACGGGCCCGCTGCGGCGCAGGCTCACCGCCGACGACATCAGGAACTACGATTTCCCCGCGCGGTTCGGGCGGCCGGACATGGACGACGTGCGCATTTTCCGGGAGCGCGTGGCCGCCGAGGTGGAGCAGCTCGCCCTGGAGGCCCGTGACGCGCGCCGGTTCCCGGCCGCCGAGGTGGCGGCCCGGGAGGCCACCCGGATCCTGGCGGGCGCCCGGCGCACCGGCGAGGGCGTCATCGCGACTGCCCAGGCGCAGGCCCGGGACGTGACCCTCACGGCCCGGGACCGGGCCGAGAGGCTGGTCGCCGACGGCCACGCCCTCCGCGACGGGATCCTGGACCAGGCGCGCGGCCAGGCGGAGGCGGTCGTCGCCGAGGCGGCGGCCCGCTTCCCGGTCGATGCCCAGGCGCAGGTCGCCTACCTGCAGTCATTCGCGGAGCTGCTGACCGGGCAACTGCGCAGCGCCATCGAGGTGCTGGAGGCCCGGCGCCCGGGGATGCCGCCCGTCACTTCCTGAAGGCTGCGGCCGGGGGTACGCGGGCAGGCCAGGCTAGCACCGGGCTGCCGTAATCCCCCTGCTTATTAGGGCCGCGAGGGCCACGCCGCGATCTCACGGTACCCGGTCGCTACCGCAGTTCGCGGCGGACCACCCGCACCATGTCGCCTTCGGTGCCGTACCCGCAGAACCACACCCAGTCATCCGTGACCATGGCCTCATTCAGCTTCCGGTCCCGCTCGTCGGCCAGCTCGGGGTGCCGGTCATTGGCCTCGACCTCCTGCCCGGCATGAGCGATGGCCGCCGCCTTATCAGCGAACGGCGCTACCTCCACGTCACCATGGCGGTCCTCGGTGATCACGATGAAGACTTCAGTCGCCATCTTTCCCCCTGGGCCGTCCATGACGTCTCTCCCACTCCCGGTACCGGCGCGGGCCGACGATGATGATGACGGCCGACCAGGCCATCCCGGCGCAGGACAGCACGACGGCGATGATGAGCACCACCGTGCCGATGCCGTGGCTCTCGATCATGCCGTGCTCTCGCTCAGCAGCACGTCCTCGGTGACGATCACCAGCCGCCACTGGTCCTTCCCGAGGTCCGTGGTCACCTTCACCGGCACCGGGAACCAGTCCTCAAGCTGACTTCCCGGGCCGTCCCAGAGGGCGGGGTCGACCATGAGGAGCTGCCGGATCGCGGGGTGCATCTCCAGGCGCAGCCCGTCCGGCCTCTTGTCGCCCGGCGCGTAGTTGCACTGCACGTAGCTGACCACGCTGGTGACCAGGTGCCGGACCGCCTGCTGCTCCGCCGTCCACCCGGGGCAGTCCGGCACGCTGAAGTCGGCGGTGAACTGCGGGTGCGGGCCGTGCGGCTCCTCGTTCCCGCACGCGGGGTAGGGCAAGTTCATGGCGGGAGGGTACCGGAATCCGGGCAGCTGGCGAGGGAGGTGCCGTGCAGCGCCTCATGATGCCAGCCGAGGTTGCCGATGTCGCTGTCGCCTGGGGTCAGCGATGACATGACGTACTGCTCGCCGGGCGCGATGGGGATCCCGCACCCCCAGCCGCAGCAGTGCACCTTACGGGCGGTGCGCTCCTGGTAGATGAGGGTCATAGCGGCTCCTCTAGCTCGCGCACCACCTCGCCGTATCCTTGCTTGGCGATGGCCCACTTGATGTACCCCGGGTTGCCGTAGACGCGGACGACGTAGCAGCCCTCCACCATTACGTAGTCGGGCGCTCCCGCGACCACGGCCGGGCCGAGCTGCTGGACGGTTGTGTCGAGCAGCTCCGGGCTGGCCGTGCGGACGAGGATGTCGGTGAACTCAGGCTTCGTGCTCACTTCGCGTGCACCAGGACCTTCCCGGACGTCAGCATCCACTTGACCTCCTCGACCCGCGCTGCGGCCATCAACCTGGTCGAGACGATCTCCCCTACTCGCGGCACGGCGGCCACCTCATACTCCTCCTCCGGAACCCCCGGGCGCCCCGATATCACCGTGATCTTCACGTTCCGGCCGCCTTCCGGCCCGCTGCCCATCCCGAGCCGAACTGCACGCTGGCCTCCCGCCTGCCCAGCCCGCGCTCGACCGCCGCCGCGAGCAGCGCCTCCCGGGAAGGCTCCTCGCTGGATCCGCCCCGGGCAAGCCTCCAGGCGCAGTTGTAGAGGGTCATCGCCCGGCGGCCCGCCGGGGCGTCGCGCATCGCCCCGGCCTCCATGGCGATCCTGCCCTCGGGGGAAAGCTCCCGCTGGCGCCGCTCGTACGCCTCCGGCGACCAGAACATGACGCTGCCCCTGGGGCCGTCGGCGCCGGTCCTGATCAGGGTGCCGTCGCGGGAGAGGGCCTCCAGCGCGCTGGCCACCTGCCCGGCGAGCACCTTCCACGCCGCCCAGGAGGCGGACTTGCCGCCGCGAGTCCCGTCATCCCTGAAGTCCAGGCCGAGGTCCGCGCAGACGCCGTCGGGGAACTCCGAGTCTGCCAGGGGGATGGGCCCTTCCCACCGCAGGGCGCGCTCCCTTGTCGCGGCGAGGACGGCGGCGTAGTCGGCCGTGGCCGTCATGATGCGCCGGCCGCCCGGGTCCGGGACGCCCCGTCCTTCACGCTGTACACGTCACGACCTCTCGATCCGCATGCCGATGACGGTGGCCCCGGCCTCCACGACCCTGATGTCCTGCCGGACCGAGGCGGGACGGTGACGCCCGAGCCAGTCCTCCAGCTCGTCAGCAGCCTCGTGGAGCCCCGGAGAAAACTCGCCGTCCCTGGCCGCGCGCCACTGGGCGATAAGGTCTTCGAGTGTCATCAGGCCTCCTGGATGTTAGTCATGCGGCCAGCATAGCAAGGAAGCCTGTAATCCGGTAGCGGGCCAGGCCCGGCCGACGCTGCCGACCCGGGGACGCCGAGGTCGCGCTCCTCGTTGCACCGCGCGTGCGCCAGCCGCATGTTCTCGTCGTCGTCGGTGCCGCCCATAATGACGGGAACGACGTGGTCCCGGGAGGCGCGCACCGGGTCGGTGCTACTGGTGATCGTGAAGTCGATCAGGAGCCCGCACCACCAGCAGCCATCGCCGTCCCGCTCGCGCAGGCGGCGAAACTGGGCGGCTACCCGCTTGGGCTTCCGGTGAGGCCGCTTCCTGCTCACGTCCCCGCCAGGCCCCACTCGGTCACGGGGCGCAGGTCCAGGAACTTATGGCTGCCGTCGTCCAGCCGTAGCAGGCAGGTCCACCAGTCGGCGTGGGCCTTGACGAGGGTGCCCTCCCAGGTGCCGTTGTCGGCCCAGGAGGGGATGCCCCGGTGCCTCACCACGAGGCGGACCCGCTGGCCCTCGAGGGGCCTCAGCTCCTCCGGCCGTGGCCAGCCGGGGTAGCTCATGACGATCCCGCAGCGCGGGGAGGACGGCCGAGCCGCACCACGCTGGCGCACAGCCGCAGCTTCTCCCGCGCCGCGCCGGAATGGTAGAAGCTCGTCGGCTCGTCATCCCGCGCGTCGTCGAGCACCTCCTGGGCATGGAACACGTAGCACCCGTCGCACAGCGGCGTTCCCGGGTCGCAGTCGAGGCACAGGTCCCGGGCGTCGTTGGGGGCGGGCCTTGCGCCGCAGCGGTCGCAGGCGGGTTCCTCGGGGATGGCTTCCGGGCTCATTCAGGATCTCCGGCCTGTCATGAGTAGAGGGCAGCGGCGATGGCGAATATCCCGGCACCGAAGCACGTGACGGCAGTGAACCATATGCTCCGGGAGCTGTAGCCCGGGCTTCTCGCTCTCCAGGCGTTCCAGAGGCCGGCGACCGCTGCCAGGGAACCTGCGGAGACGCAGAGCAGGAATCTCATGACGCCACTATAGCAAGGAAAGCTGTATCATAGGGCCATGGGAAAGGACACCGCCAGGGCGGAGGCCCTCTGGGAGCTGCAGGACGCGTACGAGCGGCTGGTCCTCGCCCGCGCCCACGTCGTCCACGTGCTGCGCGAGGTCCGCTCGGTGGTGACGGAGCGCAGGAACTACGATGACGGGCGGCAGGTCCCCCGAGTCTCCCGCTACGCCAGCCCGGAGGACGTCATCGCCGGGCTGCACCGCCTCAGCCGCCTGGCCCGGCTGGTGCAGCCCGGCAGGCAGAACCGGGTGAAGCCCGAGGTGCTCATGCGGCGGTTCGAGTCGGCGGTCGCGGCGGTCGGTGAGCTGGAGGAGCGGATCGGGGAGATGGAGCGGGAACTGCAGGAGCCGCAGTCCCAGGCGGCAGGGTACTACCAGCTGAAGCCAGTGCTGCCCGCCGGGCAGAACGCCGCCTTGCCGCGCGGGACGTGCCCTGAGTGCGGGCGGGAAGTCGGCATCCGGCAGGACGGGACGTTCCGGTTCCACCGGGGCAGGCACAGGGGCACCTGTCCTGGTTCGCACCAGGAAGCGCCGGGACCGGTGGCCTAGGCTCGTGCTGGCCCCGGTGCGTCCACGGCGGGGCCAGGGGCTGCAGCTGCCACGCCAGCAGGCAGGGGTGGTGGCGCGGGTGGCCGCCCGCGAGGACCGGCGTTGAGGCCGCGACCTGCCCGGCCGCAGCCCTCACGGACGCGCGCCTCCGACGACATGCACTCCTGGCCAGCGGCTTATTCCTGCTGCCACGCGTCTGGCAGCACCAGATGGCAGGCCATGGGGAAGGTTCAGGCAGCCCTCACCGTCCCATCCCGCGCACTCCCATCGCTGCCCGAATGGCTCAGGACGGTCCTTGGGCCTAAGCACGCCTCCGTGGATCTCGCAGGTGAGGCTTGGCATTGCTTCGTCACAGTAGCTCATTGTTGCGCTTCACCTGACTCCGCTGCCGCGCCGGAAGTTGGATGCCTGCCCAGAATCACGGGTGCGTCCTGGGTCGCGCTCGATGACGATCCCCGCCTGGGCCAGCCACCTGGACAGCGTGGGCGGCGAGACGGACATGCGGCGCGAGATCTCGGACTGGCTGGCTCCCTCTCCCGCGAGCCTGCGGATTTCCCCGATCTTCTCGTCGTAGGAACTCGGGACACCCCTTTTGCCGACGGGCAGCTCGATGCCGTGCTCGGCGGCGATCAGCTTGAGGGTGTCAGCTCCCAGGCGCAGACCCTTGCAGATCTGGTTCGGGCTGCTCCCGGTGGCGGCGAGCTCCCGCACGGCCGGGGCCCGCTCGGCTCGCGCCTGGCGTGCAGCGGCGGCCGTCTGGTGCTCGCCCGCCTGGCCTGCCTCGCGTAGCACCCGGTAAACGGTGGACGGGGAGAGGTTCAGGTCCAGGGCGATCTTGCCGGCTGGGTCGCCGGTCCTCGCCTGGTGATCTAGCACGCGCTGGCGGGTTTCGGCGGTAGTGGCTGCCATGCCTTCATTATAGCAAGGAAGCTTGTATGGTGTCTGTCATGAGGCAGACCGAAACATGGCTCCCGGTGCCTGAACCGGGATTCGAGGAACTGTATGAGGTGTCTAGCCTCGGGCAGGTGCGCAGCCTGCCCCGGCAGACCGCCAGGGGCATCCTGGGCGGCCGGGTGCTCAAGCAAAGCCCTGATAGCTCCGGGCACCTGGCCGTCAGTCTTTCCAGGGACGGGAAGTGCATCAAGCGGTGCGTCCACAAGCTGGTGGCAATGGCATTCCTTGGCCTGTGCCCTCCGGGCCTGGAAGTCTGCCACGGGAGCCTTGGGCAGAAGTGCAACTGGGCCTCGAACTTGCGCTATGACACGCACGAGGCGAATATGCAGGACCGACGCCGTGACGGCAATTACGCAAACGCCGAGAAGGAAGTTTGTCCTCACTGCGATCAGCCGTACAGGATTCGTCCGAGCGGAATCGGGCGGTACTGCGTGCAGCGCGAAACAGAGAACCGCCGTAAGTCCAGGGCAAGAGCCAGGGAGCGCCTTGGTGCGACTGAAGACTAGAGTCGACTACATTCTACGCTAGCTCTTAGTGATCGACGCTAGTCCGCGCGGGTTGAGTATCGACATAGCAATCATCTCGTCAAAAACCCATCCCTTCCAGAAAGCCTCGACGTTGTGGTTCTCCTCGACGTCGAGGCTGTAAAGAATGGGCAGAACTCCAAGGAAATTCGGTTCAGGAGCCAGGAATATCTTTGCCTGAGGGACGATAATGCTTCTCTGAAGCTGGAATTCGCCGAATGAGGTAATGGTTTCCCCGGCCACTACTCGGTCTTTAAATGCCCAGCCAGTTTGGTTAATATCCCATCTGAAAAGGTCCCGGTAGTCGAACGGGTTCATCAGCAGCCGGGCGCTGGGCAGCTCGTGCAGGTCCGTCATCGCGACGGCGGAGTACAGCGACCCGGGGGTAAGGTAGCCCGACGCCTCGGTGATGTTGTGGTTCGGGGTGACCACGTGGTCTGGCCGGGTCGCGTAGTCCGTGATCGCGGCCTGCAGGAGCACCAGGAGCCGGGCGTCCTCCTGCTTGAGGATGGCCTGCTTGGTCTCGTCCTGCGCCTGCTCGACGGCGTTGATCCGCAGGTAGAACAGGTCCTCCTTGCGCAGCGCGGGGCGCGACGCGATGCGGAAGAACCGGACCGGGATGCGCTTGCCCTCGAACGGGGTGACGCGGACCTCGCCCTCGGTGCCAGACAGGATGTAGGCCTGGCCCAGGTCGTCCCAGACGTCGTACTCCACCGGGGTGCCGGGGGTGACGGGGTCCTCGACCAGCACGTTGCGGACGATGCCCTGGTAGCGGAGCTTCAGCTGGATCGGGCCGACCATCCCGACGCCGAGGCGGCGGAAGCCGTGCATCTCGTCGGACAGGATGAGCGCCATCTTGCGGACCTTGGCCTCGCGGGTCAGGCTGACCCCGCCGGTCCTCGCCCGCCGGGCCTCGATCTGCGCGATGTAGTCGTCAGACCGGCGCGACGCGACGCGGGGGCGGAGGCCGCCGCCCTGGGGCGCGAGCGTCAGCTGCCCGCCGCCTGAGACGGGGACCAGGTCGTTCATCTGGCGTTCCTTCCTGCCGGCCCGGCGGGGTTAGTTCAGCACCGCGCCGGAGGCGCCGGTGTTGTAGTAGCCGGCCTGCTGCAGGCCGCCGATGGTGATCTTGGTGGAGGAGTTCAGCTTCAGCAGCCTGCCGATGGGCTGCGTCATGGACGTCGAGTTGGCCGCGTAGGGGATGAGCATCCCCTGGTTGGCGCCGGTGGTGGACACCGCGACCAGCGCGGAGCCGGAGCCGTTGTTCGCGTCGGCGGTCGCCCACCCCGACTGGGTGGCGTCGAAGGCGGGGGCGAGGATCTCGAACTCCGCGTCGGGGCCGAGCACCCAGACCGCGAACGCGTTGATGCCGGCGTACAGCAGCTCGTCGATGCCGTCGCCGCCGACGTAGAGGGCGCCCAGGCCGTAGACCGGCGGGCCCTCCCCGGCGGTGAACGTCGACCCGGTGCTGCCGGTGGTGCCGGTGCCGGTGCCGGCCATCGTCCGGCCGCCCATCTGGCTCGCGCCCGCGCCCGCGAGGGTGACCAGGTCGCCGCCGGTGCGCACGAACCCCATGCCGGGCCAGATGGGCACCAGCCGGGTCCACGCGGGATCGAGGAAGCAGCTCTTGGGGGTCGCCTGGGTCCAGGCGTACAACGGCCGGATGCACCGCTTGATGTACGAGTTGCTCTGGAATGTCCGGATCACGGCTCGCGCTCCTCCTCGAAGGCCCTGCTGCTACTCCTTCCGGGTTAGCGGGGCGCGCGACAGCACGCCGGGGGGAGGATCATCACTAGCCAGGCGGCGCGGCACGAGAGGATTGCATCGTGGAAGAGGACGCTGAGGCATTCACCTACGAAGAGCTGGTGAAGGCCGACCGGATGCTGAACGTCGGCATGAGCCTGGAACTGATGTCCGCGTACATGTACGCCAAGCGCGAGGGCACCTCCGCGCCGGAGTACATCATCAGGATCCTGCGTGCCGAGCGCGACCGCCGGCAGGAGGTCGACGCCGTCATCCGGGACAGGGACATGGTGGACGGGATCATCGATGACGCCCGGAAGGCCGGAGTCCCCATCGTGGAGTACATCATGTCGGGCGCTCCCTTCAGCAGCCCGGGGGAGCATCAAGTCGCCACCCCCTGGAAGCTCAATCCCGACTTCCTGGCGAAGCTGCTCACCCTGCTGGAAGAGCGCGCCTCAGGTGACGTGGGCGACCGCCGAGAACAGCGATGAGCCGCCGGTGCCCTGGTTAGCCGGGGCGAGTACGGAGAACTCCTCGTCCGACAGCACCACGACCGCGCCGCCCTGGTAGCGCTGCCCGTTGGGCAGCACGACGTCCTTCAGGCCGACGTTCAGCGTCACCGAGTAGGCCACCTGGCGCTCCTCACAGGAACAGGTCGGAGCCGTCCAGGTCGTCGTCGGCGGCGGCCGGGGCGTAGTGGTGCTGCGAGGCTCCCACTGAGGCCAGCGAGGGAGCCTGCCGGGCGGCGGCCCGCTGCATGGGGCGCTGCGGGCCGCGCTGCATGGCGATGCGGGACAGGGTGCCGATCTCGTGCTCGATGACCGGGCCGCTCAGCGCGGCGTCCCGCTCGATGCGCTCGGCCACCGCAAGGGGGTCGCCCTGCTCCAGGCCCGCCTGGACCCGCAGCTGCGCCAGCCGGATGGACGCGAAGGTCCGGGCCGCCGCTGACGCCTCGTCGTGCTGCACGGACCCCTGGCGCTGCTGCGGCTGGGATGGCTGGCCGCCGGGGGCGCCGCCATCGCCGAGCAGCCACGGGAATGCCGTGCCGTTGGTGCCTGACCCGCCGATGCCGGGGCCGCTGGCCGCCAGCATGTCGGGCCTGACGCGGACGTCGCTCTCAATGCGCCGCTCGCTGATGGGCACCCCGCCGTCCTGGCTGGGGTTGGTGCCCTGGACGGGGGCGGTCACGTCGGTGAGCATGGTGGCGGGCGGGGTCTGCATCTCCACGCCGGGGGTGATCGCCGTGGTGGTCTGCTGGGCGGCCACGCCGGAGTTGGCGCCGGGGGTGGAGCCGGGGCGCGACGGGTCGTCCATCGCGGCGGGCTGGAGGGCCTGCTCGGTGGTCTCCGGGGCAGGCGCCTCCGGCGGGTCGGGGACGGGGCTCGCCGGGTTGAGGATGTCGGCGTGCCGCTGCAGGACGGCCTGCCGGATCCGCGCCATCTGCGGCTCGACCCCGGCGGCCCGCGACAGCCAGCTGAGCTGCTCGCGCAGGACCTCGTTCTCGGCGACCAGCGCGGCGGTCCGCTGCTGCGCTCCGGTCTTGCGGGCAGGTGGCATGTCCTCGTCCTCTTCCTCGTCCCCGGCCTCGTCCTCGGCTTCCTCCTCCGCCTCGGCCTCGGCTTCTGCTCCTTCCGGGGGGCCGCCGGCCGGCTCCAGGTCGCCCTGGCCGCACGCCGGGCACGGGACGCCCGGCTGTGCGGCGAGGTCAGGCTCGAACTCCTCGCCGCACGCGGGGCACGCCAGCATGCCCTCCAGTGCCTCCTCGTCCTCTTCCTCCGGGAAGTTCCCCTGGCCGTCGTCCTGCACGGCCGGCACCCCGTCGGGGGCGAGCTGGTCGGGGTGCAGGAGCTGGGCGTCCGCGTCGTCCCCCGACCCGATCTCCTCCTCGTCCTCTTCTTCCGGCTCGCCTTCCTCTTTCGCTTCTTCCTCCCCTGGCGGCAGTCCCTCCTTGTCCGCCTGGCCAGGGACGCCCTCCTCGCCAGGCGGGACCTGCTCGCCGTCCGGGCCGAGGTCCACCTCACCCTGCTGGTCCAGCTGCTCGCGCACCTGATGCGCCTTCGTGAGGTCCGGGTCGCGGAACATCGACGGCGGCACGATGAAGCCGCAGACGGGGCAGCGGTCGCCCGACCACACCTCCCGCTCGCCGCAGACGGGGCACTCTTCCATCCGCAGGGTGTCCACCTGGGAAGGGACCCGGGTCTCCCCGTACGCCTCGCGGCGCAGCGAGCTGGCCGACTGGCGCACGGCGTCCCCGCGACCCCAGGGCCGGTACCCGCCGCCGCCGCGAACGAGGTCGGGGGCCTCCCACGGCGCCCGGAATCCCGGGAAGCGGTCCGCTACCGGGGCAGCCGCGCAGTCCGCGCACAAGTGGGGCGCCATCGCGCTGCGCGGCCAGGCGCCAGGGGCCGTCCCGGCGTCCACGTCCTCCACGGGCGCCAGCCGGTTCCCGCAGGCGGCGCAACTGGGCGCCTCTTCCTGCCAGGAGCCGTGGTAGTGCATGTTGCGCGGCTCGATCGCCTCCGGGTGGTGCAGCCGGTGATGGTGCTCCCACCGTGGCCTGGCGTTGTCCTGCATCTTCACGCGCCCCTTGCCCTCGCCGCCCTTGGAGGCCGAGTCCTCGGCCTTGTTCCTGCGGACCTGCCGCAGCCAGGTGACGGCCTGCACCTGGTGGGCCGAGACCTTCTTCCCGGTCGCCCTCGTCAGGATGTGAGCGGCCTCCCGGTAGGCCTGCGCGACGTGCTCGTAGTGGTGCGGCTTGTCCAGCGGCGCGCCGCTGACCTCCTCCTTGGTCAGCCGGCGGCCGGTGGCGACCGACAGGGCGTGGCGGTCGACCACCACCCGGGAATGGCCGTTCTTCTCGTCCTCGGCCGTGTCGCCGCCGTGCTCGATGAGGTGCGCGAACGCGGCCGTCTTGGGCGCCCTCAGCACCTGCGAGTGGTGCTCGCCGGCCAGCATCCGCATCGCGGCCCGCTGCTGCATGCCCATCGCGCCGGTGCCCGGCCCCGGCGGGTCGCCGGTCATGGCGCGGGAGGCGTTGAACAGGTTGACCGGCCAGGCAGTCTGCGGGGAGTAGGCGGACAGCAGCCCCGCGCCCAGCGCCGCGTCGCCTGACGCGATGGCCTTGGCCACGTGGTGCGCGTCGGAGTACCACCGGCGGCCGAGGTGCTTCTCCTCGTCCGTGGAGTCGTGCCAGGCGTCCAGCACGTGCGCGGCCGACACCGGGTGCGCCCGGAACCACGGGTGGTCGCCCGGGGCGGCCCGCTCTTTCCGGGCGGCCCCGGTCGCCCGGATCCGCCCGACCTCGTCATCGGGTATGTCGTCCGGGGACGGGTAGGAGTCCGACCGTTCCCGGCGGGTGTGCACGAAGTAGCCCCGGTTGTCGCGGTGCAGGCCCACTCCGTCGAACCGGGGGTCGTTCCCGTAGCCCTTCACCGGCTTCCGGTCCTGCCGTGGCTTCTTCCTCCTGCGGCGGGCGGCGGTGAACGGGTCGGGCGGCATCCGGTCCTCGTCGCCGCGCGGGCGCTGCGGCAGCGGGTGGCCGCTCAGCTGCTCGAACTGCCGGTGCAGGTGCTGGCGCACCTCCTCGCGGGCCTGGTCCAGGCGCGCCCGCTGGCCCGGGATGGCGTCGTGGACGGCCTGCGGGTCGGCCGGGGTGGCCTCATGATCCGGGCGCCTGTTCCCGTCGGCGTGGTGCCAGCCGCCGTTGACGTCCAGCTTCCGGACGTTGATCCTGACCGGGTCGTCGCAGTGCACGCAGTGCGTCCCGCCGTAGACGAGCGGCATCGTGACCCGGGACCGGTCATCCGGGTCCGACGGCCGGGCGTCGTGGTCGTAGGCGCTGACCGGGGACAGGTGCCGCCACCCGCACGGCAGCCGGGTGGTGTAGCGGACCGGCTCCCCGCAGTCCAGGCAGTGGTTGCCCATGTACTCGCGGAAGTCCGGCTCCCGGGCGGCGGCCTTTTCCAGGCCCCGGGCGTCCGGCTTGTCGAGGATGTACGCGGTCGAGTCGGCGGGGTCCTCGACCAGCAGGGAGTTCTCGAAGAACGACAGCCCGGCGCAGACCTCGTGGATGAGGCGCTCCTCGAGCTTGCCCGTCGCCGGGTTCCGCTTGCGGATCTTCTTGCCCTTCATCGCGGGCAGGTGCCTGCAGTACTCCGCCGGGGACGTGGCCTTGTTGCCGCAGGCCGAGCACGTTGACCACTCGACGTCCACGCCCATCGAGGTGCGGTTGACGCGCCCCTCGATGATCGCCCGCGCCAGCTTCGGGAACCGCACCGCGTCGATCTCGTGCAGGCCCTCCACCCAGGTGTCCGGGGTGCCGTCCGGGTTCACGTCCCGGTGCAGCGCGACCGCGACGATGACGCCCCGCGCCCGCCGGTGGTTGGCATTGTGGTGGTTGACGAAGGCCGGCTTGCCGAGGAACGTCTTGTATCCCTTCTCGATCTCCTCGGCGGGGAACGTGTCGTGGTTGTCGTTGGTGCGGGAGGAGATCATCCGGGCGCGGACGTAGATGTAGCCCTTGCGCGGCTCGTACTCGAAGGCGACCCGGTGGGCGGCCTTGCGGATGCCGTCCGCGCTGGCCCCGGCGGGAACCCGCCAGGCCTCCAGGACGCTCGCGCTGGCCTGCTTGCGCAGCAAAAGGGGCCACCTCCTCCTCCCCTCTTCCGGGGAGGAGGAGGAGGCCCTCCCGTGGTACCGGTCAGTCGCTAATGTAGTCCGGCATGCCGTCGGCGAGCCACTCCTCGACCGCCCGCGCCCCGGCCATCGGAGGGTCCTCCCCCAGCCACGCCGCGATCATGGGGTGAGACTCGTCAAGGTGCCACAGCATGGCCCTGCCTCGCGGCTTTTCCATCCTGACCAGGCCCGCGCGGGCCATCCGGGCCAGGCCGCAGGAGGCAGTCATGGGCGACACCCCCAGCTCCCGGGCGACGGCCCTGCCCGTCGGCGGGCGCAGGCTTCCCGCGAGCACCTCCAGCATGCTGAGCTCGTTCTTGGTCAGCAGTGCCCGCAGCCCGTCCTTGGCACGCTCGCTCATAGTTGCTCGTCAGGGTAGGCGGGCATGCCGCTGAGGTACTCCCCGAGGCTTTCGCCGACGGCCTCGATGACCCGCTGGGCGGCAGTCGGCGGATCCTTCTGGTCCCCTGGCTGCCACGGCACAGGAGGGCCAGGAATCACCAGTTCCCCGAGGGGCGGCTGGGATTCCACGGGAGCGAGCCCGGTGACGGTCAGGCCGCCCTGCATCCTGAGGGTGCCGGGCGGCAGGGACGGGTCGGCCTCTACTCGCAGCGTGCCAGGGGCCGCTGCCCTGGCTAGCACCCCTTCCCAGTCATAGGGCGGGAAGAGCAGGTCAGGGATGCCGGGCAGCACGGTCGCGGTGCCCTCCAGGGCGCTGGCGCCGCTGAGGGCGGCCTCCCCGTACTCCCTGGCGCGAACCGACATCATGGCCTCTGCCTCTAGCGGCAGGAGCGGCTCAGGGTCCGGCCGGGGCACCAGCACCGGCCAGGGGGGAGACCCGGCGGTCACGGCCACCGGGACGGTGGCCGTGCTGCTCGGCAGGTCCATGCGGACAGTGTGCCCGTCGTCGTCCGTGCTCACGGTCAGGGTACCCAGCAGGGACCGCAGGTGCGCCTCGGCGTCCTGGCGTACCGCCTCCTCGCGCCGGGCCAGGGCGCCGCGCCACGGCATCGCGGCCCAGAGGGCCGCCAGCCGCCTCGCCATCGCCTTCATCATGACTTCGCCCGGCAGTCCGGGCCCATGCGGGCGTCGCGGGATGCCTTGTCGGTCAGCAGCGTGCTGCACTTCCTGCACCGGTCGATGCTAGTTGAGAACAGCTCCTGGGACTCAGCCATCCCGTACTCATGAATGGCGAGCAGCGCCATCCGCTGCTCGGTGCTGGTCACCTTCTCCGTGCGCATCTTCTTGTCGGTGGGCCCGCCCAGCGCCCGGCGGACGAACGAGAATCCCTTCCAGTGGCCCTCCTCCTCGACCTTGACCCGCCAGAAATCCAGGTCGTTCATGCCGGTGCGGGACGGGGTGGCGTACCAGCCATCGGGAACGCCCCGCAAGGCCCGCAGTCCCGGCAGCGGCGGCTCGGGAGGCGGAGGGGCTTCCCTGGTCACCTCAGCATCCTCGCACCCGCGCAGGTACCGGCGCATTCTCTCGGCCTGCGGGACGGTCATGACGCCGTCCCGGGCGATCTCCATCATGCGAGGACTTAGCTGGTGCCGTTTGGAGTCCAGCAGGTCCCTGACCTCCTGGAAAAGTTCTCCGACTGGCCCGGTGCCACTTGCCGCCGCCTGCCTCATGCTTCCTCCCGGTCGCCTCGCTGGACCCCAGGATAGTAAGAAAGCCTGTATTGCGCAACCTAGGAGAGTCATCCTCCGGCAGGTGGCTTGAGGGGGCCGCAGTTCCTGGGGGCGTCCACCCTGGCGACGTAGCCCAGGAGCTGGGAGGCTTCGGGATTCGGCTTGCTCCTGGTGGCCAGCTGCACGAAGAAGCCCCATATCCGCTCGTCGCCGGCCCGGTACTCGTTGCCGGCCAGGCACCCCTGGTAGGCCTGCCGTGCCTGCGCCTGCGCCTGCCGCGCTAGCACTTGCGCTTGCGCCTGCTGCGCCTGCGCCTGCCGCGCCTGCTGCGCGACCACGGCGCTGGTGCTCGCCCACAGCAGGCCGAGCGTGATCCCCCCGCCCACGAGCGCGGCGCAGGTGACCCCGAGGACGATGATGAACAGGCGGTAGAGCCTCACCGCCCTGGTCAGCCTGGTGACCTCCCTGGCCGCCACGGCCGCCAGGCGGTCTTCCTCGGGCATCTCCGGGTGCTCGCTCATCGCTTCTCCTTCCCCACGTGGTCCACGAGCGGCAGGAGGATGGCGGCGAGGACCTTGTCCCCGGGATGAACCGGGAAGGCGGCCTCGGCGTCATGGCCCGTCATCTGCCGTAGCGCCTGCTTGAGCTCTGCCTTCTGGGGTGCCGTGATCCGCTCCTCGTAGAAGGCCTCCAGGAGCGCGTCCACGTGCGCCCTGGCCGGGTCCGGGCTGTGCAGCGCCCTGGCCACCCCCATGCCCACCTCCCTCCAGAAGACGTCGACCTTTGCCTCCAGCACCGCGATCCGGTCTAGCGTGGCGCCCAGTCCCTTGGTGCCGCGCTCGTCGAGCCGCGATACCTCCTCCCTGACTTCCCTGATGCGCTCCAGCGGCTGGATCAGCTCCGCGCGGATGACCTCCCGCACCTTCTTGTCCGCTTCCTGGTTGGAGTCCTTCTTGCGCGAGTAGGTGAAGGCGATGAACGCCAGCACCACTGAGGCTATCGCGGCCAGAAGCGACGCGAGGGCCTCGGCTTCGCCTCCCGTCACCGCTCGGCCTTCCTAGACGGTGAGCACGTCGTCATCCCAGTCATCCAGGTTGAGTCCCCTGCGCTCAAGTTCTGCCGCCTCATCCTCGTAGTGGGTTCCCTCCAGCCGCAGCAGGTCCAGGTTCCGGGCGCGGCTCCCGGCCCCCTCGCGGATCAGCTCGTCCGCCTCCGCCTTCGGCAGCGCGTCGGCCGTCTTGGACAGGTACTGCCGGGCTGCCGCCGCGATGTCGCCCCCTCCCGGCGCGCCGTCGCCGCTGAACTGCCGTGCGGAGGCCGACCGCTGGAACGACGCGATGACGTCGTCGAGCGATCCCTGCGGCTCGCCCGGCTCCACGGTGACCTCATCAGAGTCGGACCCGCCGCCAGACCACTGCTGCTGGCCGATTGCCTGTATCGACGGGTTGTCCGGCGACAGCGCCTCGTCCTGCGCCCCCGTCCCGGGCTCCTGGCCGACCGGAGAGGGGGGCCTGGCCTGCGGGGACTCCTCGCGGCCGAGGTCGCCCATCGAGGTGCCCGTGCGGGTTGCCCGGAAGAAGTCCCGGACTTTCCCGTACTGATCCGGAGCCGTCCGGACTGATCCGGCCGGACAACCGGACAACGCTCCTGGGTGCTCCTGCACGATCCAGGACGATCCTGAACGGTAAAGGACGGCCCCGAACTCGCCGAGGCCCGCGATCGCGGCGGGCGACTGGTTGTCCCGGCCGTCCCCGGCATTCTCCTCGCCGATAGTGCCGTCAGCGGCGGCCTGTGCCCGGACACCGCAGTGCGGGCACCCTGCACCATGCACGGCGGGGTCGCGGAATGCCGGGTCGCACGGCGGCTCCCCGCGCTCAGCCCCCTCCGCCCTGCCGCTCGCGTCACACCGGTAGCACTCGTGTCCTGTAGGGTGCTCGCCGGTCCCGCCACAGCAGCTGCACCCGCCGCAGTGCGCGTCGGCTGAGCCATCCAGGCCGCAGGCCAGGCATGACCCGTCCGTGGCTTCAGCGAAATCATGGGGGGCGTCCTGG